CTATTTTAAATATGAAGAGAATACTAATTTCTCTTTATCTTTATCATCAACTGTTACATATCCGTGTACATTAGGCGGATGCCCTGACCAACTGATGTAGATTTTATAGTAATATCTCGTACAATCAACATATTTACGTGTCACAATACAGACATATCCTTTATTCATGAAGTCTTCTAATACTGCAATACAAGAATCAAGTGACTTGTCAGTATCGCAAGACATTGATTGTGTCTTACGGTATGTTTCTGTTCTACCATTCATCTGTGCAGTTTCCCATATATCATTTACTAAGTCGTCATATAAGTCATCAAATATTTTACTTAATTGTGCATTAGACTGCTGCTGTGAATACTCTTTCATATCCACAGCATTGATTAATCCTTTTGTTTGTGCAAAATAATTCATTTATTTACCTGTACTTCCAATTCCGCCAGTTCTTTCCTCAGTAACTTCTTCTCTATCAGCAACCCCATAGAGAGTAAATACACCTTGACAAAACGCTTCTCCTTTTTTAATTTTTAATGTATTTGGACTACAATTCTTAATTTTTACAAAGATATGACCTTCGTTATCTGCAAAATAATAATCTTCATCAATAACGCCCGTTCCATTGCCAATCCATGCATCAGCTTTAATGCCAAGGCTACTTCTAATAAAAATAAACAATGTCCATCCTCTGAGGATCTTACATCTCATTCCTGTTGGAATAATGATTGCATCTCCTGATCTTACAACAAAATCCGCTGGTGCAATAAAGTCATGTCCTGCTGATCCCTTTGTTGCTCTGGCAGGATATTTTAAACTACCATAAATTGATTCTTCTGGATATTTGTGAAATTTCTCTTCCCAGTCCTGTATGAACTGGTCAAACGATACTTTCTCAAACTCTGCAACTTTCATTAATCCGCTTTCTGTTAATAATCCCATATATGTATTTCCTTTCCATTTTCTTTGTGCAATTTTCACAAAATTCAATATTTCGTTATCATGTTATGTAAACTATCGTTTACAAAGCATCAGAGGTAATCCGACTTCGTTATAATAAGAATCCTCAAAAGTCATTTCTGGTTCGTCTTTGTACTGTTCTTTTAATTTTTCAACCAACAGATCTTTCTGTTTTTTCACTTCATCTTCAGTGCCATGCACAATTAAAGTCACATTGCCGTCATATACACCGTCATTAAATGTTTCAACTTCAATCATGTATAACTGACGATCTGTGTTAAGACTTGACTTTTTAGCTGCCAGATATAGATAATCTTTTGGCAATTTATATTTCTTGAGTAGCTTGTCCACATCTTTAATGAAATCAAGTTTGTGTTTCACTTCTTTAATCTGCTTCTCTAAGTCTGTGTTTCCTACGTTTCTTTTATCGTTTTCAGTCATCATTACATTATTTGTACTCATAGTAAATTCTCCTTGCGTAGTTCATTTTCTGTGTATCGGCAATATTCATCCCATAATCCTTTAGCATGAATATAATTTTTGCCTTTCAATCCCATCTTCTTCTGTTCTGCTTTCAAGTCTTGGAATGTAAACTTGCGTGAGCATATCTTTTCTTTTAAGAATCTAGTTGCAATCTGCCCTACCTTATACATGTCCTCACGCTTCAAATTTGCAGTTAATTTCTTGTAGGTACTCAATTCATCATCTGGAATCTTATAAGGCGTTTTTGGTAAGTTTTTCGTTGAAAAAGGCGAGATGTATTTGTAAGTTCCATCATCACGAATTCTACTCTTCTGCGCCTTCAGTAACTCGGCAACCGTGTCCAGATATTTTACATCGAATCTAAATAGCACTTCTTTATCAGTTTCTTCTATACAATAGGGAATATCTTTGTCTATCTCTCGAATTGCCTTTATAACATTACGCCCTCTTATTAATGAGGGAATGTAAGCTACAAGGGTATATTCGCCTCTATGCTTGCCTTTTCCGTAGTAATATATCTGATTACCAAATGAGCATTTTATGTACAAATCATCAAAGCTAGGATCTATTAATCCTGCATCAGTTCTAGGAAAATCATTAGTATCCATGTTATATGCTGCTACAACACGATACTTTCCAAAATATTCTTTACGCTGTAAGAAATTAGCCGTAGTAATTCACTCCTTATTTAGTTGATTTTGATTTAGTTGTCTTAGGTGTAATACCTGTTGGCGGTGCATCATTTGTATTTTTGTATACATCACGCACCATCTTCTGAATTGTTCGCAGACTCAAGCCATATGAGAGCTGCAACTCAATAACCGCTTTGGAAAGTTCTTCCATTACTCTTCGTCCTCCTCGCCTGTAATAATGTCATCATTATCTTCATCAGACTTATCGTCTAATTCATCGATCTCATCATCAATTTCTTCTCGTTCCTGTTCGAGAAATTTAATCTTTTCTTCATTGTCATCAATCAATTCCTGAAGCCTAGCAATGTCAAGTTTGCGGATAAGGAATCCGCCTGCTACCATAGCGCCAAGAAATGCGCCAATAGCAACAGTTCCAAAATTGCAAAGCATAAACTGCCATAAGTGTAATTCAATCATCTGTATTCTCCTCTTCATCATCTGGATAATTTTGAATTTCAAACTCTTCCTCTAACTCAAACTGCCCAGAATCGTAATAACACGGATTGTTTAACTGAGCATCTGGGTTAGGTGGGTTATATTTAGGATTCATCGTCACATCCTCGATTTTCAAGGATCTCTGTGCGAATATCTCTGTCTTTTCTTTTTGATGCTACTAAATCAGCAATATGCATATCCCATAAGTTATGATATTTTTTTGATCCAAAGCGTTTTGCCCATTTTGTTTCTGTTTTAGTATTGTTAGGTTTCCACTGGAACGGTAACATGTGATAGTTAATATAGAAAGCAATGTCTCCTATATTGTGATTTACAAATAAAGAATACTGATTTGCAACCTCATAAACTAACATCATATATGCCCCAATATTTTCGTGTCCGTAATAGTGCGCCACACCATCTTCATCGAATGTCTGAGTATATAATTTACCCATATCATGATATTTTGTAGCCACTAACACTGAATAATCGTTATGAATCTTTTTTGAAAAATCATAGGCATCTGTCATATGTTTTCCAAGAGATTCCATATGATACGGATTCTTCTGGTCAAAATCGTTATACTCTTCTGGAACCCATGTCTTTTCAAGTCTATAGTTATACTTGTCTTTATTGTGAATATGATTAACAAATTTAATTTCATCCCATCCTTCTTCAAGGAATGGAATCTGGAATTTTCTTGCTTGTTTGTCAATTACATATCCTGGAACTGGATGTTCTCTGTCAATGTTATCTTTTTTACATTCACCAATTGGTTTTACGATGACCACACAAACCTTCTCGCAATCAATACCTTTAATTACGTTGAGAATAGATCGTCTTGACTTCATAGTAATATTCGTTGCTTCAGCTACAACGTCAATACCATTTTTAAGATATTTAACGATTAGACTATGAAATGTCTGAAATACTTCTTTATTTTTGGACTGATCTTCTACTCTTCCGCATATATTAGCCCTAATACCATCTGTTGATATGGTGATAACTTCATTGCCACTGTCTTGTGAAACAGTGTTTATGTATTGTGATTTGCCTGATGCGGATAAACCACATAATAGTGTAAGTCTTGGTTTTCTTTCGCTCATGATTCTCCTTTCGTATAATTAAAGTCAAATTTTATTTCTTGTATTCAAGTGTCATTTTGTGATGTTCGCTAAAACAAATTGTTTGATACCTTAATGCTCCAATCCTACTAATGTATGATCCTTCATATGGCTTGTCTACGGTTTGCTCCATACTAACTTTGTTATGACCTGCATTTGAAAGGAACGTATTGACCTGAGCATTTCTTTTAGTACATGCACCACACAAACATAACTGTTTGATTTCTATAGAATTTGGTTTATTAGAGCAGAATCTACTAAAATACCCATTTGTTTCTACGAATGGCAAGACAACATCATAATGTTCATCGGTACATTCGCAGCCGCAGAAGTCACAATAATATTCTTCAACTTCTTTCACTTCTGTTCTCTTCATTAGCACCCTCCACATTACACACTCCAATTTTATTTAACTGTGTAAAAATATCTTCATACACTTCGTGATTCACTACTTCCATAATATCTTTGACCATTTTATTTATTTGAATAACATTTCCACTAAATGAATTCCCTGTAGCTTTGATTTCATATCGATAAAGATTTGGGCTAACTGGTTTAACGATAAAATAATTATCAAATACAGATCCTTTTGGGACTAATGTATAATCACCAGACCAAAAACCATTATCAATATACACGTCTTCACTTGCGCTTTTTAAACGGCAGTCCCGATAATTCTTGCCTTTAATATAACTTTTAAGCTTTTCTAAATCTTCCAATTTAACGCATCGATATCTACCAGTCTCTTCGTCTCGCACTTTCCCATATTTCTTCACACGAAGAGTTACACCATCTGTAACTCTGTAAACATCTTCGTATTCCGATTTAATAATCTCTTCCATATTTCTCCTTTCTGTGCTATAATAAATTTGCACATGAATCAAAAGTTATTTGAGAACGATGTAATTTTGTATACGAGATACCACTTTTAACTGAGGTGGTATCTTTTTTGTATACAAAACATTTATTTTATGAATCCTGTTTTACTGGAATCCATTCAGTAATTGTGATTGTATGTTCTTTCACTTCATACGGTTGTTTAGGATACCAATTACTTCCATCGTTATAGTCCCAATATTCGATTGCATAATATTTATATCTTAAGCACACAATCGTTCTGATTTTTGAATAAACATCATAAGAACAGACAGTTTCCTGATCTACAATTAATTTCCCAGTATTTACTAACTTCGCAAGGTCACCATTAGTGAGGGGTTTGTGGGAGGATAATTTATCAAACATAATGTCTTCAAAATTTTCTTCATAATAATCAGCATCATCCCATTTTGTTTTATCTGTGATCATTATTCTGTCTCCTTTTGTCAAATAATTATGATTGATCCATTTCTTTAACTTATCATTTGCATTCATGAGTCCACTCTCTCTACTAGTACATCTGATCTAAATGTACATACTGGACGAATGTTAAAAGACTCCGCACAATAACATTGTTTGACAACTCCACATGTATCAACAGCACAAATAGCTGAACGATTTTCTTCTGATACGGCAGTTAATAATACCCATTCAATATGACCTGGAAATTTTGTTGGGTACTCTAAGTATTCTCTGTATAGTCTATATTCGTCTAAAGTTAGTAAAGAAACTTTATCAATACTTATTTCATTCGCCATTGTTCCATCAAGTGCCATTAAATCACGTTCCATATACTGCAACACATCATGATGACAATTATCTTCAATTTCACATCCGATATATTGTAAATCGTGACGAAGACGACTAGGTTCCCATTTGTTACAATATGTGTCGAATGGCTTCGTATCACCCAAAAAATCTTTCATAATGCAAAAACAAGTTTGAGCATATTTAAACTGATTTAATACGATCCATTCATACCCTGCTACCTTAAAGGTATCACCAGCATTTAATGTTTGAAGCTCTATTTTTTCTGAGGTACAATCATTTTCTTCCGACTTCATCATATCTTTATCTTCAATTACTTTTACGACCGCCTTGGCAATGTCATAAATATCTTCTTTATCTAACGTCAAGTTTTCTCTCCTTTACAAATTCTCTGTATTTCTTTGTATACTCATAAGAATCTTTGAATACATTACAGATACCGTTATACATTCTTGGCTCAAATTGTTTTACAATATCAAATTCGTTTTGATAATCTTTACCAAATGGACACCCACAACAGCCTGTCCTTTTTAACCCATATCTGCTATAACAATCCGAGTGACTAATCTTAAAATATGCACAATATTCTGATTTGTCGCTATCCAAATACCAAAAGATTGGTCTGTATTGATCACACTGCCCGACTTTTTCATCAAAACAGCTTTTATATCTTGATGCCCTTACTCCGCCTTCGGCTTTCCGAACACCTATAATACTTAGATCGTATCCATTGTCTTTTATTGCTTTATGAGATACATCTTTCTTAGCATAGTTGCAACACTTCCCAGAAATCTTAAATTGCGGTGGGTTCTGGACTATAAATTCTTTTAAAAATCTGTTATAGTTAATGTTAAAACTACTCAATCTTTTGCCATTATTTAACGTACCGTGTGAATCACACCACCACATAAGAGCAGATTTGCACTTCGGATACTTCTGATATAAATCATCAAATGGTTTGTCTTCCCATTGGAATCCGTGGCTTTGCAATCTATACATCATTTCGCTTACATACTTGGACATGAATGGTTGCCCATAAATCTTACATGATAATGGAATTGCTTTGATTGCTTTCTGTCGGACAATCTCAATACCATATTTGCTTTCAAGATATTTCAGATGATCTTTAGTTGCTTGATATTCTAAACCAGTATCAAACCACATGTAATCAACCTTGTTATGTACGTCACATTTCCAGATAATGTCTAACATTACATCACTGTCAGCTCCACCAGAAATTGAGCATAAAATCTTTTTATAATCAGTTCTGTTTATAATTGTCCATGCCCGAATCATGTTGTCACAAATTGTCTTGTTTGCAGGGCATGTATCTAATAATTCATCAATATTCTTAGGTTTCTTAACCAAATGTACTTCCTCACGAAAATTTATTTCGTTTTCCGTGAGGTAAAGCCATACTTGGTGAGTGTCTTTTTACATCACTATCACATTACTTTTTCGATACAATCTAACCAACGATCCGTTGAATCATATCTTCGTGAAAACCTTTATGTTCTAAAGGTAATTAGCACAGATGGTTGAAGCCTAACCAATCGGCAGCACAGCGTCTCCGATATATTTCATATCTAAGATTTTGCAATCTTTCATTGGATGATCTGGATTCTCATTGTTATAATCTCTTACAAACATATCGAGCCAAAAATCAGAATACTCGTTATCATCTTTTGAGTTGAATACCGCATATCTGTATGCATTTTTATAGTTTCCTTTTGCTGTAAAATATGCTAGTTTGATTTGATATACTGGCAATTCTATTCTTGTTTTGATAAAGTTCTTTGGATGTGTATCACGTAGTTTAGATCGTAATTCTTCATCAAAAATTTCAACTGTATCAATTCCTGTTCTGATACCACATTCACCAAAAAATCGGTTAGGATGCACTGCTTTTCACCACCTTTCTGTTGTTTGACTTTACAATATAATTTCATGACCACACTGTGGGCAGAAAATATATTTCTTAAATCCTACGCGATATCTTATACCATCATATTTGATATCAGATATGTCGAATCTTAACGTGGCACCACATCCATCACATTCAACTTTTTGTTTAGTGCCTTCTTTTAAAATCTTAATCATCTTTCTCTACCTCAAATCATTTTCATCTACTTCAACTGCTATTAGATGTTTGCACTGTGGGCAAATGATATAGTTTGGTGGTGTAGCACTTAAAAGTATTAAATTAAATGATCTCACTCCTCCGCTTCTTATATCATCTTTCTCATAACTCAATTCCGCACCACAATTTTCGCAAGTGCATTGTTTTCGTGTTCCTCTTTCTAAAATTTCAATCATTTACCAATCTCTCCCCATCGTGGTGTAACAGAAAATAAGCTAAAACTTGGGCAATTGTCATCATATGTAATAGAAGAAATTGTCCATCCTTTGATCAACTCTTCAGCGTAATCAAGATCATCTCCTTCATAATATAATCTGTCATACTCGTATACTGCGTTGTCACTATTCAACCAATTAATGATAATCTCTATCAACATATTGAAAGATGGTTTCATAATATCTCCAGACAATACAATATCCCACTGTTTCATATGTTCTTCATCTAAAGCATCATCATCTCTGTTTTTTGTCGGTATCCATCCAAAGTATAACTTTCCGTCTACTTCTTTAATTCCACGTAATTTATCTGCTGTTTCTCCATAAATATCAACAATGAATCTCAATGTCTTTTCCAACGTCCCATTAAATGTATCTTTTAGACTTCCTGATACCATGAAAGGTTTATCGTTCGTGAACATACGCTTACCACCCCTTTCGCAAATTAAATATTTCTTTTATGTAACTAATCATAAATTTGGAATGAATAGTTTTTCAGTTGCCTTTTGCCCGTTTGTACGATTAGCGTCTTGACACACTGTGCGTTCTTTTTGCCAAATGCATTTAAATTCTTCACTTGGCATATCGTATTCGCTAATAATAACAAAATTATTTTGCGCAATGTCGTGACAAAAATCATAAAAATGATCATAATCCATACAACTTTTAGCGTAATTGCTTGTGCCTTTGTATGGCGGATCCAGATATAATAAGCAATTTTTTACATCCTTGAAATAGTTATAGTCACATGACATAAAAGAAATATTCTTTAATGAAATCGCTTGTTTTCGTAAATTAATCACTCTCTCATAATACATATTTCTTTTTCCAGTCTTAACTTGTCCGAACCCGCCATTGAAGTATTTCCCTCCAAAGCTTGCACAGTATCCAATCAAAGCAGTGTATTCTTTAGAATATTTATCTCCTCCTGCTTTGCGATTTTCTCTAACTTCAACATAATGTTCCTTCGAACAAATTTCTGGAGCAATTGGAATCGTTGGATTTTCTTGAACGTATTTCAGCAATGCAATCAATTCATCATTAATGTCTGCGCCAATTTTGTTTTTACATTGAATCTTATCAATAATATTGGCTCCGCCAACAAATGGCTCTATGTATGTTTCAATATTGTTATCATCAATATATTTCTGAATAATCGGTACAATATATTTTGCAATTCTATTTTTACTTCCTTGATATACTATTTTTCTTTACCAGAAAGCCCATATGGTTTACAGTAGCTACACTCTCATTTTCCTTTCTGGTTTATTATTTAATTAAAGTCATCAATTAGCAAATTCTCACAACTCCAAATTCGTATAATCCTACACCATCCTCAAGTGCAATAGTGTCATGTTCTGTCGTAGTAATAAATTCATTATCTATGCCAACAACTGGCGTATCATCTGAATATTTTTCTAACTCTTTTTTAAGCTGTCCAATTGTTATATAATTTGGTTCTTCCATTACAATCTCACGCCTACTTATCTGCTAATTCTTTTACTCTGTCGGTAAATGTAACCGCTGCCACATGTGTTCCCATATAAGCATCAAGGGATTCGCCAATTAAGTTATACCCTTCATCGACAAGAACATGATCATGATTCATTCCATGACAACGACCATTCTTGAATTCTTCTACTGTCATAGGCACTGGAATAATCAGATTAAGGTCTTTTGCTTTGTCTAATAACAGTTTTGTCTGCAATTTGTTCTGCACCATGATTGGATATTGTGTTGTTGCACTTGTGTAAAGCAACTGTGTTGTTTTGCCTGTTCCTCTGTCTTTCATAATCAGTGTTGTTGGTTTATTTGTTATCATAGTTTACAATTTCCTTCTATATAAAATATCTCTGAAGTTTATCTTTGAATCTTAGTGGACTATCAACAATGAGCTGTGAATACTGAAAGTGTCTTAAAAAATTCATAACAGTTCTAGCATCTGCACCGCTTAAAGGAATAAATTTTACATACTCTGGTCTCCCAGCAATACATACAACTGCCCACGAACGTTCTGAATCATGAAATCCAACGTCAACTGCTACATCTGTGATCTGGTTGTACATCTTCTTCATTTCTTCATTCTGCTGTGTTGAAATCTGACACTGATGAGCTGCATCATTACAATTGTTTTTGGCAAATCTTAATTCAATAGTGCTTTCATTAATTTCATTTTTTAAGGCATCAATATCTGGTTGTAGGATTTCTAGCAACCATTTTCTAATTTTCTCTTTTAATTTCTGGAACAATTAACTCTCCTTTTATATTTCACACGATCCATTTAATCCATATGGTTTATAACACAAACCACTGACCCAAGCCCAGTTATCGTCTTTGTATATGAGGAATTCAACTGTTTCAAAATCACAATAACTGTCACTATCTTTGTCTTCACGAACTGCATATACAGTGATTGGCTTCTTAGGTGTTGGAGACCTGCCAATTTCTTGTATTTTAAACATCTGAATCACCTCTAAATATCTCTTCTGGCATAGTAAATGATGGATTATTATTTACAAACTCCATATAATATTGATCTAATGCATATTCATTTTCTTCGCTTTCATTATCATAGAAACAAAATAGTCCCAAACGTATAGCTTCAAGATGGAATAAAAATTCTTCTTTCGAAAATTCCCCTCGACACACCCTTTGTTGTAATTCATTTCTTATAATAGGCAGACGATTTTGACGAATGCCTCTGCTTTTGCTTAATTCACATTGCTTGTATACAAAACATAAATGCATCGAATTCATATTTTTGATATATCTCATTACACCATTTATATCTGTCCACACATTGTTGTCCCATACCCCTTTTCGTTCCATGTAATCATCAAACATCTAAATCCTTTCTAATTCCACTCAAAATCCATTCAATTACTGGCTCTGTCCACCCATTGCCCATCAGACTACATCGTTTTGAATAACTTAAATTTCTATTGCCAATTTTAATATTTGTGTAATTATCAGGTAGTCCTTGTAATCTCTCATACTCAATTGCCGTTAATTTTCTTGGCGCACCATGATCCAAAACTTTCTTTTCTTGATATCCACCATTTATACAAGTCAGTGTGCAACATTTGAACTCTGGGTTGTATATTCTGCGATTCATTTCGAAAGTATTGACTTTTAGTTCGCCACAGACACGTTTGTCCATATCTAATATTTCAAATGGTTTGTTATAAAAATACTTTTGTGGTACATCCGACTCCATAATATCCTTCAGTACCAATGAATTTTGCCTTGTTGGCAACGAATTAAGTGGAATATTTGTCCAATAATACCTTTCTCTTGACTGAGCACTGAATAATGCCGAATCAATCAAGATCGGATCAACACCAATGCATTCAGTCATTTCTTGCAAATCATCATCTTGTGACGGAATCACATTTTCAAACATAAACCATTTAGGTTTTATAATCTTTAATGCCTCAACAGCTTTATAGAAAATCCCAGATTTCCCATTCAATCCAGCATTTACGCTTTTATCTTCAATTCGTACTCTTGATAGACTCTGACAGCATGTACCTGCTAGAATCAGATCAAATCCTTCAAACTGCATAAAATCTGCTTTATACAAATCCCCATGATATATAATAAATGGAAAATGATACGATGAAACCGCAATGGCTTCTGGTAGAATTTCATATGTATGATATTCTTCAATTGGAATATCAAGTTGCTGTAAAGCATATAATCCTGTTTCTACACCGCCACATAAACTCAAAACTCTTAAACCTCTTGAAGTTTTGTTTTTATTTTCTGTCATTTAAACCTTGTATTTACAAGGCAGCGCACTGCGTTTTACCTAGGATTACTTGATAAAACCTTTCTTATGTATTTGTTTTTTGTATTGTTTTACCTACAGAAATTGAAACGTAGATAAAAACAAAATTTTAAAGTCATCATATGGAAGAAATAAGACATGTCTAATCTATAGATATTTCTCCTCGAATAGTCATCAGAAATGTAACTAGAAATGTTACATTATTATATATTTATTAGTATTACGGCAACTCCTAAAACAAAGAATCCCATTAAGTATGCCAATACTGCTGATTTAAACCAGAAAGAGATGTGCTTGTCAATCTCTTTCTCATGTTTGAAGAATAAAATATTACATATAGTAGCTGAAATGACACACCAGCCAATCAGTATCCATTCAATTATGCTCAGTACCATAATTATTACTTTGAATATACCTCTACACCAACCTTCCTTAATATTTAATCAAAAATAAAAATCCAATTGAAATATACATGAAACTCAAATACCAAGGTTGCTCTTGTGGAAATACACTATACAATGGCTCGATAAATTTGTTTTTTACACTTAATACAATTGCAATGATTAGATACACTGCAAAGCCTACAAGCCCAATTGCTCCAAGCGTCAATGCCAACTTTTCACAAATATTGCAGATCAATGTCATCTGCATGATTTTTCTCCTACTCTTTTAAATCTGTATTTCTGTTCCACATCAGGGTATTTCTCGTGATCAACTTCACTCAGAAACATTTCTACTGGTCTAGCGTAAATATTGAAATCACCATACATTGCCTGATAAATTACCAGTTTCTCATTTGTTTCTGTATGTGTTGCAAGGTCAATTACTCTGTAGAAATGTCCTTTGAAATGTTTGCAAATATCGTCTTTCTTTGGTAAATCTCTGTTATTCATGAATATCTCCTTTCTAAAGTGTCTCCCACCATAGATCGTGTACTTTCTTATAGCCACCTCGACTTGACACATCTAATACTCTGCGAACTTTCTTGTTAGACAGTCTCTTATGAAATCTGTAATCATCCCAATTGCTGATATATAACCTTTTATAATAAGGTTTCTTACGAGGTATTTCATAGAATCCACAATAATACTTGTCTACATATTGCACAGGTTCAGGATACCCACCGATATTTTTAAGTCTCGCTAACCTTTGATGATAACTCTTCCTACGATTTCTTTTCTTTAACATTGTCTTACGATTCTGCTGAAATTTTGTAGGAACATATTGTAAAAAGTCCGTATCCTGTGGACAATCTTTTGATTTTGGCATAATTAGCACACTCCTTTCTATAGTGGAATAAAAGTGGAATTTTATTGCTATATTTAATGTGAAAAATCCCTTATATTTCAACGATTTTCTTATGTTTATTTTAATAATTTTGACAAAAGTGTTTTATTTCACTCATTTTCATCGTGTTCTTCTGTCATGGACAGATTATCCGAAGTGCCTTTCCATAAGACCACCACATTTCTTTCTAATGATTTTTGTACATCAACCACTCTCTGATTTGTTGATCCTGCCCACGGATAAGACATGTCTTTCAATTCGTCTACATACTGTCCGTCTACGAGGACATCTATGTAAGGAAGAATCTCAAGTCTGCAATCGTACATAAGGTGGCTTGTTCTACGTCTTCGAGAGAACTCAGCTAAGTCCAAACCAATATCTTCTGCTTTATTCCCTGTATATAGCCAGATTTTTTTGTCTGGCATAAACTCTTTGACAAATTTGCATATTGCAGAAACACCATCTCTATTCTCTTTTGCTAAAGGTTCTCCGCCAAGAATACTTAATCTTGTATATTGCGGATTAGTTAGTGGACGTAACAATTCCAACACATCCCACGTTGTTAATTCTTTACCACCATTGAAATCCCATGTTTCTTTATTGAAACAGTTCTTACAATGGAAGTGGCATCCTTGAACGAAGAGGGCTACGCCAAGCCCTTCTCCGTTGCTAATGTCCATTTTTCTTATTGAAGCGTATCTCATCTATTCAGCTCCTTATCATCTAAGTGGTAAACTCGATCATGGATATCCCCATATCTTCCCTGATTGCCTCCATTCTTAGAAGTCCCAATGTAACCACAGCATCTGAATGCAATATCCATAGTAGAACCATCTTCATTTCCGCACTGAGGGCATCTCCATTTCAAAATACCATCTTCATCAACTAATGGAATATCTCCAGAGTATCCACATTTTTCACAATAACAACTCTTTGTATTAATTTCTGCATACATAATATGATTGTACATATATTTAATTACTTCCAATAAAGCACTTACATTATGTTCCATATTAGGAGTTTCAATATAACTTATTGCCCCTCCTGGACTAAGTTTCTGGAATTTTGCTTCAATACGAAGCTTGTCAAAGGCATCAATTTCTTCAAACACAGGAATATGATAGCTGTTTGTAATGTAATTTCTATCTTTGCCATCAATTTTTTCAAACACATCATTGCCAAATCGTTTCTTTAAACATTTGGCAAATTTATATGTTGTAGACTCTAAAGGTGTACCGTAAATACTGTAATCAATGTTTTCTTCATTCTTCCACTGCTCACATTTGTCATTCATTCGTTTCATGATTTCTAATCCAAATTTTTCACCAACTCCACCATCTGAATGAGAATGCCCAGTCATATATTTGACACATTCATATAATCCTGCATAGCCTAATGAAATAGTTGAGTATCCATCAAATAATAATGGATCAATTACCTCATGTTTTTTCAGTCTACTATATGCTCCATACTGCCAAAGAACAGGTGCTACATCCGACTTTGTGCCAAGGAGACGTTTATGTCTTTCTTTAAGTGCTTTATGACATAATTCTGTTCGTTCATCAAACAATGCCCAAAATTCATCCATATTCTTTTTAGAAGACAATGCGATATCTGGAAGAGATAATGTAACGACTCCTTGGTTAAATCTGCCATAATATTTATGCTGTTTAGGGTCATAATTTTTTGCGTGTGCAATATTGCCAATTCCTTTGTCTGTGAAACGATCAGGTGTTAAGAACGACCTGCATCCCATGCAAGTATAAACATCTCCTTTTAGCTCTTTCATAACCTTTTCAGATATATAGTCTGGAACCAATCTTTTTGCAGAACATTTTGCTGCTAATTTTGTCAGGTACCAATACTCTGTAGATTCATCGCAATTATCGTCTTCTAGGACATAAATTAATTTTGGAAATGCTGGTGCAACAAATACACCATCTTCATTTTTAACTCCTTCATCTCTTTGTCTAATCATCTCTTCAATCAATAAAGCCAAATCTTTTTTCTCTTGCGGTGTTTTGGCTTCATTCAGATACATAAAAATGGAAATAAATGGAGATTGTCCGTTAGTCGTCATAAGCGTGATCAGCTGATATTGTATAATTTGTATACCTTTTTTGACTTCTTCATACAATCTATTGGCTACAATTTTTTCAATATGTTGCTCTTTGTATGGAATATCAACATGCGCCCATTCTAATTCAACTTCAGATCTAATTTTCTTTCTACTCACATCCACAAATGGTGCTAAATGTGCCAAAGAAATACTCTGTCCGCCATACTGAGAACTAGCTACTTGTGCAATGCCTTGAGTCGTAATATTGCAAGCAGTTGAAAATGAATGTGGCTTTTCAATTAATACCTCGCTAATTACTGTGCCATTCTGAAGCATGTCTTCAATATTTAACAATCCACAATTATGCATTTTCTGTAAAAAATAATCTCTGTCATGAAAATGAATGATACCTTCCTTATGTGCTTGAACAATTTCTGGTGGAAGTAAATAGCGTTCTGTCGCATCTTCGCTAACGATACCAGCAATATAATCTCTTTTTGTTGGATTTAATACAGAGTTTTTATTTGCATTTTCATCTTTAATTTCTTCGTTGGCATCCTCAATAAGCCCAAGAACTTCGCTGTCAATAGAGTCATAATTCTCTCTCTGGAACTCACGAACACTGCGATAACCTTCATAAGCTTTAGCAGTTAATTCCTGCCCTTTCTCAACAAGTTTCTTAAATACCATTGCTTCAATTGTAGAAATGTCAATTTCTTCTGGTAATTTACTGCAATCATTTTCGATTTCTCTTGCGATTTGTTTTGCAATATCTTCCTTAATTAACCCAGATCCATTTTTCATTGCTTTCATAATCGCTGTGTAAATTTTGGTCTTGTCGAAATCTACAACAGTACAATCTCTTTTAATTACTTTCAATAAAAGACCTCCAATAAATTATGTAATAATATCATCATCTATATGTAACGCACCCGTCTCCTGCTTTCTTACAGTTCAACGTATATCGTGCATCGTTACCATCACCATCAATCTTTTCGGTTGATACGCTCTCAATCATCATTGTCTTACCTGTTTCTACATCCTTAACAAGTACCTCTTTTTCTATGTGTAGTTTAGAAACTAAATTCCTAAGCTGATTAATTGTTCTGATCAACTTCCTTTGTTGTCGCTCCTTCCGTGTCTCTAATCTGTCTTTTGAATCTCTCTAGCTCAGCCATAATATTCAGACAAGTCATAGACAAACTTCCTTCATTATTAATAACTGCATCGCATAAATCATAAGCTTCTTCAAAAGCAGATTCGTCTTTTTTCATTCTTTCATCAATTGCATCACTTGTATCTCCACGATCTTTCATTCTCTGAATACGTGTAGAACTTGGTGTATCAATACATAATGCCAAGATATGTTTCTTATGATAATTTTCTTTTAGCTGTTTTAATCCTGGAACATCAACTACATATACATCTGCATCATCACACTGACTTTCTGTAGCACAATACCAATTGCCAGTATAATGATTCTCTGCAACCTTGCCTGTAATTCTGGAATACTGGGCTAGATTTACATATGTATGATCATCAAGTTTGTCTGCTCTCTTCTCTCTGGTTGTATATGATCGTAGATATTTCAGACCGTAAATGTCTTCCAGATACTTCGCTGAGACACTTTTGCCTGCTCCAGATCGTCCAACCAGAGCGATTAAAACATTACTTTTATCTCCTACCATCTCTATAAGTCCTTTTCTAATTTCTTGATTCTTCTGTTGATTTTTGTTACGATTTTGCCGTTATCTTTGCCTCTAGCGATTAAGACGGCTTTTCTATCCTTTAATAAATTTAACTGCTCTAATTTTGTCATATACTCATTTTCTCCTTATACTATATTTTAGTTTTATACATCATCAATCCATGAACGATGCCACCACATAGAAGGCGATCGCCATTAATACAATTGCTACAATTACTACTACTCCAATTGGTATTACAATATTTGCTATCATCCAAAACGCAAATGCAAATACACCAACAGATATGAATGTTGCAATAAACCAGACGATGGTCAGTACAATCATCGACAAGAAAAATTTTAAGATTTTCTTTATGATATTAAATCACCTACCTTATGGTATTTCGTTATAAATTTTACTCACATCATCCAACAACTCTTTTGGCAAATATCTTTCTAAAAGCTCATTCGAATTATCAAGTGTTTTCTTATAGAAATCTTCTGCGATACCACCGCCAATAGCAGCAATCGTATCTGTGTCACATGGCAAAGACAATACATTTCTTAAGAATGATTCATAATCTTCGCTCTCTAAGAAACATCTGATTGCCACAGGAACACTATCTTGAACTGTCGCAGACCAAACATAATTCTTTCTATAATCATCGAGTGGTCGATCAACACCATATGTATATTGACTGGATGGATAACTTTTTAATGCATATTGATAAATTTCTTCTTTTGATTTACCCCATAGCGCCATAAAAGAACAGCCTGTTACAATCGATGCACCTTTGTAAGATTCCACATGACGATGAGTTTTCTCACATGTCCATTGTGCTAAATCTATGTAATAACTCAATACGTCTGGACGATCAGCAAACCCATTAAAATACATTGTGATAGGCGAAATTCTCATGGCACATCCATTGCCAAAGCTTTCATTAACACGACTGCCATCATCGTGTAACCAGTCTTCGAACATTGCGCCATATCCCGTACCAGGATATTTCTTGCCATATTCTAAGTAGAACTCCCAAGGTTCTTTGTTATGCTTGTGTTCATCGTCATCATCTAACAACCACATACCTGTTGCAATACTGAGAACTGTATCATCTGTGTATTTACATTTATCTGTAAACAATTCACAGTTCTTCCAATCTAAATCGTGAGATCTGCGGAACTCATATTGAGAACCGCAAATATCTCCTAGAATCGCTCCAATCAAAGCCATTTAATCACCTACCTGTTAAAGATGTTTTCTAAAATTGTAAGAATTATTGCGATAATCCATTTTGTTTTCGTTGGAACAATTAGCGGATTTACCACAACAAAATGTAACAACCAAATAAACAAATTTACGATTGCAAAATTGACAGCAATTACAACCATTAATCCTAAGATTGTACCTAAGATTGTTCCTGCATGATATTTGTCTTCAACAAATAGTGAAGTTAATAATTTCTTCATTCGCATAATCTACTTTCCTTTCAATCCCATTTCCATATACAATTCATCTATTGCATTTCCTTTTCTCTGGAGGCAACTATAAATTTTCTCATCAATCGTATGTTTGCCTTGTAGAATAATATATGTGCATTTATTTTCTTGCCCAATTCTATGTATTCGATCTTGGCTCTGGCGATACTCTTCATAACTGAAACTTAACGAATAGTAAATATTGTAAGTACAATTTACAAATGTCAAACCTTTACCAAGAAGCTTTGGGTGCACAAATAATTTCTGAATTTTGCCAGCTTTGAATTTCCGAATAATATCATCACGATCTTTATTCTTAGATGTGAGGGCAACACCATTATACTTTTCAGCCAGACGTTCAATCTCATGCTGGAATTGACACCATATAATAATCGGCTTATCTCCAATTTCTTCAAATGATTGCTCTAAAACCTTGTCTTTGTTCGTTTCAAAATCATCAATACTACCTTCTTTATTGATAACAAAACCACTGACAATTTCTCGCAACTTCATAAGCTTTGCAGTAAATTCAAATTTAGACCATTCATTGATATTGTCCTTGATGTTTTTAACCATATTGTTATAATGTCGTTTTTGTTCGCTGCCAAGATCAAACTCTTTAATTTGAAATACTTTAGGTGGAAGGTCTACGCAATCTTCTTTTTTCAAGAATACAGACTTCTCTCTCAAACGATTAAAATATGCTTCTTTATTCTCCTGTGTCTGATACCATCTATGAGGATTCTGCATATCCTGTGTAAAATAGTGAGCTTGGAATCCAAAAAAATTATTACCAAATACATCTGCGTCAACAAATTTCATCTGTGGGAATATCTCTGAATTATGGTTTGGTGTTGGTGTTCCGCTTAAAACGAATCTATGAGGAATCACATCAATCAATTGCAATAGTTCATTCGTAATCTGAGCACCCATGTTCTTCATTACTTGGCTTTCATCAACGATAACGCATTGAAAATCCATTGCTAAAATCTTCTTTTTCAAAATCTTAAAGCTCTCATAATTCATCACATAAACATCTGAGTCAATATCCATTGCATCAAATCTCTTTTTACTTGACGTAGCCCAACAATTCGTAATTTCTAATTCTGGATAGAATTTCTTACAATCATCAACCCATGCAGTTTCAATAACTGATAGAGGACAAAGAATCAATGTTTTCCCGTAATGTTTTGCGATTTCAAGACCCATCAATGTCTTTCCTGTACCAGTATCAGCAAAAATACCATAACTGCCTTCATTCAATGCTTTATTCACAATATCTTTTTGATATTTCCTCAGATGTGGAGAAAGTTCGTAATGAACAATCTCCTTCTTTGGAACTTCAATATTGGTATCAATTAGACCATATTGCTGTAGTTTAGTGATCGCAGAATCAGGGAATTCCCACTTTCCTGCTCTAAATTTTCGTCCTTCAATCGTTCTAATATATGGAATTTTCTCTACTGGGACTTCTAAAGCTACCAATTACTCACCTACTTCTGCTTTTGCAGCATCTTTAAGTTTTTTAATTTCTGATTTTTTCATACCTAAAGCATTTAACTGCGCCTCTAATTCTTTAATTTCTGTACGAATATCTTTCTTTTTCTTTGTTAAAACTTTCTTTTCTTCTTTGGCTGCTTTTGCTTTAGCACTCTGTTCTTTACCAATCAGCAACTGCTCATTAAAACGATCTTTCATTGCTTCAATAGAATCATCTGTTTCAAACATTGAATCATCCCATAGGTCAAAGCGTTTTTCATTTGCTAAATCATAGAATTCTTTATTAAGTTCAATACCAATTGCATTTCTACTATTTTCAATGGCAACTTTGTTAACAGTTCCTGCGCCAGCAAATGGATCTAAAATTGTATCACCTGGGCAAGACCAAAGTTTAATACAGCGTTTAACTAATTCTTCAGCGAACGGGGTTGTATGTCCGATACCTGAATTACTGATGTTCCATACACCATCTGCCCAATCAGCCCATTCTGCCAATGTAATATCGGATGCTTTGATTAATTCACAATCTCCTGCTTTCTTATACACGTAAACAAATCCAACATTAGCTGCAAGAATTGTATCTCTTGCTTTCATGTTTCTGTAATACAGATTTCCCTGCGCTAACATGGCTCTCTGTGCAGAATATTTTCTCCAAAATGCTTTTGTCCAAAGTGAAAAATTATTATCTAAGAAAATCTGATTAATGGAACCAGTTAAGCTTTCCTGACCCATTTTGTTGTCTCTTCCAATGGTGTAATTGTAATCTTCAAACTGCATAATGAATTTGCCACCTGGCTTTAAAACTCTTTCACATTCTGCGATGACAAGCCCTAACAAATAATAATATTCTTCATAGCTTTCACAGTTTGATAAATCGCTTGGATCATTGCTATAAACTCTAAGATTATGATATGGCGGAGATGTAATTACCATATCTACAGTCTCTGCATCCATCTTCTTTAATTCTTTTAAACAATCACCATTAATCCAGTTATTAAATAATTTCATATGTAACTCCTTAATATATTTTTTCATCAAAGATTAATTTTATCTATTCTACGATCATCCAGTCTTCAGCCAACACATCTGTCTGACTTGCGAGCCAAGGAACTACATTCCCCTGTGCTGTTTTCATTGCAATATAAGCACCATATTCGACTAATCCATCTTTGTTTACAATGCTTTTAGCAATATCTGTGCATGGCGCATAAGCTCCTGCTGGAACATAATATAAAAACATACCTTTCCCATTCCAACCTTTTCTTGCTACTTTTCTTTCATCTTTCATTGCATCAATTGCTGTTCCAAAATCCATAATAAATTCTCCTTTACTCTTCTGTGTGACATGTATTTGTTAGTTTCTTATACACATCTTCATATAATTCCTGCTTATCGCCATTGTATGTATACTCTGCGTAGATACCATCACCGCTTACTGTCGTAGATGCTAAACATTTGTAGTTCTGCAAAGTCTTACAACTCCATACGATAAATACATTACTAAGATCAATTTTCATTGCCAAATGATTTTCTTCGCAATGTTTGTTATACCAATCAACTAATTTTCGTTTACATACACTCTGAAAGTGATCCATTCCTGTAACAATCATCTTATTTCTCCTTTACTTGCTCTCTGTAACTTTAAATGGAACAATTGATTCTGGAATATAGTTAACTTCATATTTATATTTGTTAACTTTAGCCCCACCTAAATCTTCGATTACATACATACTATATCGGTTCATGTGGACAATATGTTTCTTATATGAGCCATCTGCTGTTTCGACAATAAGTTTTACTTTCTTACTGCCTTCATCTTCTAAAGAAAATGCCCCGACAATTTCAAACTCAACTTTATCTGTTCGTGTATTAATTACAGCAAATCGTCTTAAGACATTAAAATTGTCTGCTTCTTTGGATACATTAGTTGATACCTTATCGGCTTCGGTGCATCCTGTCACGATACCACCAATACCGAGACATCCAATTGCAGCAATAACCGCCATTCGTTTTTTAATGTTTAATTTCATATATTCAATTTTCTCCTTTTAAATCTTAGGGTGTTTAATCTCTTTTTGTTTTGACCAATCAATTTCTGAATGTTCTACACCTGTCTGTTGTTTGTAAAATTCATAATCTTCTGTCCAAAACTCTGCATCTTGATCTTTAATGAAGTATCTTTCGTCAAAAACTAAATCTAACTCATCTGGTGTAGTGAGATATTTTACTTTACAACGTCTACCGTATTTGTATGTTTCTCCGTTATAGCTGATTGAACACGGTTCCCAGATGCGATATTCTACATAATTGTCTTTTACAACAAACCTTTCGATTTTGCTTTCTGGGATTCCAAGTCTAACAAAACATTCGTAAATAGTTAATTTATTCATTCATATCACCATTCAGAAGCTCAATCAATCTATCTTCATCAATGATCGGAATGCCTAACTGTTGTGCCTTTTTATTCTTACTGCTTGTAGAATTCACATCATTGTTCACAAGATAATTAGTATTCTTTGATACAGACCCTGCAACCTTGCCACCTCTGGACTCAATTTCATCCTTGATCGCATTACGATTGGCAAACTTGTTTACTTTACCAGTCACAACAAAAGTCATTCCTGTAAGATCAACAGCAAATTCTTTCTTGCTTTCTGGCATCTCAAATTCAAGTTCTTCGGCTAGTTTCTCGACCATTTCAAGGTTTTCTTTGAAATAATCATCCATTGACAATGAAGTATTGATACCAATACCATCAATATGTCCAAAATATTTTCTCTGTTTGATTCTTTTAATAAATACATCGTATGAATTTTCATTGTTCGATAGAGAAATCTTATCAATAAGCTTGCAAATATCTTTTGCCGTTGACTTCCCGACAAGCTCAATGCCAAGTGCTGTTACAAAATTAACCAGTTTACATCTGCGACTTTCCTCAATACTATTTAATAAGGAAGAAACACTTTTTGCACCAAATCCATCAAGGTTCTTCATTTCAGATTTATGCTCTGCTAAATTATAAATATCTGTATAATCTTTCACCCATCCAAGATCAATAAATCTTTTCAGTGTTGCCTCAGATAAACCTTGAATATTCATAGCATCTCTGGAAACAAAGTTCACAAACTTGCTTAACAATTTCGCTTTGCAGTCAGGATTCATGCATTTTAAAACTTTGCTACCATTTTCATTGATGATTTTTGCTTCGCCACCGCAGGTTGGACAAGTATCTGGAATCTTGAATGTATTGCTTCTTGTCAGATTATCGTGTACTTTTGGAATCACCATATTACTACGATAAACCTGAATCGTATCACCTGCACCAAGTTCCAACCCTTCAATGTAACTTACATTATGTAATGTAGCTCTTGTGGTTTCTGCGCCATCAAGATCAACTGGATCGAATACTGCAACTGGATTAATCAACCCTGTACGAGATGTATTCCATTCAATATCTCTGATTGTTGTTTTGTAGAGGTCATCTTTATATTTGTAGGCGATCAACGATAATGGATGATGCCCCGTCATTCCTAACGATTTACCATATTGATAATCGTTGTAGGAAATAATTAAACCATCAACAGGATATTTGTATTTTTCTGGCTGAAATGTTGCCATATACTCTTCAACATTATCTCGGTTAACGACCTGATGCTCTACTACATCAAACCCTTGTTCTGCAAGATATTTAAAGCTATCTGCAATGCTTGGCATTTCTGATTCAGGTGTGTCTCCAAGTTTGACTAATTCAAATACTTTGTAAGCCAACTTCCTTTCTTTTGCCACATTGGAATCTAACTGTCTAACAGTACCTGCTGCTAAATTTCTTGCATTTTTGTATTTGCCATGTAATTTTTCATTAATCTTAGCAAAATCATCATATCCAATAACTGCTTCACCACGAATTTCAAGATAACGCTTTTCAGGGATTGACTGTGGAACATTTCGTACCATTTTCATCGTGTGAGTGACATCCTCACCGATTTCGCCATTTCCCCTTGTAATTGCTTGTTTTAAGCGTCCATTTTCGTATCTGAGAACAATACTGAGACCGTCTTCCTTCCACGATAAAACACCAATTTTATCCGCAAGAAATTTTTTGACCTCATTGACATCCTTCGTCTTCTGAGCTGATAACATTGGGCGTGTATGCTTTACTTTAGCCAGAGAATCAATTATAAATCCTTGAACGTGGTGGATGGGCGAATTATTCAAAACAACGCCAGAATCTCTCTCAAGTCGTTCTAAAGCAGCGCATAAATCGTCAAATTCTTTATCTGAAATGAGCGGATTATCCTCTGCGTAGTACGCATATGAAGCATCATTGATTCTGTCGATCAAGACATTCATTTCTTTCACATATTCAGTTTTCATAATTTTTGGATTTTCCTTTTCTTGTTTATATTGTTTAGTTAATTATTTTAATTTGTGTTTTCTATGTCTTTCAGTAACTGCCAATTACTTCACTACATATATTTTTCTGTGCTGTTGCACATTTATTGTTTCGGAATGTGTTGATTTGAACACGTCTACATGCATTCCTTTTACTTTGCCTCCGCAATCTTCTGCCACAAAGATTGTGTCACCGTATCCCTCAATCTTAACTCTTGTTCCATAAGGGATAATGTTTTTATCAACCGCAATCGTATGATATGGTCGAGCAAATTTATGCCCTGCATGATTCCAAGCAATCTTAGATCCATATCCTTCAGAACATTCATAACATGGACAATATGCCGTGATCAAAAATGTTCCAAGTGAACTCTTTTCAAGTTCTCGCTTTCGCTTCAGCCGCTGTCGTTTAATTCGCAATCGTTTCTTTCGAAGTTTTTCTAATCGAATCTGTCTTGCTTGCTCTTCATCAGCTTTCTTACATTTCTGATAATGCTCATGAACGTCTTTTAATTCAACGCTTTGACTGATTGGATTGTTTGAAATCACATTGCCTTGCTTATTTTCCGCAACAGTTGTCTCTGTTGATAAGGTTGAAGTCTCCACCGAGGGTCGCTCCTCTGCTTTAACTGTGTGAGTCATAAAGCCTGAACACATTGCTAAAAAACTAAACGAAATAACTTTCATTAAAAATCTTTTTCTCATTTTTGCATCTCCTTTCATTAACATATTAGTATCTTATCATACTTTTTGCACCTTGTCAACGGGTGCAAGAAAGAAAGTTAATTTTTTAAGCTTAACCATGTGCGTCTCTTGTTATGATTTGTCATAATACATCTCTTAAACGCTTCTGGCTCTGCAAGGAGTGCAAATCTTTTCTTAGCTCGTGTCAACATTGTATATAACATACAGTTATCAAGCAATTTGTAATGTGTATTGTCAATAATACCGATCACAGTTTGCGCAGCTGATCCTTGAAGTTTATGCGTGGTTAATGCATATGCTAATTGCAGTTGTCCTAACTGAGCGAAAGAATATTCAATCATCTTCTTATCCATGTCTGGATTCATCATGGCGTGAACAACTTTCTTATCATAATCAATGCCAGTAATGTATCCAATATCTCCATTAAATGTGTTTCTTTCATAGTCATTACTGGTTTGAAGCACTTTATCTCCCACATAAAACTTCTTTGTTTTGCCATATGTAACAAACCTTGCATTGGATTTATTTTTATACAATTCTTTCTGAATTGCTACATTAAGTTCTTCTGTAGAGTTTATGCAACCTGACTTACGAGGAGAGATTACAACCACATTATCCATACCGTCTTGTTTAACACACGTCATGAACTGCTTTACAACCAAATTAAAAATATTCTCACGATTATTTCTGAAGATGTAAAACATATCATGTAGTTCTCCATGAACTTGTTTAGCACTAAAATCCTCAATTGGTGAAATCGCTCTACGCACTTTTCTAGCATCACTAAGAATACCAGACTTTTCTGCTTGTCTCATTGGCTTCGTTAATTGCACAGAAGCCAACTCATCCATTTTGAGCAGATCAGAAAAGATATTGCCATAGCCAATTGGTGGCAACTGCATATGATCTCCGCTAATAATAATCTTTGTACCTGGACGAATTGCCAAAAGTAACTGATAAAATAATCCTGCATTGACCATACTTGCCTCATCTAAAAGAATTACATCTATTGGCAACGGATTGTTGGCATCGTGCATAAATGAATCTACGCCTTGTGCCTCAAGCAATCTATGAATAGTTTTTGCTTCTAATCCTGTTGCTTCTTGGATTCTCTGTGCTGCTTTCGCAGATAATGCACATGCAGCAATGCTATAATTTCTTTTCTTATAACATCTGATGATCGGCTTTAATAAAGTAGTTTTACCAGTTCCAGCTTCACCACTGATCAAGACGACATTTGTCTGTAATGCGGTATAAATACCTTTGTTTTGTTCTTCACTAAAAGTAAATCCTTCTTCTTTTTCAACTTCGGCAATAACTTGTCCAATTTCGTTTACAGTGATTATCCCTTTCTTCTTAGTAGAATTAGTATCTCTGCGTTCTTGCAACAATGCCAGTATATTCATTTCTGTGTCATGGTATTTTTTCAAACCAATTAATTCACCACTAACATAGATGTCTGAAGGAAAATCATTTTCAACATAATCGTCAAATATATGTAGACATTCCCCAACCGTTGCACTAACTTCTGATCGCAACGTGGCAATCGCCATATATGTATGCCCGTCACTCTCGCCAAGATTCGTTAAATAATACGTCATAAAATAATCAAGTCGATACTTGGAATCTCTCAACTCTGGACGAATCTTTAAAGCAATATCATCAACTTTCTTAAATCCAAGACCTCTGATCTTAGTTAAAATGTAAGGATTTGTGTTGATTTTATACTTTAACTTTTCTGGATCTGGCTCAGCTTCTACCAATTTCTTAATCATATTAAAAGTAATGCCATGAGGCTGTAGCATAACTACAACCTCGGAAATCACATAATTATTAATGATCTTCTCTCTGAGCTTCGCCCATGTCTTGTTGCCAAGTCCTTTAATCATAGATGTGTCAATCGTCTTACATTTTCCTGCCATAACATCCTCAATAATATTTGGATATTCAGCAAGCAAGCTTTCAGCAATTGATTCTTTCGCTTGTGTTTTTAAAAACATTAACTGATCAGTCTGTGTTTTTGGAACGTCTGCAACAACCGAAATCGGTTTATATTGATATTCATGATATTTTTGAGAATAAATACATGTCGCTTTTACATTATACTTTGTCCCAATATATAACTGTTGAACTTCTCCAACAAGTTTACTTGCAACATATTCTTTATCTCCTGAGTCATCAAATTTATTATCATTGTATGGACTGAATTGTGGTATCTGGTCTTTTGTACAAAACGCATAGATACCAAACATTGATTCTTCATTATAAAATATCTGATATGTAGGAATCATTTCAAACTCGCATACCTTTTCGCATGTCTGACTCTCCATTATTTAGGCAGCACCTCATTTCCCTTTTAAATAATTTTTTAAGTAATATTCAAAATACAATCGAATAAACAGACCAGAATATTTATTATCTGGCATGAAGAATATCGGCACATTGTATTTAAACCAAAAGCTGTGCAATGATCCAATGAATGATTTCTTGTTATACTGCGTGTTATAATTGCCCTCTGCAATATCTGAGTAATTGGCATTTTCAAGTAAAATAACTTTTGTCTCTGGTGCAAGACTTAGCTCTTTTTCGAATCTAGCACGATCTTTTGATAAATTGCCACTGATTTCTTCAAGACTTCCTTTGCGCTCAACACACACTTTGCTGTCAAAATACATATCTCTCTGAATACCAAGCTTCTCATTTGCAGGAATCATGAAACTGTAGTCTCCATAATCCAATGCTTTCTTTTTATGATTTACACCTTTTCTATCGAAGTAGTCTATGATATGATCAGCCTTTTGCTCCCTTGTGTCGACAAGGATTGTCATCGAGCTTATTAGCTCTTTGACTTCCTTATCTGTGTATTTATAAAATTGAATTATACTAATTCCTCCTCTACGTCATTTTTAATAGTGAAATTCTTAAGCCAAAACTCAAATTTATCTGGCACATCTTTGTAGATTTTCTTTCCTGTTTTTTGATTGATCTCTCCAGTTGGTTCTTTTTTATGTTTCTTCTCAACTGATTTCAGATATAGAATATCTCCTTCATCGAATGGATTCTTCTTATATTGGGTTGTCCACATTTTTACTTTTTGTGTTTTTCCAGAGTAAATTTCATATAGTTGGATGTTCACGATGGATTTTGTTACAGATAAATCTTTAACATAGTAATATCGTTTGCCGACGTTTGGGTTAATGTAACTGATGTAACCAATATATTCTTTCTGATAATCCATCCGTTCAGTTATTGAAACTAGTGAATATGCCATACTTGATGTCATATCTTTCAAAAATCCAATATAATCAAATTCTTTCAATGTTTTTTCTGTCTGTTTCTGACAATACTTTTTGATTAATTCAATATCTTCGCCTTCTTTTTGGAGCTTCGAAATTGTAAACTGTTTTCTGCCATAGAATTTGTCATAGCACTCAACCTGTTTAAGTAGATAATTAATGTCTCCAAATTCAGAAAAGAAATCTAATTTAATTAAAATATCTAACTGTTTAGAATTGACAGATGTATTAGATATGTCTTGCAACAAATCTATAAAAGAATCATATTGATTATCTCGTAATGCATACAGTTCTTCTCCAACATTATCTCCAACAAATTTAATGGACGACATGCCTTTGAATATTGTATGACCCTCTTTATCATAAGAATATTTTGAGTTAGAGTGTCTAAACTTAATGTCGCTTAATTTAATACCAAAATACTCTAACTCATTTGTTAGTTTATTCGTTCGTTCTTTGTCTCCAACGTAATTATTGAAACAAACACTGTAGTATTCGTAAGGATAATTGACCTTTAGATATGCTCCATAACACATGTCCAATGAGGTTGCTGCTGCATGGGCTGAACAAAATCCGTAGCTCATACAACTTTGTACCAAATGCCATGTTTCGGAAAACATTTCTTCTGAGCCAGTATTAATAATCCATTGCTTTTTGATTCTTTCCTCAAGATTATCAAAATCCGATTGTTTAATTTTTTTCTTGGAAATTTTCTTAATTAAACCAATAGATTCAGCTGGGCTAACCCCCAACCAGTCAAAATATTGCATTAATGATTCTTGAAATAAAATGTATCCATGAGTATCTTTCAAAACATCGTCAAGCTGATCTGAACCAGTTGTATATGGTTTTCTGTCTAAAAACTGTTCTCTCCATGAATCAAAAGACGGTCTTATGGCTGCTGCAATATGGGCGCCATCCTCAAATGACGAAATACCATACTGTTTTGCTTGTCTACATCCATTGTCGCTATCAACCTGATTTAAAGTACATGTAATACCATTTTTAAATAAATCCCATATTCTCTGATCATCTTTAATTTTATCCAATAATTCATTTGCCTTAATAATCGGAATTCCAATCTCTTTAAATGTTTCGTCAATAAGCTTCCAAACCGTGACGATAAGATAATCGTTTTTAAGTACCTTATATTCATCTGCTTCAGATGAAGTAATTAAAACACATACGTTTTCACCTAAACGAGTAACACCGTACTCATAAAGCAAATTAGTGTTGCTTAAAATATGGGCGCAAGGATGTACAGAACCAGATATAATTGTTCCAACATAGCGATTTGCCTCTTCGATAATCGGTTTCCATTTCGGATCATCTTGATATTCTTCCAGATTTTTTGCCACATGATTAAATTCGTCAAATGACATATTCTTAGATCTACATACATTTCTAAATGCTTCAGATATTTGCATGGTTCCTGGTGCATACATTGGATAACACCCGTGTTCACCAAGCAATTCCCTTGAAGCTTTAATAAATGGTTCTTGGGATTTTACGTTAAAATCTATATCGGGCAATGAGCGATTCTCTAGCAATCTGGCAGTAGAAGCAAATCTGTCTGGGAAAAGCGGAAGATTAATTTTAAATCTATCTAGTTGTGTCATTCCCAATATCCTATTTATATAGAAGGAACCGCAACTACCTCTTCCACCACGAGTCAATACACCACCATATTTATTAACTGCAAGATCTACATTTTTCTCATTAAACAAAAAATAGTCCGCTGTATGTATTTCATCATTAGTATCCTCGATGATTTTCATCTCATATCGAATTCCATCTTTATATTTTTTAAACTCTTCTCCTTCAATATGTTCTTCTTTTCGAATCTCCTTGAACCGTTTATTTACTTCTTTTTTTAGAAGACCCACTCTTTGTTCGGGAGTCAAGTTAGGATAAATCGTAGGCATTTTAATTGAATAATCGAGTTGTATTTCTTCACATTCATCAAACAACAATGTGTTATTTAATGCATCTGAGATTTGTCTATCTGTCAAAACGCCTTGTTTTTTGAATCTTTCAATCATTGTTTCAGCAGTAGGATAATCTAATATAAAATCGTCTTCACTGCCGTAATTGATATGTTTACCTCGCAATAATTCCAGACGTTCTTCTTTGCCTGATTCGTCAATATAGTGTGAATCATTTGCAGCAATTAAGCTTAACCCATATTGATCAGACAGATATATTGCCTTTTTATTGATTTCAATTTGCAACGGATCATCATGAGTCTGAACTTCTAGCATTACATTTTCTTTAAAATGCTTATATAGAGGCATAAAAATCTCATTAATTGAATCCTCATCTCGTAATAATCCTGCTACACATGCAGTTGTAATATAAACATCATTGGGATCAAGTTTTAATAAATCAGATAAAAAAAATCTTGGTTTATAATAAAACCCTTTGATGTTTGCCATACTTGATACATAATTCATCTTCTTTCTGGCTTCATCGGTTTTAGGGATCACTATAATATGATAATTCCTTTTGTCTTTTTGCGACGCATTTGGGACAATATATCCTTCGATGCCTGCAATACAACGCAATCCATACTTATTACACAATGTTCTGGCTTCAAAGATATCTCCAAAACTGCCATGATTCGTACTATAATAACTTGTATGCCCATACTCCAATGCTTTAAGAATATACTCTTCTTGTTTAGTATTTGTATCTGGGGTAAAGATATTTGACACATGATCGTGTTTATGATAATTGTTATACCGCATTCATTAATCCTCCAGCTTTTAATCTATTTAGTAGATCAGCTTCTTGAATTCGAGAGATATTGTGCTCAATGACATATTTTCTTGTCTTTTCATATGGAATACCATGAGATCTACAATATGTAGATAAACCAATCTGTTCTCCGTTCTGCATGACAACATAAATGTATCTTACTTTTTTAGAAATTTTATCGTTTTCTAATATCTTCTTTTTGATAATGTCAAGCGAATTAGGAATATTGTTTAAAATAATTTGATCAATAATTCTACTTGAATCTGAATCAAATCTTATATATCTTTTATCTGTCTGCTGTTTAGCATATAACCCAAATCTCTTTTTACACAGCTTGATATATAAATCAATTTCTTGCTGAGTATATTCTGCCAAACATAATTCCCACGCTGATTTACCTCTGCATCCATCGTCTAAGCAATGAAGAGATAATCCAAATTCATTCAATTGCCAAATCTTATTGATTCTTGGCATGTCTCGAATGTCCTTCAATTGATTAATAATTCTTGTCTCAAATCTGTAATGTGGTTTACACCAATACTTTGTACCAGAACCAAAATCTTTATAGCCACCTTCATAATACTTTGGCTCAGAGTTACATAAATCTTTTAATTCTTCATATTTCCAAAACACGTAATCCTTTTCTGCTATAGAATGACATTCAATATACAAAGGTTGCATCTCTCTCTTATCAATATGCCCATCTCCTAATGTGCCAAATAAAATAATTTGATACTGTTTATCGGTTAATGTCTTATTGTTTTTGAAAGTCCAACAATTTAATTTATGAACTTCAGAACACCATTTCTGAATAACTCTTAACGAGGCACCACATTCATCTGCCATTTCTTGATGAGTCATTCCCTTAACAACATATCTTTCATAACACCAATCATAATCCTGATATGTGGCTTTAAAATTAGGATTATTAGACCTCATATACTTATTGCCAAGATTCAAATGACGACTTCGAGCCGCTATGGCTGCCACGGATAGATTCATTTGTTTACTAATTTTTTCAAAAGAAACTCCTTGTTTATACAACTCTTCTAATCTGGTTTCTTCTTCTGGAGTCCATCTATGTCTCTTTTTAGGGATTACTATATCTTTATCTAACAGTTTTCCATGTTTTTCTAACTGCATATTGTGTCTGTTGCACAACTTCTTTTCTTTCCAAAAATGTCCGTCCAAAGTAGATGATAAACCGCAGACTGAACAAAATACTTCTTTTCCTGCCATAATCATCCCACCTCTTCAAGTGAATCACACACTGCTTTCAGCACAAACTTTCTGCCAAAGAATCCACAATCAAGAGTAGTTACAGCACAAAATTCATCATTCATCATAGAGTGGTCTTCCATATCCTCAAATGATCCATCGTAGTTCCATTTAATGATCCACAATTTATCATTGTTACATGGTTTCAGGACAAGATGTTTATAATTGCTCATCTGACCAATGTCATAGTCGTCAATCTCTTCAATATAAACTCTTACAGGTTTAAATCCTTGTCCAGAAATACGATCAATTTTCTTAATCATGTCAACCATTTTTCTTGTGATGTCTGAAATATCAAGCATAATATCGACATCAACTGTTGTATCTTCTGGCTTATCTGGAAGAGTTTCTTCTATATAAGAGGTGAACTCAGCGAAGTTCTTTCTAGGAATTTCAATACCACTGGCAAGTTCATGTCCATTTGCTTCAGCCAACTGACTGTTATTACACATCTGTCGGAAGTCTTTTACACCAACTGCTCGCATAGATCCTGCATATGTATCTTCATTTTTCTTTAGCACAAGAATCGGCTTCTGGTATTTTTCAAGCAATTTGTTTCCAATTAACCCAGAAATACCATAATCAGTGTCGATAAAAGTTGTGATCATCTTTTTATCACTCTGAGCTTCACACTGTTCCGCAATCATTGGCATCAGCTGTGCGACCTCTTCATTTTGGTCTTCTTTGCATTGCTTTAACTGTTTAATATATCCTCGTAACTTTTTATTGTCGTCTTCAAGGAAAGCATTTAGGGCAATTTCATTCTGATCCATTCTGTTTGCAGCATTAACCAACGGTGCAATACTAAAAGCAACTGCTGTGCTGTTGAATTCAAATCCACCAATAATCTTCTTAATCGCAGGATTTCTAATTTCTTTCAAAGCTTCGGATACAATGTAACGATTCTCCATTACTCTCATATCCATCATATCTGCAATCAGCCCAACACCTGCTAGATCGACCAAATCATCTGCATAATCTGTACCATTCTGCTCATCAATATACTTGCAAAACTTCCAAACAACACCTGCGCCAGATAGCTGTGGATTTTCATATTCTCTCTGAGAAGAAACTAATGTGCAATAGTTGTCATAAGGAACATCTGGATCGATGGCATGGTGGTCTAACACAATCACATCAACTCCTGTTTCTTTTAAATCCTTATACTGAGTCTCGTCTTTATCCAAACTATCAACGACAATCAGTAAATCATACCCATAAAACTTAGCAATGTCCTGATTTGCTAATCCATGCTGTTTGCCTCGGTTAATGTATACATCTACTGGATTTTCTGTCATGTTTTTTAAATGTCGTGTAATAATAGTTCCCGCTGCAACTCCGTCAGTATCTGTGTCAAAATGTACTGCAATACGTTTATCTTTGTATACTGCATCTACCAAAAGCTTATATGCTTTATCAATATTTTTTAAGTCATCAAGAGAAAGTAAATCATCTTCCGTAGGATTTAGAAAATGCTCTGGATCGTCAATACCACGCTCCTGCATGATAATTTCAAACACCTCATCTTCAAAAAGTCCTCTGCAATCGTTCAAAATGTTATATTTCTTCTTCGACGTCTTCATCCCCTATCATTTTTATTTCGTTTTCTAATATGTAATTTAACTTTTCTTTTCCCATATCGGACGGTGATACCTTATTGGAATACTCACTTAAATTAAAGTCCCAGTATCCTAACTCAATCTCAGCAAATCTTGAGTATCCTTTTACCATGTCAATATTTCTCATAATATTCTCAATATCATAGCCAACATCATGCATAAATATTACTTTTTTAGGATTTAATTCCAATAATAATTGCACCTGTTTCTTGCTGATTGTTCCACTGCCAAGTGCCACACAGTTTCTAATTCCATATGTAAAACACTGCATTACAGATTTCTCTGCCTCAAATATCAACACAACACCGTTGGCTAAATACTGATAATTCTGAGAATATCCATATAATGTTTGAGACATTTGACACGGAACATCGTAGAAATATTTCATTTCACCATCTTCAACATCATAGTTAAATCTTTCTTTTACACCAATTAGTTGTCCTAATTGATTTCTAATCGGAATTGCGATCCCTTGAGATGATGTATCAAACCGAATGCCAAAAGTTCTTTGTGCTTCAAGTGATATATTATCTTTAAGGAATCTTAAATTCCCTACATTATTGTATTTATCTAATATAGATTCATCATAAGTTTGGATTCGAACTACATTGTGATTTCTAATCCTTTCATAAAATCCGCCAAAAATACCTTGTCTATCAAAGAAATCATAGTAATCAGTAATCCCTAAGATGTTTTTAACAACTCCTAAAACCTCTGCAAAATCAACTCCACGTTGCTGCATAATATATGAGAACAAATCTTTTTGGATTGCTCTAGCATAATCATGCACAAACAACGCTTTGTTATTTTTCAGATTGATTACTATGGACTTCTTTGAAGAGACCTCATCTCGACCAAATGACATATATGTGTTTCTGATCACTACATGACAATAATCAAAATGCTCCAAGACTTCTCTTATTTTTTCAGGATTAGACAATAGTTCTTTTTTTATATTGTCTAACATATATCACACCGCACATTTTAATTATTTGATTTCTCCATGTTTAAATCTTGCCTGCGCAACCTCTCTAAAGATACAATGATCACCATCGAATTTAAGTAGATAACCAACTCCTGTATCTGATGAGTTTGAACCGCTTCGACATTTCTCAACAAATAAAGCTCTCCACACCGCAGTACGATCAGGATGATATTCTTCCTCAATCCATTTATCATTAACTTTTTTTAGCCTAAATGGACGACAATAGAATTTACTCTTTTCATCAAGTTCTTCGTCATATACAGTCCTCATCAAGAAAAGATTCTCTAATACTTCTTTGATCTGTTTAGAGTTTGAAAGAACAGAGCTATCAAGAAATAGCCTTCCTCTCATATACTCTGCTAACTGCACAGATGCCAGCATGATAATGTTGTATTTTTTTGCAAGTTTATCTAACTCTCGACTGTCATGAACCAAAGATAAATCAGTACGATTACCTTTAAAATCTCCTTCTTGAATCTTAAAAGTGTCATACAACACTGTGTCATATCCGTAGCGAAGTACATGTTCTCTAATTTTCTTCTTGACAACAGTCATATCAGCATCGTTGATAAGTAAGAATTTCACTCTACCCTTATACCGTTCTCGCCATAACTGTTGCACGTCTTTTAGTTCTCTTCGGCTTGCATCATCAATCTGTCCAGACATCATTTTCTTTTTTGTCAACTTAAAATAACGATTATGCTTCGCCAAAAGCCAAATCATAAACTTGACTTTAAATTTCTTTACTTTTTCTTCGTTTGAAATGATCAATACTTTCCTATCATAATTCAGCAATGCCATAAGCAAAGTGATAAACCATGTTGATTTACCTGCACTACTGAATCCACCCATCATAGTAAGTGTTCCCTCAAGAATACCCATGATCTGTCTGGATAAGAACGGAAAGCAGTTCATTTCTTCGCCATTAATATCAATCCCTGCCACATCAAATGGAACTCCATTTTCTTCACCTTCCACGCAGGAATCAATAAAATCATCATCAAAATCAATTTCTTCTTCTTCCAGAATCTTACTGGAATATCCCGTACCATATGTACTTAGTCTTGCATCATACCAATCCGTAACTTCCTCGGCAGTCATTCTTCTGAAAAGTGTTACTGGTACGATTTTCTTGCCGTCAATGTCTATCTCTTTGAACAGGTTAAATCCATCATCATACATCTTCAGCATAGTGTTTTCTCTATACAGAATGTCGATATACACATCAAAATTCTGTGTGTTGATAATATCTATCTGATGTTGAATAGAATCCCATCCTCCCATGTCAGTGTATCTTTTTATAGCGTTCTCAGACAGGTTGGATAAAATCGTGATTTCATCCAGAGAATAGAAACCCTGTTCACGTAATTTTTTAAGCATAGAAAAGTAAAAAAGTCCATCTTTTGTAATGAAATCGTGTTGTTCGAATGTAGTGTCATCCAAAAGCAACATATCTTTAAAGAAACAACTAATTACATTTCCCTCTGCCTCCATACGACCTTTTAATAATTTTGACGGATATTTGTCTTTAACTCCTGCAACAAAATCTGCTATTCTTTCTCACCAACTTCCGTCAAAATATCGTTAATACATCTACGAGATTTCTTTTTCTTCTTGTATTTAGTTTTTTCAGCTCCGATATTTTCATTGATCTGCTTGCTTACAACATGATGTTTGACAATAGCCTGTTGTCTCTGTGGAACTCCATCGTCTGAGTCCCTATAATCAACCAGACTATTTTTTAAAATTGCTGAAAAATATTTAATCTTAGCAAATTCGCTATTGTATTCTCTCCCAACAATTCTTGTTAAATATTCTTGATTGTCATGCAAGTATTCTAATATCAGTTTAAATCCGTAAATCTTGCCAAGAGCATTTACTTCCTTATTTAATACAGTGTTCGTTACCGTATATCCGAAAATATCATAAATACAATAATATGTATCATTCCTATTTTTGCGGTTTTCCATCATTTTGTTATACTCAGCTTCTGAGCAGTAGTAGGCATTTGGTTTACCTTCTACTGCTACTTTAAAAGCTTCGTTTCTGTCTACTTTTGTGCCGCAAATTCTACATTTTACAAGCATTGCTCAGACTCCTATTTCAGCAGATCATACATTTCTTTTAATCCATCATCGTCGACTTCACTAAGTTTTCCATACTGCTTAATGATTCCTTTGACTTTTGTTTTTAATTCTGCGTCTTCACAAGTTTTACACAACTCTTTTACATGTTCTCTTAAATCTTCTGGATAGTTGTCTGATGTATCTTCATCAATATCATCAATAACATCTTCCATTAAATCTTCGTCAGCTTCTGTAATATCATCTTCAATAATATCATCGATGTCTTCCTCGATCTCATCTTCTGGTTCTGGCTGAGGAGTTGGCTTTTTAGTTTTTTTAGAAAGAACTGTTTTAGATTTCTCCATTCCGTCTTCTACCACTTCAATGAAATCTTCTCCCATATTTCCTTTGTCAAATACCATATATTCAGGAACTGCATCAGAAGCAAATCTACCACCAGCATCAATTAATGTTGTTCCACGGAAATAAAGTTTTCTAATTTCATCTGTAGCATATCTCTTAGCTTTATCACCTTCACCTCTGACTTCAACATTTCTGTCAATTACACCAGTGAAAGTTACATCAAAGATATCACCAAAAGCAGATTCATAAGCACTTACAAGATTAGATGTTAACTGCTGATATCCATCTTCTTCTAAGCCACCTTTTTCTCTGATAGTCTTGAATTTTGTATGAGCAATTCCCCAAACACCGATACCAGCATCTTCAATATCACCCATGTAGGCTTTGATCATATCAGCTGTGTATCTCTGTCCTGCCTGATAACCACCCATTGCAGCGTTGATAGTTTTACATTTTTTCTGTCCTTCTTTATTGCTGATTCTGATTGTTTCTTCTTCAAACAATGGGCAAATTTCATCAACTGTATCAAAGCAAACCATCTGAATATTGTGTTTTACTGGGATGTATTCTGGTTTTCTCTTTTCGTTACGGACAATCTTGCCAGATTTATCTCTCTTGAATACTCTTTTGTTAATTAAGTATTCTTTAAGTTCGATCGCATCTTCATAAGATGTAATACGCAGAGTGTTGATGTTATCTAACATCTTTGTTCCTTTTTCAAATCCACACTGTACGAGAAGTCCACATGACGGATCCCCATATTTTGCAATAATTACATCTCTGAATAATGTAGTCTTTCCAAACTTTTTAATTGATCTAAGATAGATTGACAGGTTTTTAATATCTGGTTTAATTTCGTTAATTACTGGTAATTCCATATGTATAATTTCTCCTTTTAAAGACAGTATTTTGTTTTATAAATCATCAAGCGAGTAAAGAGCTAAAAGCTCTAAACTCTAATCGAATAAGTCATCGTCGTCATCATTATCGTTATCGATTGATTCTTCTGAGAATAAATCTTCGTTCTCGTCAATCTCTAATGCAGGTACTTCCATATCTTCTGCTGTATAAACCGTGTCCTGAACGCCCTCTTTAATACCGTTGCGTGATGGTTTAATTAACTGATACTCTTTGACTTTATCTCCATAAGCACTTCCGCCAATCGCCTTTTGAATCTCTTCCATAGTAATGATTCCACATTCAAGATCATCTCTCTGTTCTTCTGAGAGCATGTCCTCTGTAAGTTCTACACGCTGAGAACCATTGATCATATCTACGACAATGCCATATTCCATGTATTTGTCTTCATCGTCGACAATGAATTTTCTCTTTAAGCCATTAGCCTTCTTGTATCCGCTTTCGTCTTTTTCTTTATCAGGAACTGGAATAACAACTGTTGTTGGAACGGCTAATTTTTTCTTTCTGCTCTGGATGTATTCAAAGACAAATCCATTAACGTAATATTTACCGTCTTCCTCAACACTTGTTTCGTCTAAGCTCTCAGCTCCAAATACAAAACTCATTGTTGCTGTAGAATATGGTTCATCATCATCTGCTGCAAGATAAATTCTGTTAGGAATTAGATTCTCATAAAATCTTTCTTTATCGTCGGAATATGAATAATCTCCACGTCCTCTGATATGGAAATTGCAATCATCATATTTACCACTGTCAATGACCTTTTTGATAAATTCTGCATAGTCCCATTCAGAAATAAATTCATGATGTCTCTTCTTACTCTTCTCATACTCTTTTTCAAGTTCGTCTACAGATGTTAATCCAACTTCTGCAAGATCTTTATCTGTAAGATCTTTACCTTCTTTGATTTTTTCTAAAGCATTTTTTAATTTGTATCTTCTTCCTGGTTTTTCTAAATCAAAAACAAATTTTCTGAAATCTGATACTTCTTCCAGTTTTGGAGATGTTAATCTGTCTTTAAAAGGAATCTGAATTTTTTCTCCATCTTTGATTTTCTTACCACTTGGGTCGTATTCTGGTTTGGAATATGTATAGACATCACCGTGTCCATCTTCGAAACTTCCTGCATCAACAGTTAACATATGTCTACTGTCACCGCATGTCACATTAAATAACAGTCTTCTTCGTACCCAGCCTGACTTTTCATATTTTGTCTCACTGTAAGGGTGAAATTTTTCTGTGTCCTTGCTAATGCTGAGTTTCCCTGTCATTTCAAAATTCATTAAATAGAATTCCTCCTCTTGTTATTAAATTTGTTTAGTTAGTTTTTAGTTTGTGAATAAGTCATCAATTTATATCCACTGTCAACTCTGCCAAAGCCAACAGGAACAAAAAAATAATTTTATCTGATCGTCTTACATTGCTATAATCGTTCTAGTACGTTTATAACAAATGCGTCAAAAAAATAATAAAAGCAAAAAGCTTTTTTGAAATTATAAGGATGGGATTAATTTATTTTTAATTTTTTTCAATTGATATTGAATTGCTTGATATGTAACACCAAGGGTATTTCCTATTTCTTCGTTCGTATACCCTTTTGCCTTTAAATTAATAATTAACCTGTCCTTATTATTTAGTATTCGCATTTGCTCATCAAAACACAAAAAGAAAATTAATTTTTTTTCATTATTTTTTTTATCAGCTAACAAAAAAGAATATTCTTTTTCGTCTTCATCTAAATCATTCATTAACTGATTGTACGATAAGGTAAGTCGTTCATCTCTTTTATCTGCAAATCTCCATCGAGTATATGCTATAATTTCTTTTTGCATACATTTATATGCATATGTAGAGAATGATTTAGCTTTGGATTCATCATAATCAATTGCTGCCTTACACAACCCAATGGCAGCGAATCCATAATAGTCATCAAAATCTTGTCTGCGGATACCGCATTTTGTCATAGCAGAGTAAATCAAATTATGATTTTGTTCTACCAATTTTCTCTGTTCGTCATTTAATTTCAACGACATTTTCTCCTTTATTTACTTGTGTTTATGTGTTAATCATGAACAAATGGTTCCCATTCTCTGGGTGGAGCATTTAGCTTCCAATATTTCGGTAATGAAACTCTTACCCTGCAACCTCTAACTACATTATAAAAATCACAATTTAAGCAATTCTCATAATCGACACTTCTACTTCCCATATCATGAACTCTGTTTGCCTTACAGATATTTTGAACTACGCTTAAAGCATCATATATCTCATCAGGTGTATACTCTTTATAATTTTTCTCGCTCACAATATCACCTCCTACTTCTTGAATGCTCGCCATATAGTATCTGGATCATCATCAATTTCCCAATTACAAGGGTCAAGGTCTCTAGGGGTACAAGTCGGGGCTTCGCCCATCATCGTGCATAAAGGACAGGCTTTACAATCTTCGTCTGCTCCATCAAGATGGTATTCGCACGTATCCTGAATCACATGCAGTGCATTTAAAATTTCTTTTGGCGTATGTAATTTACTTTTCTTTTCTTTCTCCATTATATTTCTCCTTAATTGTATCAATTGCAAACTGCAACGCCTCATCTTGAATTGTTGTATAATCATTTATGGAAATCATATCATTTAATACATGGATGTACTGTGCCGCATTGGTTTTAGTAGATAGTAGCTTTTCGGAATCTCGATTCTCTATATCATTCACAGTCAATGTATCGCACGCATTAAGACACGAATCCACCAATTCGTTCCATAACGACAAAACAAAATATCTCGCTGCAATCGGATGACGTTTTAGTTCATCAACTAGCGGTTTCGTCAGTTGAAACGTATCAAGTAAACTACATATATTATAATATTTTCGAAGTATATGATCTTGCTTATTTGATGATTCAACCTCGCCTATTGAAAGTGCTAAACTATTTCTTAATTCTTCTAACTGCCCGTATGTAAATACTTTATTATTTTCTTTTTTCACTCTGTCTTTCCCATTCCTTTCTCCAATAATCATCTTCTTTGATATTGCCAAGTTTCACATATTGATCTGGTTTAATTTCTCCTAAATCAATCATATCAGAACCATAAACAGATAACATCTGCCACGCCAAATCTTCATCATTATAAATAATCAAATATACGTCTTCGTCATCATCAACCAATTGTACAACATCATATTCGAATTCATTTTCTCTGCCAGTTGATTGACAAATGGTATCTTCTTTTACTTGACACCCATACATACCACTATGGTCTGCTGGTTCACATCTTGGGAATAATAACCATCCTTTACCGATGTATGTCCCAGTAATCCACTTATTAGTATCATAATTCTGTGCCTTGCAGTATATACCACAATTTTGATAGGTTTGATTCATTGCTAAATTCCCCTTTCGCTCTTTTATAATCCGATATACTCTGTCCATAGCTTCTATGTTATGATCATGTACCTCTGGAATAAAAATTTCCCTTCCACAAATCTTACAAATACCATATGTCTCTGCAAACGAAATTCTTTCACCTATCATTGGAACAATTGTAAACCTTGTTTCAAGTTCATAATCAACTAGCTTTCGACAATATGCGCACAAAAGTTTCTTCTCCATCTACATTACTCTCCTAACTCAATCCCACAAATTTCTTTCGCCAGTTCTCTTACCGCAACACGTTCTTCACAAACACAATATCCATCATCTTCATCAATTGTAAGATCATTATTGTACATGAATTTTAGTAACTCTTCTAAGGTATGAATATCTTTTTTGACTTCATTTACCTTGGCATAAAACTCTCGTTTTAGAACCGCTTTTATTTCTGATTCAGTGCGATATATCTCTTCTAAAAGAACCATATATAAACCATGCGTTATACTGTCTTGTATCATTATATATATTAGATCGCCAAGACATTTAATCTCCGTAATGATTCCAGACTTAACAGTATATGGTTCATCATACCAAGCAAAATACACCTTATCTCCAACCTTAAAATCGCACATTTTACATCACCTCTTTCTAACACCAAGCCCATATAATTGCACCTATAGCACCAACAATATGTATAACACACCATATTTGAGAGAACATACTCAAGAATCTTCCAGGAATCCCTTTTGGATATGATATATATAAGTATTCATCTCTATTGTCATAAATCCAGCACCATATTCCAACATAAACGACACATGCTATGAGAATACTTGCTAATTGGATTATCAATTTTACATCCTTCATAGTTACTTCTACCATTCATTAAGCTCAAGACCACATTCGTCTCTCTTAGCAAAATACTCAGATTCAACTTCATAGTGAACATCTTTATATAATTGATCATAATATGATTTCTGTAATTTGAAAAATGCAACCTTTAAATCATTTTCATAAAATTTACCCTGCTGTCCATTTTGAATTGTACGATATCCAATTTCTGGATGGTTATATGAAACTGAAATAATTGATCCATTATAACCAATGCTCATATGAATTCCTCCATTGACATCCGCCCGATATTCAACCTGATATCCGTCAATAAAACCATATGGATGCCACTCATAATCATCAGGAATAACAGTTGGTTCAATAACATCAAAATATTTTTCCAATTCATCTCCTGACATCACGCCAAGATGTACTCCATCTACACCAAATCTAAAATTAATAACATTTTCATCTGTATCAATCTTAACAATCTCACATACCTCGCCAAGATTATCGAAGCATCCCATTGGTTTCTTTAATTTAATCTTATGATCTGTTGTCAATTCATTAATATTAATCATGCTGCCACCTTACCTTTCTTACTAAAATGTTTATTCCATGCATCAACCGCTTCTTGTTGATCGGCAGTTAGAGGATCATTGAATCTTTGCAGTGCTTGTACGATTCGTCCATTTTGTATTTCAATCGTCACTAACGATTTGTTTGGTTCTTTTACTCTTCTCAAGAACATAATATGGCATTCGCCATCAATGACTCGATCTATGTAACTTGCCACACAATTATTTTGCTGCACCGCTTCGTCTTTAATGTCTTGAGTAGAATCTGGATAAAAGAATCTCAGTCCTTTATATGTAAATTCGTATTCTTTGTTAATACGGTTCTTAAAGACTTCTTCCGAAAATTCTTTTTGCAATCTTTTGTAATTTCTTGTGACAATATCCATTGTTGTTTTGAAATGTCTTGGATATCTATCAAATTTATGACTGATTGTGTCCATCATACGGGCATAATCACGCAATTCTCCGAGTAACCAATTTATACTATTGGTAGCAGCTTCAAATGTAATTATTCTATCTATATAAACAAACACATCTGCAAGATTATAGCCATAATCCTGATTTAAAGCCTCCAAAATTTTCGTAAAACGATATCTATGATTATCCTCGAAGAAATTTATTAAATATTCTTTAGTTAATGTCATATACTCTGTCTGTAAAATCTTTTGTACATAATCTGGATACATCTTATAAAAATCAACAAAATCATTACTTAACAATCGTCTATTCTTCACACCAAGACAATAATTTCTTAACCATTTTGGTACTTCATTGATTGAATATTTAAAATCTTCTGTGACTTGTTTATGTGTAAATCCTATAGCAAAGAACTGTTCACATACCGAATATTTACTTGCATATTTAAACAATGTTCCTAAATTATAATCAATGAAGCCCCATGTAGTTCTTCCCATTTCACAATTTTTTCGCCAGTTTACATATTTTAAAAACTCTGCATAATGTGGATCGGACACAAATAATTTATCCAATTCATCAGCCGAATGCCCAGACAGAATATTATTTAAAGCTTTCACTTTCTTACCACTTTTGCCATAGCAATCACCATTTGATAAATCATATTTACAAGTTTTACCATCATCCAGATGGAAAATAATAAACTTGCCTTGTTTCTCTGCCGTGATAGTGATTCAACTCCTTTCATTTTGCCTCAAATTCCTATTTTATATCATTGCATTTACACCCATGCTCGAATACTACTATGATTCATCCTGAGATAAAAGTCATATATATATGTACATAATTTTTTCTCATCGTCAAATATCTTGTCAGACATTTGCACCCACCAAGCATGCAATCTTTTCTTTTCTGTATTCAAAATCAGTACAGGAATATGACGTTCATATGCAATTGCAATCTCCATAGATGTACCAATGCTCTTCGGATCATTCGCATTTACCACAACAAGATCACTATTTCTAACAAAATTTGTATCAAATCTCATTACTTCTTTTTCTGTATCATGTAACTCTGTTTGAAAATTGTAATAATCAACGGGGTTAATAATGTTGACTTCTTTCATATTAACATTAAGTATTCTACGCATAGCAATAATTTGATTGCAAATTCTTTCTCTCCAAGTATTCTGTTCTTCAAATGATAAATCCTGCATACCGCCTGCAAGATAAATCTGAAATACATTATTTTGCATTTAATTTCTCCTCCACTTTCTTTGTTAAATAATCCAAAATATCTTTATCTGTTTTAAATGCCTGAGTATCTTTCATAATCCTCTCAGCACTGAGAATACATTGATTCATCTTTTTAAAATTATCCACTGTAATATGTGAGAAGAATCTGGAATCTTCTTTAACAGAGGTAGGGTTCTCACCTATCTTTGTATAATGAAATTCTTCACAGATCAGTAGCATATCTTTACTACTTGGGACTCCACCCATTCTAAATGAAAAATTAACCACATGCTGAATTACTTTTGGATTACATTTATTCTGCCAAAAATCTCCAATATGTATATCCATTATTTTCTTTCTCCTTTTACAATATAGGACTCAATCAATCCTTTCTTTAGTCGGTCATTCATATCCTGAATCGCTTCCTCAATTGTCTTAAATTTGCACGAACAAATATGCTCTTTTGTCAAATTAACAAACGAATATGTGCCATCGGCTTTATTCTTAAAAATAACAACTACTGATTCTTCTCCATTCGGCTTCTTAACGATAAATCTGAGCGCGCCTTTTGCTACTTTATTCGGCTTCTGTTTTTGATATTCAATACAGATATTATAATCCGTTCTTGAGCCTCTACGGACTGCATATGCCTTTTTAATCTTATGATCTTCATTGTCTGATGCAACATAATATCCTGCCGTATCATATTCTAATTGTTCAATACGCTTCGCATTATCATAAATATTGATATATCCCCAATCCCCAACTCTTGTTTGCATCATTTCTTCAATAAATTCTTTAACGGTATATTCCTTGTCAAATTTTACATCACTTTTCAACAAATTAAACATCTCTACCACCCACTTTCTTATTAAATGTTTCTTGTAAATTTAACCAAAACTGTCCATCATTAGCAAATCCATAATGATCTGCCATTGCTTTTGCAAATTCTTTTGTAACACTTTGTGACCCGTCAATCAGCCCTTGCACATAATCGACATCCATACCGATTTTACTCGCAAGCTGATAAGGAGTTATACTGCAAGATTCAATAAATTCTTCTAAACATTCACCAGGATGAAAAGCAATTTCATCTCCAATCTTTACATACATATCACACCATCTCTCTCACAATTCGTTCATTTGTTGTTGCCAGAAAATCATTAATACGATTCCAGTCTGGTTCGTCTGGTAAGGTTGTAGTTTTAAATGCGTTTTCAAAAGCTTGATAAAATACATCAAATAGCTCCCCAAAATCATTAGATGGAACAAATCGTTTGAATATATGATCAGTTGCTCTTCCTTTGATCATCATACTACTACAATAAACTCCATCTCTCAGTAATAATAAAGCTCGTCTGAGAAGTTCAAAATTGTAAGTTTGCATTGTAGATGTTTTCAATAACGCTGTTCCGTTATGCATTACTCTAATTACATGCATCATAGCCTTGCAAGCCTTTTTCCTTACCAAATTAATCTGATCTTCTGTTAAAACAGTTGCGTCATAACTTCTGACAGTTTGTTCGTTCAAAGCCTCTACACATCCATCAAATGCATACCAAATTTTCTTAGATAAAAACATATTTCGATTTTTAATTAGTTCCATACCTATATCAGATATATACAAATAACATTCTGGACGATTATACAACAGTTCTAATGTTGTAGGATTACCTTTAGCACATAGGTCGACATATTTTTTTAATGTATACATTACCGTATCAGTATCCTTTTTGGTATCCACCAGTTTCGTGCTGTCATTCAACAAAATCTCTCTTTTATCACTAAGGAAAACACCACGTAAATCAATATCAGAATCCTCTGTATTTGTTCCGTAGGCATAACTTCCACCTAGCGTGAGAAAAGCGATTTTGTGAGGATAATCTCGTAAAAAGTCATACTCTGGAGACGAGTTTATGTAATCTTTTACTTCTTCAATTGTCATGATCTCACCTCTTTTATCCACATAATGCTTTCTTAAACTGTACAATATTTTGACTAACCCACTGATGAGTGATTCCAAGCTGACTTGCAATTTGTCTTTGTGTTAAACCTTTCTGCTTTAACGTGATAATCTTTTTATTTCTCGGTGCCAATTTATCAAACTCATTTTGAAAATGTACCTTTGTAAGCACCTCATCCTCTACATTATCTTTACTCATCAGTGTTGTTCCGATTGTAATATCATCTTCTGGTTCGTATCCTGCCAATGGTGTATCTAACGATTCAGCATTCCTATTCATTTTTTCTGTTAGTCTGTGCCATTTTGTATAATATTGATTCACTTCTGAACGTAATACCCAGAAGAGATATGTACCAAAAGTTCCTTTAGACTCGTCCCATTTTAATGCTGCTTTACAAATTGCCATACGACCAAGATCCATATATGTATCAAAATCTGTAAACTTTGTAAAATATTTTTCATGTAAATGCCAAATCAAAGAGTAATTATCTTCAATCAGCCTTCGCTGTTCATCATTTAGTTTCTTCACATCTCTTTGCCTCCTGTTCTTTAATGAATTTTTGTACTTCCTCTACATAACTTAATTCAAAATATCTTTCAATATACCCGCCCATTGGAACTCCAGTATATTTAAAATTAGGAATAGTTTCTTTTAGTTGACCACAAACCTCAGATCTAAATGTGTTTGTATATTTTTTCAAATCATTCATGGAATATGTTTGTTTAAAATGTGGCATATCAAGAGTGTTAAATAGTCTCCATAAAAAATTACTATTTCTATACTTTGTTAATTTAGCATCACGTAATTCATCCATAAAATCTCTCATAAATCGGATTATCTTATCAACATCTTTTGATGCTAATTCAAATACTAAATTTTCTGATTCATCATAATATGTATAATCATCATATTTTGTATTTGAATAAATCTTGTATACTTCATTTTTGCCTGATAGATTTGCTGATATATTATCAACATTCAAAACTTTGCCATTTTTCATAACTATTTCATCACTACACAATATCGCAGGAGATGTTATAGAAAACTTATCCAATAAAACATATTGAGGGCTCAGATTAAAATGTGGATTATGATCGTCAAAATTACAAAACATCTCCGCTAACTCAATATGATCCTTGTTTCTCAATGAATTAATTTCTGTCCATTCATCACCAAGACAAATACCACGTACTGTTTTTAAAACCCTTTTTCCATAAATCTCTACATCGGCTTCCCAATCTGGGTCTCTATGTTTACTAAAAGCAAGTTCAAATTCTCTTGTATTTTTCCTTGACATACATCACACTCCTAACACATACTTATCACTTCTGAACCCAGCTGCATTTGGATGACCACCGCCACCATATTTCACAGCAAGCTCATACACATTTACTTTATCCTGTTCTGCGGATCGCAACTGATATTCCCACATACTTCCATTGAACGAAAAACCAATGAACATATCATATTTAGAAGCATCAATAGATTCAAAGAAATCATAATTGATTAATGCTCGGTTGATTGCATAGACTTTATGTCCCTCAAATATGGTTTCAAAACCATATGCTCTAAGATATTGTTCTGCATTTGCTGCTAAATACTCAATAATTGATAAGCCATCTGCTATCATATCACCAATAATTTTTGCTGCTTCATAAATTCCTTGATCTTTATTTAACGTGTTTAGCAATGGACTTAACGCATCAAAATCATACGATTCAAATGCATAGTGAAATGCTTTTACGAATTGTTTTGACGTTTCACCAAAATAAAATGTATCCCACATGGCTGTATATTCTGCCAGTTTTGGATAATCTGCTTTATATTTATATATATTGAGTAATCTTTTTACATTTTTCTCATCCGTCCTCTCAATTTGCTCCCAATTTTCATCACACATATATTTAAAATATAACCATGTCAAATTCGCTCCTGAAATACCCGCTCCAGTAATTCTGATTCCTTTTACATCACACTTGAAATCTTTATACGCTTCAATCGTAGACTGATGATGGTCGATCCAAAATACATTCTTTGTAATACTGAGCAACTGCCACATCTCTTCTGGCTCAATACTGTAGTCTACAATAAACACAAATTCATCCTGCTCAATGTCATGAAACGGGAATTTCATGCCGTAATTAATTTTTCGGAAGTCTTCTGGTTTAAACTCTAAACCTCGCTGTTCGCAAGCTTTTCTGACATAGAAACCAGATACGATGCCGTCCTGATCAACATGATAAAAACATTTCATTCTTCTTTACCCCTTTCGTTTATTCATTAAGTTAAGAAAATCTGCAACATCCTGCATAGCATGTACGCCAGAATATACTTTAATACGATTTTCTTTCAATAAATTTTCGACTGCTTTTAAACTGTGGCTCATCTGCTTAGATTCTTTATTCTTTTGTTCCTGATAGAGATTAAGAAAGATCACTTTATCTGGTCGCTTATGAGAATCATCAACTACTTCTGCAATACTGTATACTCCTTTAATACCATTCGTAATGCCATACAGAACATAGTCAGATTCTTCTCTTTCCTTGACTTCCCGCAGTCGGTCTTCTTCACTCCAATTTTTTACGATTGGATTATAATAATCACAATCCAACATCTTCTGTAGCTGGTCTCTCCACTTCCATCCAGAGCATGTTCCGCCTAAAAACACTTTCATTCTTCTTTCTCCTTCACCTTTGCTTTTGATTGATTTGGCTTTTTAACCGATTCAACATATATTTCCCAGTCATCTGCATATACATCTTCCGCAAGAGGTATCCAAACTTCTGCGTTTTCTTTATCAAATAAAAAAATAATTGAATCTGGCTTATATTCACCCATATCATTACACTCAAAATAAACATTAGTTAATTCTGACGAATAAATTTTCAAATACTTTTCCTTTCCCCAAATGCCTCTTCTTATAGTAGTTTTGTCTTTTTTTATTGCGATCATTGCTTTTATAAAATTCAATTAATTATTCACCTCTTCCTTTTACTGTTAAAATCCCATCCTTGCTCAACCCAATCATTTGCGAAAATATCCTCTTGTGTAGGCAACCATCCCAATGTTATAACTCCATTTTGGTCTCTACATAAGAGTGGTTTCATTTTATATTTTTTATCAAATGGAATAATCTCATTTAATTCTTCTTCGCACATCATAAACACATAATCATAAGTTGTTCGTGTCTTCTTCCACGAACTACGACGATACAATTGCCTTGGATTAATTTCCATATTTTGCATCATCATTTCAAACGACATTCCTTGTTTCTTTTTTGCCATTGGCATTATTTCTCCTTTACAATCTTAACTTTATAACCAAGTTCCTTTTCAATTTCTGCAACCGTCATTTCTTTTGGCGGTGATAAACTCATATTTAAACTATCAATATCAGATTCCATATTCCAAACGCTTCTGTAGATCAATCGTCCAGTCAAAATACAAATTGCTTTCTTAACTTCGTCTGCCGTCGGTGGATAATGATCTAATGATGAAATAATATGTTTGTAATTTTCTTCATTCAATAAAACACGTTTAGAATCGAGGGATGTATTCTCTTCTTCCCGTGATTCAATATATAAGAAGTTGTTCATTATATCTCTCCTTTCTCAATTTCTTCTTTAATAATTCTATATGCAAGAGCCTCATCAGACTCTTTATCATTAATTCCATTTCTTTCTAACAGCCTGTCCAATTCACTGGGACTCAGCCGATCAAAGAATCGTTTTATTTCCTGTTCACGTTGCTGTCTTGATTTCATTTTTCGTTTAATTTCCTTTTGATTTTGTTAAATTTGATAGGTCTTTTACGCACGATCGAATAAAATGAAGCACGTCAGAGTTCTGTACCTGTGTTAAATTTGATAGGTCTTAAACCTCAAATATTCAACTAACATAGATTTTAGTGAGTACATTCATGTCTCACTTTTGGCGTATCTACCTATTTGATAGACGAGATAAAATCTCCAGAACACACCACACACTTTGTGTAATTTTTAATAGGTATCAAACTCAGGCAGCGAAAAGATCGGATGCCGATTGTGTTTTGTACCTATGTAATTTTTAATAGGTATCAAACTTTGTATCAGGTGCTGAAGATCAAAACATGTTTTGTACCTATGTAATTTTTAATAGGTATCAAACCTCAATTTCATCCTTGTCCAATTTTGATACTTTATCACATAGGTTTTAGTGAGTATTATTTTTAAATCTCACTTTTGGCATAATCATATTTCTTATGATCAGAAAATTTACATTGGATATAAAATTTCTCAAAACATGCCATACATTTTATGTAATTTTCAATAGTTCTCAAACATGGGATTGTGCTTATGCATACAGGGAATGGTTTTGTATCTGTGTAATTTTCAATAATTCTCAAACCTCAAATCTTTATTATGTATACAATGCAGAACTTTACGTTCTGTTCAATTACACAAATTTTAGTGAGTGAAAAATTTTCCTATCTCTTGGCATAGCCATATTATTTTATGGCTGAGGGAGCATCGAACTCCCTCCAAAACATGCCATATATTTTCATATAATTTACGCTGCTAATTGATCTTCATTATCTAATTGAATACCGTAATACTCAGCCGCATCTTGCATTGTCTTTTTACAAAATTGAAATTTATCACTTGTAAATAATGTTGACATCGCAATATTTCTTGATGCATTGTAGTCTGCATTTACCATATGCAACTTATGACTTTCACAATCAGGATTACCACAAACAAATGTTGCTTGATCTTTTCTCTGCCCGTCTTCCCAATGTCCGCAGAAACTACACACTTGAGATGTAAATGAAGGATTTACTTTTCTAACTTCAATGCCATATTTTGCAGCTTTATATTCTATGTATTGCTGAAGTTTATAAAAACTCCAATTTCTTAAAATGAATTTACTTGAATCATATCCCGAAAGATTTTCTACATTGATATATTTCGCTTTATTCTTGACCGCAAAATCAACCACTTTCTTGCTTACTTTGTGACAGTATGTTTCAACAAAGTTATATTCTTTCTTTTTACATCTTTCTAATGCCAACAACTTTCTTTTTCTTCCATGTCCGCCTTTTGACATTTTTAACGCTTTCTGTAACTGCTGTTTCTCATGCTGTAATTTCGTTCTCATTCTAATAAAATCGTCACTACTACCAATATACTCTCTCTTATATTTGTTATTATTCAAAGAACATACCGCTGGAATTGCAACTCCAAGATCGACACCAACTACAGTGTCCTCATCTAATTCAAGTTGTGTTTTAGGAATTCTAATTGATAAATTTAAAATAATTTTTGTTTTAGAAATCTGCATTGTACTTCCACAAATCTCGTATTCTCCAGTAAATATTCTTAACAATGTAGAAATCAACTCATCTCTATTTCCTTTGTGTCCAATATTTACTTTGAAATTTGCAATGGTCGGAATACCTTTGTTACCTAATCCACAATACAATTTACAATCAGAATTTTGAATATTTTTCTTTAATTCTGTTATATCTTCATATTCGTGATATAGATCAAAATACGCTTTTGCAATTGTAAACGGTGAGTCAATTTTAAAATTCGGAATTGACACTTTGCCGTCTAACAATCCCTGTTTAACCAAATCTTTGATCTTGCTTGTTAATATCTGAGAGAAACATGTTCCGTATCCACCTAATGGATTGTCAATGTCAACATCATCAAAGATGCTTCCTTTATTACTTCCTTTTCGTCTATATGCAACATTAATATTTTCTTTAATCCATGTATATTTATCTTTCAATGTTGGCATATATCCAACTCCATCCTGTACCATTTTTGTGTATATGTAAGACAAAATGTAGTTCTTTCGTCTTGCTTCGCTCTCCATTGCATCTCTCACAAGACCATATGTATAATCGTTAACCATTTTCTGAGTATATTCTTCGATTCTATTTTCTTTGAAATCTTCATATTGCTTTTCTAATTCTGTGAGCTGCTGTTTATACCCGTCTTTCTTTTCTGGTTTGCTTGTATTCTTGATCTGCTTCTTCTTTGCTTCAATTTTCCTTGGAAAATCTTTTTCTAAGAAAGAATTGATTCTTTTCTTCCATTCTTTTCGCTCACTTGCGACAGGAATCAAAGCGATTTTTCTAGTAATTACCATTGTGTTATCTTTAGCTGTCATATACTACTTCACTCCTTTACCTTCCATTTCTTCATATAACTCTCTAAATTTTCGAAAATCCTCTGCACTACCACCATTATCTGGATGACTTTTCTTCATTGCATACTTCACTGCGTCCTTAACATCTGAACGAGTTTCTTCCTTATTACATGTACCATTTTCTTTGTCGTTCGCATCAGCCATGAACGACATCTTATCTAAGATCAAATTTACATTTGTCTGCCTCATCCGATCCATCTTTCTTTCGTATCTCAGAAATACAATCACTCCAACGATACAAAACCCAATCGCATAGCCAATAGCGAACTCAATATTGGCTCCCATATTAATCACCTCACTTTACATAAAACTCAGATTTTACTCTATTACATATCTTTTCTCACAGCCACATTTCTTACACCGATAAACCTTTTCACACTTATAAGGCTTAGTTGATTTCTCGCTCCAATATATATCTGAATTAAATATCTGTTCCCAATCATGTTTACAGAAACAAGACCTGATATACCAAATTAATCTTCTCATTTAATACCTTACACCTCATATTTCACTCAATAAGTCTTTCACAATTACTCGGTCTGCATCTTTAACCTTTTTTGATTTTGTTGTTGCCATGAACTTTAACCACTCTTTTCTCATTTTCTTTTCATTATCATTTAGGTGTTCGATGACAATTAATTGCTTAGAATTAAGTTTGTCGTGACTAGAAATATAGTTATTCCATCCGTCTTTCCAAAACAGCTTGTTTGAGATAACTAATGCATATCCAATCAATGTTTCTCCATTTACCATTCTTGATCTAAAACACAGATTTCCATTTTCAATGGGATTATTTCTCATATCTTTCATTCTTCATCACCTTCTTCTGGTCTTAACATAATGCCAAGACCTGTACACATTCCTGTAAGTTTCTTATCCATTGCCTTAATTCTTTTGTAATTGTAATAAGTCATGTATGGTACTCCAATGCCGATCGCTGCAATTACCATAAACGCTAATACCCAAATTATGTAAAACAAAACGTCCATTTTATCTTTCTCCTTTTCTACGACTATTTCCTAAAATCGAACCACCATACTGTGTAAAAATTCTTCTGAAAATATGTATCGTCTCCATCATCAAGTTCTGTGAAATATTTTCTGCCTCGTTCCTTGACATCGTCTTCATTGAAATAACTATATGCCCATGCAGGAATTGTATAAGATTCTTTATCTTCTAAGCAGAGATTCAACAAATCTTTGACCATCATCTGCAATTCTTCTTCATCATATCCCTGTGTCATTACGTCAAAATATGGGATATATGCCATATATGGAACTGAGTCATTCTCATCTTTTAGAACTACGACAGGAAATGTTAGATTATAATTCATATCAGCCTTACTCCCTTGAACTGTAAATATTATTTTTTCTTCATCGGTTGTATCGTCAGTAAGCGCAAATAGCGAAACATCTCTAAGTGCGTATCTAATATCATTTACCCTCTTCCTTCTTATGTTTTTTCTTTTTATATGGTATACAATAATCAGAAGATACCCATACCCAACTATTTTTTATATAGATTAAGAAATCTGCACCCTTTTCATAGTAATAACCTTGTGTGTATGGGCTAGGGCTTACTCCATACACTTTGTACTTCTTACCTTTATATAAAACTTTCATAATTATTCTCCTCCAAAATAAATCCACCACTTGGTAACATTGCAATCAATTTCTTTTTCTTTTAATTTTGCAATCTTACGATTATTGCTTTGGTATGTATCCATCTGTTTTTTAACAAGTTCATTGCTTCTTAATTCAGGATATGTTGTGATCAATGCCATTCCATCACCAGCTTTAAATTCTTTGTATGTATCCTTTTCATGATTCATGTAACTCTTAACAGTCACATCAATCTTTCTCTCAAGCTGCCGATTTTGTGTTTCATACATTTTGATTTTCTGATTGACACCTTGATTTTCATATAGATTACTCAGTAGTGAACATAAAAGTACGATAATGGCAAAGTTAATCAGAATTAATACAACACTAAGAATATCAAGATCACAAGAGGAGTAATCCTTGTTTTTAGCATGATGATAATAGGTCATTGAAGCAATTATAGTAATTACAAGTATTGTTATCAGCACTATTCATCCTCCTCTTCTAAAAAATCTCATCCAATGCTTCTTCAATAACTTCTTGAACATCTGTTTGTGTCAAATCATAATCACACATCATATCATCCATCGGAAGATGACTTTTCATACACGTAAACAAATACTCTGCAAGTCCTTCTGTGTCATAGCCTTTTACAGCATCATCCTTTTGCAAAGGCTGTTTCATGCCGTTCCTAATATGATACCCAAGCCTATGAGCGGTAATAATAATTTTGTTTCCTTTAGGAATTATCTCTTTTCTTCCAAAAATTGTTTCAACTTCTGTTTCTCTTTGTGATACTAAGATTTCTCCGATTTTATATGTACTCATTCATCCACCCCACAATCAACATCAAATAGATATTTCATGATGCGTTTTGCTCCAATATAATCAACGGCATTTTTAACAATATCTTCGGAAGTGAAATAAATATCATTGATATTTTCTACTACATGATTTGATGATCTTACTAAAGCTTCATCTCCAATATCATATCTAATAGTATAATGTGGATTTATGCCATTCCACTCTTCTTTCTCTGGATCATTATGTTCTTTTGCGTATTGCTCAAGCTCTACTTTGACCTTCTGCTTTTCAATACCAAACTCTGTATCCTTTTCAGTCTTAAATACATTTCCTAAAGCTAATCTTCTAAAATCTGAAGTTCTGTTTTGCCATTTTGCCATACAGATATGTCCATCATCAGTGATGAAATAATACGTATCCCCATTATTTAATCCACATGGATTAGTTTCTTCTTTCGGTTCCGATCTTTCACAAAACTGATCAAATAATGATTTAAATAAATTCTGCTGTGCTTCAGATAATTTCGAAATATCAATTGTTTTTGTTGTACTCATTTATTTCCCCTCACTTTCTACCCCAAAGATGTATTTTAAAATTCTTTCTTTTCCTACTGCTTCGATTGCATCAAATACAAGCTGTCTTGACGTAAACATCACCGCCCCTTGTAACTTTAAACTCCAAAAGTCACAACTCAGTTGTTTTGTATCCTCATCATCATATTGAATACAAAAACGTTTTTTAACTATCTTGCTATTATGTTCATCTGCATACCGTTCCAACTCAACTTCTACTTTTCTTTTTTCTACATCAAATAACGCTTTCTCTCTTGTCAGAAAGACGTTTCCAAATTCCCATCTTTCGTTATCTGCAACTGTATCTTGCCATGTACTACATTCAACACATCCACGACTATTGGCAAAAAAATACTCTTGCCTACACTTTGGTTTCTTTACCTTTACATCCTGTTTCTTGTCTGGTTCTTTTCCATTCATTTTCTCAACAAGTCTGTAAAACTCTTTTTCTTCTGCTTCTGTTAGATTTTTAATTCCCATTTTATCCACTTCCTTTTTTCTATACTTCTAATCAATTTCTGCGATACTTTCTACGAAGCAGTTGTAGTAAATATATCTCTTACCTTTGTAGTCAAACTTGACATATCCACCGTCATTTGTATCAATGTCAATTTTCCCTTTATATTCAGCAATCTTTTTACCATCTGCTGTATATACTGTAATGACTCTTTTCATACCGCCATTCCAATTGCTTTTCATATCAACAACTTCTCTTTTGAATCCTGCGGTACATCCTGTCATTAAACCGTTGCCAAAATTTTCTTTCTCATTTATTTTTCTCCTTCTTCTTTATAGTAATATCCATACAAGCAGCAATCTCCAGAATCCCATGTGTCGTAATAACAACCGTCTGAAATTGCAACTACATGATTCGCAACATTTACCAAGTAATTGCCTTGCTTATGATCTTTTGCAAAGCTTTCAACCGTTGGTCGTTTAGATCCTTTTCTGTTGCTTATGCCCTGATAAGCAAATCCGTTATCGAATAAATATTCTTCGTAACATTTTCGCTCTGACGGCATACACTGCATATCCCTTGCATATGGTAACAATTCATCAAATGTCGTTAACCATTCTTTGTCAAGAACTTTCGTTAATGCTCTGATCACGCAATCTGAATGATTGTCTTTCGTATCTTTATCGTTTGGTTGATAATATCTGTAAATTTTATTTGACATTTTCTCACTCCTTCACTTCATTTTCTTGAAGTTTATCTTTCATTTGTTGAATATAATATACCACTTCTTGCAGATAGTGTCAATACAAAATCTTCAACTTCTTGAATATTTTATTTTACATCTAGTATGTAATATGCTACAATATAGATGTGGAGGTATATCATATGATAAGTTATAAACCGCTTTTCGTTACTTTAGCGAAAAAGAGTATGACAAAATCTGATTTGCGAACCGCATTGCATATGAGTCCTGGTACTATTGCTAAGATGGCAAAGCACCAATATATCAGTCTCGAAAACATTGACAAAATTTGCTTATATCTTGATTGCAAAATTGAAGATGTTATCGAGGTCATACCAAACGATTAATCAAAAAGACTTTGACCATTTAGGTTAAGGTCTTTTTTAGTGGAAACAACAGGGATCGAACCTGCGTCGGCAATTTATATGTGATGAAAAATTAAAATGTAAATAATATAAAAATACTTATACGGAGGTAGAAAAAGAATGTATGTATTGCCTGCTCTACCAACTGAGCTATGTTTCCATAACTGGCACTTTATACAACTATATATAGTGGCTTGATAATTGAGTAAACACTATATATTGTGGTTTATAGTGCCATAAAATGCCAGTTTTATGTTTGTGAAATTAATTTTTGTAGATGAATTTATTCGTTATTTGCGAGCATTTTTCATCTGATCTAATATGGCTTTAGCTTCTTGCTGTCGCTCTTCTTGCTCCATATGATAATCCAATGTTTCTGCACTAGATTCATACGCAATAGCAACGCCTTTGGCTTGTTCGCTAAGTTTCTTTGCTCCTTCTCGAACCTCTTCCAAACCTTCCTGAGCAGCATTTGAACTATTGTATTGATCTAAATTTTTCTGCAATTCTGCAATCTGCTGATCTGCCTCCATCTGAAGAACCACAGTATCTTTTTCGCTTTTTAGCTTAATGAGCTGATCATACGCTTGGTTTTTAATTTCTTCTTGTTTATCTTTTGTGGATTGCAACTCTGGGATTTTCTTTTCGTACACTGATTTCTGTGCCTTGAGCGTGGCTAATTTTTGAGCATAATACATTGCTTTTTTATCATCATTGTTATCAATATACTGGTTGATCATTGCCTCGGTTTTAGAAATTTCTTCTTTTGTTTCTTTGAGGTTATCTTCCATTGTTGCCAATCGACCAGCTACCATTGTGTATGTACCCATTGTTTTCTGGTAGAAATCCTGCTTATCTTTAATTGCAGTATTATATCTGGCTCTTGCTCCCTCTGGAGTCATTGCATTTTCTTTGATTTTTTCTGTAACTGTTCCAGATGCCACATTTTTAATCTGCTTTCCATTTTTAGTAAATTGTAAATATGCGATAATCGCTACAATTACACAAATAATAATAATTGTCATAATAATTTCTCCTATTAGAACTCACGGTAATCTGCTGGCTCTGGTGTTCCAAGATTTTCATTATCTGTAGATTCTACTTCTTTATCTTCAGAAACAAAATCTTTTAGCATCTTTGCAAGATCAACACCTGTAGATCCTTTAACACCATCTGATACCTGATTCACAACATTCATAATATCTTTTGTTAATTTTGTTGTGTTTCCTTCTCCATACATAGTGATACTTCCTACATTTCCTAATGGTGCGGCTGCATTTTTAACTGCTTCTGGGAACATCTGACACATCATTTCTACAATAGATGCTTTACCCATCTGTTTCATAGCTTCTGCTTTCTTTTCAATTGCTTCTGCTTCAGCAATACCTTTAGCTTTGATTGCCTCGGCTTCTGCTACACCCTTTGCACGAATACCTTCAGCTTCCTGCTCCATAGCATATTTTGTAGATTCAGCTTCTTTTTCTTTGGCATATTTGTTAGCTTCAGACTCTTTCTGTCTCTTATATAAATCTGCATCTGCTTTCTGCTGAGAGGCATATCTTTCAGCCTCTGCCTGTTTCTTGATCTGTGCATCTAATGTCTGCTCTGTTACCTCAACGTCTTTACGTTTCAGTTCAATTTCTTTTTCCTGACGCATAATATTAGCATCCGCAGTTACAATTTCAATTTCTTTACGTGATTTTTCTTCCTGAATCTTGTATGCTGCATCTGCCTCAGCCTTCTTTGCTTTTGAAATCTTCTCAAGTTCAGATTTTTTAATTTCCAGATTGTTATTCTTTTCTGCGATCGCTGTTTCTGACTCAACCCTTGCATCATTCGCTTCTTTTTCAGCCATTGCTTTTGCTTTTTCAATATCTCTTTCGCTTTCAGCTCTGGAAATTGCAGCCTTCTTCTGAATTTTAACAACATTATCTACACCAAGATTTTCAATAACATCATTATCATCCATAAAATTCTGCACATTAAAACTGATGATATCTAATCCCATTGCAGCAAGGTCTGGCTTCGCATTTTCTGTAACAAGCTGTGCAAATTTCTGACGATCAGAAACCATTTCTTCGAGGCTCATCTTTCCAACGATCTCTCGCATATTACCTTCAAGGACTTCTCTTGCGACCTGTCCAATATCGCCTACTGGCTTATTTAAGAAGTTTTCTGCTGCAAGTTTTAATCTTTCTGGATTACTGCTAACCTTTACATTGACCGCTGCATCTACATTGATATTGATATAATCTGCTGTAGGCACAGAACTTGATGTCTTAACATCAATTGGAATTAACTCAAGATTAAGATGATCTGCTTTTTCAAAGAATGGGATTTTTAACCCTGCCTTACCAATTAATGTCTTAGGTGTCTTTCTAAGTCCAGAAATAATATAAGCTTTATCTGGACTTGCTTTGACATAACCGCTACCGATAATAGCTCCTACGCCACCTACCGCAATAACCACTGGTACCACTGTTCCAATTACTTCAATCATAAATATCTCCTTTGTTATAAAATTTATTTATCACAACACCATATATAGATGTCATAATCTTGTTACTAAATACATCCGCCACAAGAATTAGTGCGAAAATCCTCTTCATTGATTGCTTTGAAGATCTGGCGCTGAACATCAATATCTTTTGTAATTTTATCTAACCAATACTTATTAGCCTCAATCCACTCATCTTGTTTCAGTCCGTCATAATATGATTCCCATTCTTCAACCCAGTCCTTAAAATACCATCGCTCATATCTTTTATATGTATTCATAGGTTCTGTGCGTAAGTCTTCTGGAATCTTATCGGTAACATCTTTGCCATCAACATCAAGCTTCCATTCTCCAATACAGAGTGCAAAACCACGACCTGTCCATTTTGCTTTAACTTCCATATTTAATCATCCAACTCCATTCCTGCCTCGATCCACATGCCAGATATAAATTTAGGCATTGGAGCAAGTTTAAATACATTCTTCTCATGCATCTCGTCAATGATCTGTCTCACTGCTTCATCTTTACATACTCCAGTTCTCAGATATTCGTCTAACATATCATATGTAAATCCAAGATTATCTTCATCTGTCTTACCGCATAATCCATCAGTAGGTGTTTTTTCGATTAACTCTGTTGGAAGTCCCAGAACTCTACCAATTGCTTTAACTTCTGTCACAGTCAGATCACTTAATGGACTAAAATCTCCGGCTGAATCTCCATATCTTGTTGCATATCCGACCCAATCTTCAGATAAATTACATGTATTTGCTACTCTTCCATTCATACTCTGTGCAAAAGCATACAATGTAGCCATTCGGATACGAGCAGGTAAATTTGTGGCACTCTGTTTACTCCATTTACCGCCTAATTCATCTCTGATTTCATGTTTAATATCTCTGCAAGCATTAAAAATATTAACTGTGTAATGTTCAATTCCTAGATGATCACATAGCATCTGAGAATACTCAATATCACTCTGCACACCCTGTGGCATCATAATTCCAATAACTCGATCTTTACCTAGTGCTTCGACACATAAGGCAGCGACAACTGATGAATCTTTACCGCCTGAAATTCCTACAACGGCATTACACCATCTTCCATTAACTTTAAACCAATCTCTAATCCACTGTACTAATCTGTCTTTGGTTTCTGCTGCATTAAAACTCATGTTTTATATCTCCTCTCTTAAAATTCTCCTTCGTTTAAAACTCTTCTAATTTCCTGTAATGACTGTTCTTTTACCAATTTGCCATCTCTAAATACCGTCTCAAGCAGATTATTCAATGGAAGATTTTCTGAAGTATATCCATCATGACATACAAAATTACCATCATCATTGGTTATATAGCATAAACCTTTATGTGACTTTTTTAATTTTGTTTTGTCCGTCTTAGGATCTTTTTGAATCATATATTCTTTACCATTTATTACACAATCAGTGCTCTTCATTGCAAACCCGAAAGTGTCTCTCGTTAGACATACGAGTCCGTCTTTTTCTGTAGACATTGCAGTGAATGAAAATGCCCCAACACCAAACAAAATTGTATTCGCTGCAAACCCAAGGTGTTCAAGCTGCGTCCAAATTTCTTTAATCTTCTCATACTGGCAACCATCACCATAAATTAATCCAATTTTATGATTAAGCTCTTTATATCCTTTTTTATTTATTTTTCCCCCAAAAATTTTATAAAGTTTTTGTACAGTTTGCACAGAAATTTCTACTATATCTCCGCTATCAGGTCGCACAAAAAATTTGCCGTTATGCTCCAAAATTTCTTTTTTAAGTTTAGGTAATATATTATCAATAAGATTCCAATAGTCAAAACTATCTGACACATAACTAAATGAAGTATCTTTATAAACCGTTGTCAGAAGCCTTCTAAGTAAATTCTCTTCAGTTTCACAAACTGCCAAATTACAACACACTGTTGCATGTTCAAGACTTACTGCTCCGATACCAATATGATTCTTTTCGCAATTTGCATCATACATTTTATCAACATACTGCATTGCTGGAATCGTAGACGTTTTGTTAAAAGACAATAACCATGAGCTACTGGCTCTAATCCCATTATTTACACCAAGCCCTCTAAACCCAAAATCCGCCATAGCCATTGATGGATCAGAATTATCGGTAGTTTTGTCATAAAAGGTATTTGCCAGTTTTCGATATTCATGAGCCATAGTAGCCCAATTACATGTTCCATACAGCTCTGACTGTGTCATGCATTCAATCCATTGTACAACCCATGCAAACTTAGGGTGTGTATTTACTAACTCAATACACGGAACCCCCATCGGTACAAGAGAACCTTCTGGTAATGCTTTCATTTCAATTGGTAAATATCCTAAATCATATAGTTGCTCAATTCTATTGATATTATAACTTTGGGCTCCAATCTGAGTATCAAGATATTTTTTATATTCATTTATGACTTCATCTTTATTTCTATTAAAAAATGTATTATTTATTGAATCAATCAAAAACTCTTTAATAAATCCTTGTAGCCCAAAAAACACTACTTTATTAATGTTATTAAACATTGATTTTCTTGGTGTGATATATGAAGTTAATTTCGATAATCCGTTAGGCATTGCGTCTGGATTTGTATTTTTATATGTATCTGCCATTAACATAAAAGAAATATTACTCATTTTTTTCCTCCGCTTCTTTATATTTATATTCTCCAAAAAATTCAACTTCCTTTGATCTTCTCGCTTGAATTGCATCATTGATATTTGAATAAGAACCTAGATAATATCTTTTCTTGTTATAAGTTATATAAGCCTTCCATACACAGTATTTTTTATCCCATGATACTCCTGTCACTCCAGATGTATTATTACTGCTCAGTCCTCTATTCGCACAATTTTTTGCCTGTGTTGTAATTCTTAAATTTGACTTTCTGTTGTTGTAAAAACTATTCTTCCCATCTGGGGTATGATAAATATGATCGACAATTCTATCATCATCTATTGACAAATGCATAACCATACGATGAAGAAATATCGTTTTACGATCAATCGTTGTAGCCAAATACCCTCTATCTGTTTCATACCAAATATAATCTTTAATTAAATCATAATCTTCTTTATCAATATAAAATTTGTTATGAGTGTTATTGGCAATGATTATACACATGTCTTCATCAAAAACATAACGATTCATTTTATTTTTTTTCATAGTTTGATTCTTAAAATATGAAGCCATACACCCACAAGATTTTGTTTTTCCAGAAGTTAAATCATGTCGTTTATGTAGTTTGATCGTTTTATTAGGACATTGGCATTCACATATCCATAAAGGCTTTCCTTCTTTGGATTTTTCGTTCGACAATCCTTTCACTAACCAATTCCCATAATAATTTCCTGTTAAATCACTTTTGTCTCTTATTTTTACCCCTCCATAACCTCAACTTTCTCATGCTCTTTGGTAAAAATACTACGTGTCGTATACACTTTTTTAAACAAACTATCTTCCTTTAGTAATTCGCCATCAAGAATTGTGTTTTCACAGTGAGTAACATACAAATACATATCTTTACAACCGTATTTGTTTAATTCTTTTGATCCGTAGTAGAATGTGCCACCCTTACTACAAATATCATCAATCATTAAAATTGCTGTATTCTCATCTAATTTATCTGTATCTCCATGAATCTCAATACCAAGAATTTTTCCTGTCTTCCAATCACGATTTTTAATTCCATAGACAATCGGATAATCATCTGATACAAATTCAGAATATCTTTTTAGTGATCCGCTATCTGGAAAATAAATTACAAGATTTCTTGATGACTCTGCTTTAAGGACTTTACTACAAGTTTGTGTAATATATGATGCTCCACGGATTACTTCTACATGATCAATCAATGCAGTAGATACATCGGAATGTGGATCAGTTACAATAACTTTTACAAATCCAAGACTATTAATAATTTCTGCAAAATATTTTAATGTAAAGCATTCGCTTGGCTCTTTTACTCTGTCAAATCTTGCATTTGGTATATACGGCATCACTAATGCTTGTTGTAACCACGGAAAATGTTCTTTAATATTTTTAGAAATACACAACAAGGAAAACAACTCTTTATCTGACTCATATAACCATGTGATATACGCTGTCTTGTTTTCTATGATTTCTTGAGATATCGCACCTAACGAAAAATCAATTTTTTGCGTTCCATCTGGAAAAGATTCTGGAACAACTGGGACTCCACCAATACTAATCATTCTTTATCACCCCTTTATTCATTAATTACTTCAATTTGACACATTTTCATTGCTTCAAGTGCATTCTTATGACTCTCTGGTGTCACTCCTGCACAGCAGGAAGCATCTACAATAATCTTTGCTTTTGGTAGTGCTACTTTTAATAACATTGCATTGGAGATTACACAAATATCTGTACATAAACCAATTAATGTAATTTCCACATTTTCTGGATGAAGTCGATTACCAATCCCAAATTCATCTTCGCAGTCAAGTGCAAGGTCTAATGATCCAAATGTGCTTTTACGGTACATACCATCTGGTAATATAGATTTGTCTTTGTTATCATCAACGGAAATATTGTTAGATAAAGCATCTCCTACCTCTTGATTTAACCGCCATCCATCTTCTCCGCAGATGCAATGCTTTACTGGAAGATTCTTTCCTTCCTGTGTAGATAAATAATTTTCATCGTGTGTGTCCATTGTTGCAACAATAATGCCATCAAAATTTTTAATTTTCTCAATTACTTTGGGAACAATTTCCTGTGCTTCTTTGGTTCCAAGGCTTCCGTCGATGAAATCATTCTGCATATCGACGACAACCAATAATTTATTAACGTCCATTGTTTTCTCCTTCCATTAAATTACTGTTTTATTAATCAAATAATCCATACCCAAAGTGCTGTCTCAGTTCATCATTCCAACTATTAATCGATTCAACTTTTGGCTCTTGGACAAGCTTATATCGAAAATCTTCAGGCATAGACAGTGCGATAAAATTCATAATAAGTTTTGCACAATCTTTCCTTTCTTCGATATAATACACGCCATCTTCTTTATAGAAATCAACCTCTTTAAAACACCCAGAATTATTTAAAATTTCAAATGCTGTTTCGCTCATTTCTGATTCTTGATACTCTGTCCAAATCAGTCTCTCACTTCTATAACCAAGACCTAGACCCGTATAATCTTCATTGTAATTAAAAGCTACTCCTAGCTTTTTACAACTGTCTTTATACGCTTGTCGAATTTTATGAATATCATAGTTACAATCAAATAAAAAACTTTCTGATATTTTATGCCCATCTTCCGACCAGTCGCCTAATTCTAATTTATAAATCATTCCAGTCTCCTTTCTTTAAGCACCCACCCGTCAAATTTGACGGGAAGGTGTATTCTCTTAATCTTCTAACGAATCAATCATTGCACGTAATTCTGCTTCTGACATCTTCTCAATAGCCTCATCCTGTTTCTTGGAAAGAGCATCAATATATTTTCTCTGTGTCAGTTTCTTATTAATACGTTCCTTCTCAGCAAGTCTCTCATTACGTTTTGTTGTAAAGATATACTTCACAATACCAATCGCAGCCGTTAATCTTGGATCAACATTTGCATCATCCAACAGACTTTCTTCTGAAGATTTAACTTCCTGATCTTTCAGATTTTTATAAACCACGTCTAAATCTTTATCAGATAAATCCCATAAATCTTCTACGGATAATTCTCCCTTTGTTGATGGGAATCTCATTTTGTTTCTAGTTGCCATTTCAAATAAGTTTTCTGTTGTCATAATTCAATCTCCTTTGTCTATATTAAAATTTAATTTTAAAAACTCTTTCTGTTGCACCCTTGATTTTAACGATCACATCATCTCGTTTTGTAGAACTGAAACCAATTCCTGATAGCTGATTTGGGTCATCTGCGACATGCATCTTACTTCCTAAAGCCTCGAATACTCTCTTGTGCTGTACTAATTCCTGCTTCAAAAACTCATTGAAGAATCCATTTGGAGTATCTTCATTCACACATCCGTTTAACATGAACAGATAATGTTTATGCCCAATACCTGTCTGTTCGTCCCAATAGTTAGGTGAATAACACATTACTGTTACTGGCACAAACTGATTTGTATTGATACCCCAAATTTCTCTTGAAGATGTTGTTGATGGAAGTTTTTCTTTGATTGTGAACACACCATCTTTTAATGTAACTGTAGCTACTGGAACATCTTCCTTCTGACGTAAAGGCTTATCATATTCAAATTCATAAATCTGTCCATCAAATTCAATCTCTGCTGTAAATCCAGAAACTCCATTTCTATGAGCAAAATTTCTTACGAAAAATTCATATTCTCCGTCAACCATTTTGGATTTATCTGCCCATGTAATATTTTCTACGGCAGGCTCTCCTCTATGTGGATGAGTTACATCAACATCAAGGCTTCCACCAGTTGCATAATCATGCATTGAAGCATAATAGATATGATGACGTGGAGTTCTGCAATGTGCATCAAAATCGTCCTGATTCCAATCTGTATTTGCATTCCACTGAATTGAGAATCTTAAAACTCCATCAACTGCACCACCTGCGTTCTTAACTCTTTCTTTCATTTCACTGTCTGTCATATTTCCTGAATATGCCCAGCTGAAAGGATTACTCCACTTCATCATGTTCTTAGCATCTTTATTTACAGGTGCGATCAGTGAAACCATATTCTTCTTGTGACGATTTTCAAACAGAACTTCTAATTCTTTTGCCGTTGGAAGTACATCTGATACGAATTTCTCTGCACTGATTTCTTCGACTTTAGAGAACTTCTTAGGATTTACTGCGACTTCCTTACTCATTTCATCAAAAATATCTAAGCCACCTTGAATACGTGGTGCTGCATCACGATTACAAAACAGAATATTGTTTACTGTAATATCGTCAAGTCTTGCAAATCTACGCTGTAATGAATCCATATATCCTAAATCGGTTACAGTTTTCTTTGCATCCTCAAGCATCTTCTTTGTAAAGATTGCCTTTGGTCGTTTGTAATTCGCAGGAGCTACGACATTTTCATAGGCTTTTACTGCATTATCTAAGTCCATGCCTTCGCTGATATTCACAAGTAATGTACCGATGCTATGATTTCTAATACGACCAATTACATCTCCGATGGTCATGGCTTTTGTCCATGTATATGTATCTTTTTCTTCATCGGATAAACCATTGTATTCTCGCTGATATTTTCTAAAGTCCTTTAAGACTCTTTCCCACTCCTGTCCTCTATAAAGAGTATTTGAAGCGATCAGCTCTAACACTGTATCAACAGCTTCTTCTGTGATTTCATCAAGTGATCTTTTAAACACATTCTTTCGATCTCTCACTTTTGCTTTTGCTGTAGGAATATCGGATTTTCTTTCTAGTAATCTCTCTGGAATCGGTGTATACATATGAGTCCATTTGATAATCTGCTTATCTTCTGTATACTCATTTGTGGTTTTTGTACCAACTGTATTTGTAAAATGTCTCCAAATATCTTTGATCGGCTTTGATTCTACATATGTTCGTAAAGCATCAACTACTGGCTGAAATACGGCATCCTCAGTATCAATTTCCCAAATTGTATGAAGCTTGCCGTCAACAATTGCCACAGCTCCACCGATTGTTTTAATAAAGTTTCGGCAATGACCACAGTCATATTCTCGTCGTTTGCGATACATTTTGTTTGTTCCTTCAGGAAAACTGCTCAGATATACTTCCCAAAGTTCATCTTTATCAATATCAGTTTCATACAATGTAGAATTGTTTTTCTCTACATAGTCGAGCATTTTATTTAAACGCTCTGACAATTTGTTTAAAAAATTGCTCCAGTTTTCATTCATTGGTGTGCACATAATTTATCTCCTTTTCATTTTGTTATTTAATTGCTACGAAGATTTCATAACTCTTATTGTCATTGATATAAATTTCTTTGCCCTTGAGTTCTGGGAAATACTTCTTAGCAAGTTTCTTAAATTCCTTAATCTTTTGACCATTCTCGTCCTCATATGATTCTTTAAGTGGATCAAACATTAATTCTTCTTTCTTTACGACAAAGAATTTTGCATGAGGTAAACCTTTGCGTTCCTCTTCTCTGTGCTTATCATTCTCGATGATCTCTTCCAGTTTGCATAAATTTTCTGTCACTTCAATGCAGCTACTTGGATATTTCACATATTTGTTTGTCCAAAAATCAACTGCATCATGAGCACCTGCGTTACCAAACAGGTATTTTAATACACAAGTCTTGAAACCTTCTTCTCTGTTAAATCTGTCGAATCTGCTTGTATAAGCAACAGTTTCAGTACCACAGTTCCAAACCACCTTAACCATACCTCTGTAAAATTTAGCCTTAGTTACTGGTTTACCACCTCTTTCGAGTGGCTTACCATTACTATCTAAAACAGGTTCCCTAACTGTCATCTCTTTGTCTACATAAATAACTTTTTTGATTTTGTCTTTTAATTTTTCTGTATTCATATCTTTCTCCTCTTCGTTTCCTGTAAGTTCACTCATGATTTCATCCAATTTTTCTGACGCAAATGTTAAAGTTGCACTCATTTCACCATTCCAATCAATATGTGTTGGTGCATAAGGACTCAACCCACGGTCGTCATGTATCATCCATGATTTCCCTGTGGTTGAAAGCTCACCAGCCTCATTCTTTATTGGTTCTGACGTTGCAGTAATTGGTTTTTGTTGATAGTGTGACAGAGCAGACACTCTTCTTTCTGAAAGTGACGGTAGGGTTAATGTATTAACCTTTATTTTGTCGGCTGAAATCGTACCTGTCTTAATCTCAATATCTTCATTCATTGTTTCTTTTCTTGTAATTCTTCTGATTATAATAGTTGCCTCTGTCGACTTTATACTTTGTAGTCTATATCGCAGTTTTTCATACCAATATGGAACAATAATATTTACTTTACCATCTCTATACACATCCATTTCAATCGACTCAGCATCATCAAATGTAATATCGTGCCAAGGTTGCGTTGTTTTAGCAACTTTGGTATGTGGCTTTATCATATAAGTTTCGGTTATTGGAAGATCTCCTTTGAATTCTACTGTTTCAATTTTAAACATCGCATATACATCATTATTCTCTACCTCAACAACATCTCCTACATTAAATGGCGCCATACCATCTCGTGGATTATATTTAACTTCTTTACCATTCATACAGCGTACCCAAACGCCCGTTTTATTTTCATCCATTCTTTGTCTCCTCTCTAAGCTGATGCACTCTGTGAGGCAAAGTATTGTGCTAATTTCTTTGCCAAGTATAATTGCCCTTTGCCAGTCACATATGTTTTGGTGATCAACTTGTTTCCATTCTTAGTTTCAACTTCACTTTCTGTTAATTTGAAAATGCCCTGCTTAACATATCTTTCATATGGGGTATTATCTGACATGAGATACCCTTCTTTTCTTAACCACGCAAATAATTTGTTTCTGCCCATATGAATATCTTGATTTTCTTTCTCAAGAAGCTTTGCCATTGTTTTCATATCAACCATTGTTGGTGTGGCACTGACCGTATTGGCAAAATCAACAAGTGGCTTCTGTTTACTGATAACTTCTTCTTTCTGGGCTAATAGTTCATCCTTTTGCTCCAAAGTGTTTTGCATAATATTCAATGCTTTCGCCATGATAGTTAAATCATCATCATCTTTTTCAATTGGAATATATCCGCCCGTCTTACGAATCTGCGGAAGAACTTCTGATGTTACCCAATGCTTGAATTCTTTTGCCTTATCAAGCTTACTTCCAAAGATTAATGCATAAAGTCCTGACTCATTAATAAATGTGAGTCCTCTGTTTGGTACATTTTCTAAGGTCGTGATTTGCGACCTTAGGATTAATTGTTTGTCTTCGGCATCTACATGTCTTGCAAGAGCGTCTTTTGTATTTTTGTACTCTAAACATTCAGCAACATCTTTGCCAACAAACCACGGATTATTATCTAAGACCGCTGTGCGGATATTTCCAAATTCATCATTGCTAAATACTAATGTGTTTAATCTTTCATTTACAATATCCTTTTCTTCTGTCATTAAATACCTCCTAAGTTATAATTTTACATTTTAATTTTGCACAAATGCCTGTGCGAGTCATCATATATAATAAAGAAGAAACTCTACCCGATTATATTTTGGATCAACTCATAATACTTTGTTCTGCCGACATAAGGTTTATGCTCTGCATCTTTTAATTCTTTCTTCAAAGTACATATGTCTTTCTGATTATCCATACAATTCTGCATCACTTCTATGTATCGAATACAATTCTTGATCTTTCTATGCAATTCTTGTAAAGTTTTAAGATACCCAACAATCACTGCACGTTTTGCAGCATCAATCTTTTTAAACTCAATTGCATGAAGAATATCACTTCTGGCAGAATCTGCATATGATAATGCCTGTTCTAATTCAAACTTCTTTTCTCCTAATTGATCTGAGTCATATGCTAGAAGTCCTACTATAGCTCTTTCCTCAGTCTCTATATTGTCGATCAATGTATTATCACATTCCCAATCCATAAAGCAATTTCCATTACCTTTACGCATTATTTCACTAGATTCCATAGGTTTTCCAACTTTACCTAGCTCAATTTCTCTGGCATGAAATCCGTCTTTCATCCACGTATATTTATGCTTCAAACCTAAAATGTGCTTTGCTTGTTTGGAGGTAAATTGAGTAGCTTCAGACTTACGGTTATCACGAACGTATCTATTTCTTGCATGATCTCTTTTCACATAGAACTCTTCATTCGTAATTATGTATTTCATACATCACTCCTGTATTTAATTGTAGTTTTTTGGAAAAATTTTCATGTTGACGAACATGTTTAGAATTGTTATAATGATTTTAAGGATATTATTATCCTTTCAGATTAAACAATTCTAAATATCAAATTCGATTTTCTATCGTGCTGCCAACACGGTAGATTCAAAAAATCTTTTTTTGTTATCTATGATTTGTTTAGTTGAAATTTTTAGTTTGTGTGAAAGTAGAAGTTTTACCAAAGACTTCTGCTTTCTTTTTTATTGTCTGTATTTTTATTCCAACATTGTATCTCTCTTTGTATGTAAATTGCAGGCATTTGATTATGTCAAATATGTCGTCCTGCCTAATATGAGAGAACAAATTCTCATCTTGAATAAATTCGATCCAATGATATGAAAGATCTTTATCTTTGCCATAGATCTTTATCTTTCTATCATCTGCTCGAATCTTATATTCACTCAGAAACCACGATGACATTTCTGATGAGTGTAAATCAAGTACATCAATATGCATTTGATTTGATTGATTCGCTGCTAACATTTCTAATATTTGATTGTCCATACATATACCTTCCTTTATTCTGCCATGATTTGATGTACACGATAATTCTTATAGTCCTCATCTTTATATAGGTAACCAATACTTTTACCGATTACCGTTTGACGATCACTAAATTGTTTCTTCTTTATTCTATATGATATATAATAATTATAATAAAAATCAATTGCAATATCACTAAATTGACGTGCGATTACAGATCGTGCAATTCCTTCTTTTGATTTAATATAATATAAATCTGCAATTGCCTTGATATCCATTTTAGATTTTAAATATTGTATAAAACCAGAATTAATAACATCAATGGTTGTCAATTTCTCATAAGATAAAGTGTTGCCAGTTAATTCTAATTGAGACTGCACATTATTATATATCCTCTTTTGCTCTGCTTGATATTCTTCTATATTATTACATTTTTTTCGTGGTATTAATACAAAATCATCATATATATTCGTATCTCCCATTTTCAATTTATATTCATTCAATGTCTCGATAAAATCTTTGGAGACTGGTTTCCCAAGAATTGTTAAATCATTTTGATTAATATCTGAGAATTTTAGATTTCTTAACTCCTTTCCATTTATCCCATTATATAAACTCACAATGTGAAATCTAGTATTCAATTTGGTATCGGCTGATGCATTGCACGACATCAGATTCGAAATAAACGCATTTATTTTATCTGGTGTAACATAATTAACATTAACTCTATTTGAAAAATATATATCAACTGCTAATTGCAAGTTTATAAATTTATCATTAATAAATGGATTATATTTAATGTAATTTTGTTCATATGCATAAGTATATAGTTTAACGAGCTGGTCATATCTTTTTTTAATAGAATTCATACTTTTGGTTTTTTTACCTCTAGTATCTGATAATATAGCCTCTTGGATTGTACCTGGTGCATACGTTAACCCAGATTCATTGTCATCCGCAATATCAGAATCAAATAACCAATTCCATGTTGGGCGACGTGATTCTGATACATGAGAATCTATATAATTTTGTATCAATTCTTTATTATTCATAATATTCTCCATTTCTAGGATGCCATTGCATTCATGTACGATAACATGCCGTTTTGTATTAAAATGCCATGTCCTATTTTTAACATTAAAGATAGATCAGATATTCTTCCCCAATACTCTAAAAGATTATTCTTTGGAATTGTTCTTCCTTGCTCTAAATACACTTGTGATACCATTTTTAATCCATTACTGGTATTTGGATAAATGGTCACATGTGTCGGTATCCAGTTCCTTAATTTTTTTGTAATTGGATACACGTTAATCTCTGTGCTCGTATTGTTACAAATATTATTGGAATAGACAATAACTGGTCTTTTCCCATGCAAGATATGGCTACCTTCGATTTTCGGCAAATCTGCAAAATATATTCCCCAAACTTGAGGATTTTGATATTTACCATATACATATTCTTTTCTTTTTCTGTTATCGTTTCCTTTTCTTTCTTTGTTAGTATATCCGTTCATTTTACGTCCCTCAACTTTCCCCAGTTGCATTTGTTATTTTCATGAATTAAATATACCATACTTTTTGCACCCTGTCAATAGGTGCAAGAAAGAAAGTTAATTTTTATTGTGAACAAAGAATCTCTACATTTCTTATTATAATGCTACCATAGAACAAAATCAAGATATTTTTCGAACAAATGTTCTCTTTTTGTTCGAACACTTTACTTTGTGCTTACTTGGAAGGGGGAAATACTGTCTAACTTTATGAGGCTTATCCAGTTTCCATTTCTTTTCTTCAAAATCATAGTCACAAAAATCAAGCACTTCGTCCACACATCCATCATTATATTTGTAATCCACAATAACAGGATATGTTTTATACCTCATGTAACGTGATGCATTATCTGGTTTTAATGGTGGAATCTCTGCTGAAATCCACATAAGATTCTGGTTTGCTTTCTTTTCTTCCTTATTTTGTCTAATCGTATTTATCTTCATACAAAATTCTCCTATAAAATCCTAATAATTTGTTCGTAAATTGCAATCGCATTATTTCCTGGAAAGTTCTGGTTCACATGCATATGCCCAAAGAACCATTTTTGATAAATCACTTTGTCTTTTATTTGCTGTAAATAATCCGTTAACTTGTCAGATTTGTACACTCCTGATCCTTGATCCATTTGTCTTAAAACAGATGTGTATGGACTATGTGTAATAACGTAATCTACTTGGAAGTCATTTTTCTCTAAATTCATCACACCTTCTGCCATCTCTTTATCAGATGACAATTCTTCTTTCCACCAGCTCACATGATTAATCCTAAACATTTTGTCATAATCTCTGTACCATTCATTAATTCTTGGATCGTCTGGCTCTAAAATTCCATCTTGCACATCATGGGAACTGGCACCGCCAAATGTAAAGAATTTCTTTCCTTGAATTTCAAACACCTGTCCACGCATAAGATGAAATACAGAGTCTTTGATCTTGTGAATCTTTCCGCCACACCATTTCTCTACAGGATATTGATATAAGCGGTCGTAATTTTCATGATTCCCACATACAAACAATGTAGTAAATGGCTTGTTATCTAACCATTCCAGATTATATCGTTCTTCTTTTGTGTCATGCCACAGTCCAAAATCTCCGCAGATAATCACATAATCATCTTTGGTTAACTCAACTCCCTCTGGGAAAGAACGACTGTTTAATCGAGTTATCCAATCCCCATGTGTATCTCCTGTTACAAATATCATACAATTACTCCTTCCAATAACTCTTCTAATGCCTGCATATTATCTTCATGTACTCTATCATCTTGATCTGCATCATCTTTGCCAGTCTTATAAGCAAACTTGATAATCTCCATAACTCTATCATAACTCACATTAACAACATTTTCCTTCAATCCGTTAAAAGCCCCACTGATAATTTCCTTGTATGTCTGCGCAATATCATCAAACAATACATGAGTTTCTTCCTCTGTGATTGTTGCATACAGAAATGTCATTGCAGGGCTACTATGATTCAATAATCTCATAAGTGTATACAATACGTTCTGATCATCTTTATGATCGACAAGTGTCCAATACACAAAGTTCTTTCGTAATGTATGCGTACCAATATTGTCCTCAATTCCAACTGCTTTAGCACCTTTTTTAACAAAATCCAAAGCATTTGCTTCAGTCATGTGTCCTGATCCAGACTTACATGTTCCAAAAACATAATCATCCATTGGCACTTCGCCATCAATCTTGACATCATATTTAGTTCCTGCAACAGCTTCAAAGAAAATATCCACTGCTTCAGTTACCAAATCGTTAAAGTATACAGTTCTGAATTTCTTTGTTTTCTTTTCCTGCTTACGAGTCTTATCGTCTAATAAATCGCCCCATTTGAGTCTGACGATATCAGAGATACGATATGCTGTATTGTTTCCAACTGCAACCAAAAGATTGTTTCTGGCAGCTACATATCGTTTGTACTCTGTGTACGATTTATCAATCTGGTCTCTAAAATATGCATTAAAGGCTGCAAATTGTTTTCTGTCCTTGATCGGATACACTAAAGATGATACGCCTTTTTGTTTGTTAGATCGAGTCCATTTAGGACTTCCATCCTTACGTCTTTTAATCTTTGTTTCAGATTCTTCTGCGTTATTATTGTTTACTGTTTCAATAACTTCAAACTGTGTTGCTGCCATGATAATCTCTCCTCTCTAATTATTGCACTGTTCACGTACTTCTGGTCTAATTTCTACTTCGATTAATTCCATAATTCTTACTCCTATTCTCTAAATTTAGGCAAAATAAAAAGAAGCCATAAGCTTCTCAATCTCATTCTGTTATTCAATTTCTACAATGGTCTAATAATATCAGGATTCATGATCAGAATACTATCACAATCCCAACCGTAAAGCTCATAATATAACTCATAATCACCTTTGGATAAATTAAGCTTAATTGCATCAACTCCATCTTCGACCATCTTCTCAAAATCTGGCACAACGCCCATTGTATCAAATAAATATTCTGGGAGATATCCCGATAGATCTTGCGTTGGAACCTGCTTTAAATCGGCTTTCGCTGTCCATTCAACAATATTTGCCGAATCATCCAATGTAAATTTAAAGTTTTTGTCTAGTTTATCAATTCTAAAATCATTATCAATACACCATTTCTCCCACGGCTGATCCGCCTTTATATCCGATGCCCATAAACCTCCAAATGGTTTGTTAATCATGTTTCTGTTCACAATTGACATAAACAACTCTTTCTCAAACTTATCACTTCCGTAGTGAATATAAATATTTTCTGACATTTTTCCATCCTTTCGTCAAACTTATCCTGTCATCTGCTTCTCAAACAACTGTCTTTCCAACGCACCAAAATCATAATCACGATCACATTCCAAGTGTGCAAGGTTCGTTACCTTTGGCTTTTGTTTAGCGTTCTTCTTAGCCTGATTTCGTTCCCAGTTTCGTACTGCTGCCTTCCAGTCTTGCATCTTGCTATTGCCCATCATCCAATCTTTGGCTGTGTAATAATCCACAAACTCTTCTGGATCAATCCCATTGTTTCTTTGTTGACAATATCTGGAGACTTGCTCGCAATCAGGCGGTGTGAATCGCTTTATATTATTATTATATTTATTATTATTCTTTACTTTCTTTTTATGTGTCGCTTCTGCGTCGTTTTGGTGTCGTTTCTGTGTAGTTTTTTCATCTACAAAACCTTGATAAACACTGTAATTTACTATGGTTATGACTGTCTTTTTAGTGTCGCTTTTTACATGTATGATACTGTCGTTTTCCAGTGTCTTTAAAAATTTGACAACCTTTGAATTACTCCACCCCCATCGATCACACAATCTTCTGATCGAAGTAACCATCGATCCTCGCTCGACTGTTTCTAAGTTTCCATCAACATACTTAGGTTGATCATTATAACCTGCGAGAATCAGTAAGCCAATCATTGCTTGTCCTCTGGCAAATGGTTTGTCTTCCCATAGCCAATGATCTGTAATTTTCCGATGGAGTTTAATCCATCCTGTGTTACTCATGGCATCGCTCCCCTCTATATGTGGAGATAAAATTCTCCTTTCACTGTTTTAAATGCTTACCTGTTAATTCATCGATTGCATAATGTGTCATAAATTCATCATAACTCATTATACGTTTACCACAGTCACAGCATGTCATACATTTATTATATGTACAGTATTCAATAATTTCTTTATCTTGAAAATGTCCATCAAAACTATATATATCGGTTCCAGTAGCTTTAAACCTAACAGCCATTCCACGATCACTTCCGCAGTGCGGACATTTTGTTATTGGTTTTCTCATTTAGCACCTCTTTCAATTTCATTCTGTTTTATCCAACGATCAGAAATTTCAGATAGTAATGTAACATACATTCTTTGTTCGTGTACAGTTAATTTACCATTTTTCATTTTATTTTCAAATTGTTTGTATTCCACAATCAAGTCACTATCTGCCCTTCTTTTATAAATACTTTCCATTCTTATCATCTCCTATAATATACATTATTTTTCAGACATAGATTCTACCCAGCAATTAGAAATTTCCACTAGCAACCTAGTCAAATGTGCAGGGAACGCTCCTTTATACATTTATGTTGATCCCAATCCACCATTCGTACCACCACCTATCAAATTTTCGTTTTATTCTTCATCAAGTTCCATATGATTTACATCAACAGGATTCTCTAATTTTAAAATATCTTCTTTCTGTTCTACAAGAGCTTGTTGGGCTATTGCATTAATTTTATTCTGTGCAAAAGCCTCGATTTCTCCTTTAGCTTCTGTAATTGTTTTGTCTATCTGATTTTGAAATTGATCAAAGATAAATTTTGAACTAGATTCCATACCTTGAGTCACGTTGGCAAGTCTTTTCAAAATCATTTCTCGATCGCCTTTTCCAATAGATTTCTTCGTAGTAAAAAGCTCCTTGACTTCATTATAAAATTCTTTTGCATCGCTCATACGCTCGTTCATAGACTCTTTAAATTCATTTGTTATCTGCTGTCTTTTATTGATAAAATCCGCTTCGTTAATACGTCCTTTACCACGTAAATATTTAATAGTACATGGAGTACCTGTTCCAACATTCATAGAAGTAATTAATTCCGCAAATTGTGATTGTGACATTTCTACTTCCAGAATCTCATCTTCTCCAACATACCAATCATCATTGAGTCCCCTTGTAACCACACCTTCCCTTAATACCATATGGATTGTATCGTTATGCTGAATGCTACTGCCAAATAAATTGCTATGCCCGCCATGAGTACGATTGAATGATAACATTCCAAATGATGGGTGTTTATATGATGTTCCAAGAGCATCTTCTGATATTATATAATCTCCTTCTTTCCTAGCATTTTCTCTCATTTATCCAACTTCCTTTCTATCAAAGTTTCATTTTATCTATATGATCATCACATTCCCATACCGCTTCATAGCAGACATCTAACATATCTCTTACGATTTGTTTCCTCTGACTTAACTTTTCTTCTTTTTTTTCAATATCCTCTTTCTCACGCAATAAATGCATATATTTTTGATACGGCATGTTTGTATCTGCTAGTTTTTCTTCTATAGCGATCCTTTCATTAATTACTTTTCTTAATTTATTACATAATTCCTTATGCTTATCTTTGATCGCTTTAATGACTGCATATTCATACATTCTTTGATATTTAGACTCAAATTTTCCATCTTTGAATTCATAACGATCCTCAACCTTGCAGGCATCTAAAATCTTATCTCCGTTTTCTCTGCACTCATTTAACAATTCCATTAAAGCCTCTTCGTTGTCAAATGTCGCATAACCAATTCCATCTTCTTTTGTTTCGTAAACACACATATATGGTTTTTCTGGTGTATATGCCTTAGATTTTTCCATTTTAATCACTCCTTTTTAATTACTTTATTCTTTACAAGCTACAATGCAAGTTAGCTCTTTAAAGAACGGTTGATCTTTAATCTGATTTAATAAATAATATACATCACAATTGATCATATCTTTTTCGGATTTATCTATACTATATATTATTAAATATTCCAGTTTGTCACTCCAATTTTCAACAATTCCTAAATATTTTTCCATTTCCTCTTTAATACTCTGCGAATCATCTAAAATAAAATTATCACATCTTGAAAACAGACTGCGAGAAATGTTTTCATCTTCAAATGTGATTACAAAGCATTTTTCTGATCGAGAACTATCAATAACATCACTGAGAAATTTAGATTTTCCATTGCCCTTCAATGTTAATATTTCCATTTTACATCATTCCTTTTCAAAATATCTTTTCGCTATTTCTTCAAAAAATTGTTGTTCCACTGCGATTACAAGCCCTGAGAATTGCAAAGTGTCTTCTGAATAAAGTTCATTTTTCCACTTTCTCGCATATTCTCTAAAGCTTTCACAGGTTTTTCCAACTTCTTTAGCCCTAACATATTTTTCCCAAATAGATTTTAAGTCGCTATCACTCATATCTTTAAAAATCTTAATCATTTCCATCACCTCAATTTCTAAATTCTAATACCATGCTCTGCCTCATATCTACACCAACAATCAAGATATCTATCTTCATCATTAATATCTAAATATTGTTCGTACTTATCCATCAGTGGATACATTTCGTTATAACAAATATCTTCGTTGATAAAACTCCAAATGTCCATGTAAATTGTATTATACCAATCTTCTGGGATATAATCATATACATCTGAACAGATGATTTCTACCTTATTACTCAATGGCAACTGACTTGCTACCAAATCAATAACTTCCTGATTCTTTTCTACTACAGTTATCTTATCTACCATTGGATCATCTTGAATCGCAAGTAAAATCAAGCCAATTCCAAGTCCACCAATAAGAACTTTCCCATGAGCATTTGTTACAAAATCTTCATTTGTTCTTTTTTCCATTGGTGTATTAGACATTAAGACACTTCCTCTATGTTCTAATCTCACATAATCTCCTGGTGCAATTCCATGACACATGGCGTATCCATTATGGTTGCTTATTGTAAAATGAGACAATTTAAAATCTCCAATCTGTCTATCTTTTAAAATTTTGCTCATATCTTCATACATATATCTATCTTCCATTTACTCTCATTCCTTCTGATCAAATATTTGTTTCATTTCAATATCCCATATTAGTTTCTTTTGTAATCTTTGCTGCTACAGAATCTAACATCTCATATTTTTCAATAATATTAGACACTTCTTCTTTTGTTAGGAGTCTCCATTCATCAGTTCCATTCTTTTTAAACTCTAGTGTATGAGAGCCACGATCTACCCATACAGGAATTCCAAATGTTACTCCAACGTATTTATCCATTAAAGCTAAACATTTATCAACTAATTTCCTATATTCTTTAGCTTCTTCTTTTCGGTTTTCCAATTTATTCATTTTGAGACAACTCCTTTTTCGTTTTGTGTCATAATTATATCACACCTCTCTATTCTTCTGAAATAATTTCCACCGCAGCTTCATAAAATCTATTGTATAAAGTTGCATTAGTTTTAATAAGTTGAGATTTAGGCACTCCATGAGCATACTCATCCCAGTTAACTCCATTCTCTGTCATCTTAGTGTAAATTTTCCGATAAACAGACGTTCCACCTTTAGATTTATTTCCAATATGATTAGCATAATTAGTAATCTTGATCTTCATTTCTTCCCAATCAGGCTGTGCATTTTCTTTTCTAAACTGCCGTAAAACTTTTTCCAATGAATTGACTAGCAGATCAGGATACTTGTCATAGCAAAGATCAATCGTTGGTACATTACCTCTTTCGCTAATATTATATTTCTCCTTGTATTCTTTCCGATCCTGCTCCCACACAATTCCATATGTGTTAGTGAGATACCTGTATACTTCTTTAAGAATATCTCTAGTAGTTGTTCCTAGTTCGTCAGATTCTTTTAGAATATCATCAATAATAGAATAGACATTGGATTTCCATTCATTGAGTTTGTATTCTGCAATAACACTTTCAGTATCTACGACTGGAATATCTTTCGTAGGTTTGCCGATCTGCTTATACAGTTCTTTCCGTTCGGCTTTCATTTCTTTAACAATATCTGCCAGCTGATTAAATCCCTTGATAGTAACTTTATACAGGCGTTCATTGTTTCTTTCCATCTGCTTCATAAGTTCTGTCTGCTCTGTAAGAAACTGTTCTACTGTTGTTACAGAAGTTCCTGTTCTTAATTTTCCATGGCGATAAGCTTTGATAACATTCCACGCCCAGTCCATAAAGGCATCTGCTTTTGGCTGACGACTTAATCTACATATTTCAAATACTCCCAACTCATTATATACAACTGTTTCCCTATGCCTTCCATCAACCGTCCTCGTTTTGAGGACACTTGATTTTCCAATAAACCGAGCCTTGTTCTTATCGTGAATATTTTGAATTGCTTTTCTTGGATCTGCATATTCCAGTGCTTCTCCAATTTGATTTCTTGTCATCCAAATATCGTCCTCAGAACTATAAAAATCACACGATAAATCGTTAAAATTTTCCGTTTTTACTAACTGTAGGTTCATTCTTCATCTTCCTTTCTAAACTGTCTTATTTTTCTCTACACTCATTATTTTTGTATAACTGTATTCCGTAAACCAATAGGAATAAAATCAACATTTAATTCCAACTATTAGTGTGCCAATCCTAATAGAAACCTATTCTATTCCTATTAGTTCTCTATGTAATCAACACCTTACCTATTAACAATTCTATGTTTAGTTAATCATTAGTTTGTGTATAATAAATTTGACAAAGAACCGACCTGCCAAATCGGTTCCTGTCAAATATTTCCGTAAAATAAAAAGAACCTTCCGTTCGGTTCTTTGCCAAAATTATTATATGGAATTAAATCAGCTGATAAATAAGCATTCCGAAAGCTACGATAACCCATAATGTCGTAATTGCTTTCATAGGCTTCATAATAGCTTCTAATATTTCCTCTAATACGTCTATATATTTGCTTAAATATACCTTATTATGTTCACGATCAATTTTTCTTAGCGATAACCAAGCTAGAAAAACAATCACATATAACACAAAAGATATTCCGCAGAACTGTTCAAAGAAATGAACAACCTGTTCTAATTCCATACTTCATCATCCTCATCTTCATTATCATATAAATTTTCCACTGGTGCTGTCTGTTGGAACATATCTGTTGGAGATAGGTTTCTAGCTTCACACATTGCACAAAAGACTTTCAGTACCTTATCCCATTCATGTTCTTGAATCCACTGTAGAAATGGTTTCTTTCCACGTTTCTTAACATCAATCTGATATTTATACTGTAAGTTCTTATACAACTCGTTCCACATAACAGAGAATTGTGTCCCTGTAACCGCAGCCAACTTCCTAATCCCAGCGTTCATCTTATTGCGATCATCCCACGTCAAAATTTCCGCTGCTAATAACTTGTTATCGTTCTGTAGTTTCTGATTCTCTTCTTTGAGTTCTTTGTTCTGTGTTCGTAGATCAGTTACCATAGCAAGCTTGACATCCTCAGAAAATGACGGGAAGTAATGTTCAATGAACTGTGATTCTTTTCCAAAGTCAACTGCACCACCTGTCTTACGAATGTTTCTAAGATACTCTTTAATCTGTTTCTTCATCTGCTTTGCAATCGGTTTGCGTGACTGCATACATACTTCATAGAGTCCATCTTCTGTCAGAAACCAAAATGGAACTTTAGTTTTTCCATCAGTGTCTAATTGACCTAAATTCTGAGTGCCAAGATTGTTGGCAGTCAGAATTTTAGTCTTAAATTTTTCATCTGAATCAACAGATTGTAACATCATGTCTGTCTTATATTTTCCATTATCTCTCTTACTGTAATCAATCCATTCTGCAACATCTCTCGCAAGGAATAACGGATCTTCAATACTTCTATACAGATCAATTCGTCTGCCTAAAATTTCCGTTGTGTCAACAAGCTGCACACCTGCCTCTACCTGTTCTTGTTCTCTCTGTTCTTCTATCGTGATATAATCGTTGATAAAAACATAATATCTTACGCTCTCAGCAAGGTTTGAAGTTTCCATCAGTAAAGATAATCTGATTAAGCATTTAAGAGTGAACACCTTAGCACCTTTATAGCCGAATGAGATATTTAATCCGTTCGGATACGTTACCATGATTCTTCCCTTCTGTTTTTCCGTTGCTGCGTCCTGACCATCAATGATCTCCTGCACCGTCTTAACTTCCATTCCATCGTCTAAAAACTCTTTGCGATACTTCGTACACAATCTCTTAACCTCGTCAACATCTCCATCAAAAAATCGTGCTACCTGTTCCGTAGTGATATAATCTCGTCCAGGGAGCCACGGAATCGGCTTGATCGTAACTTGTTTTAAAAGTTCTGTATTCTGCACCAGTTCATCTCTCTTTGCCTTATCCAAAATTGGATCGCAAGGAATTTCCATTTCGTTTAAATTCATAATCAATTCCACCTTTCTTATGTAAAAATTTGTATTAAAAAAGACACTCTGGAATTTTCCATAAGTGTCCTAGTTACCTATATTAATTTGTATTCACTCTAATTCTAGTTCGTCAATTTCTGGTGTGTCAGAATGATTCATATCAAATGATATTTTCCATTCTATCTTCCGTTCCAAAGATCGGAAAAGAACTTATAAATTCCATACAGAATAGCAACAAATGCTATAACCATTAAAATTCCATAGCCACCACCTAAGATAGCTCCTAACATATATTCCAAACTATCCTCTGGAACGATAAATATAATTATTAATAATAAAACCAATGGCATAATTTTACTCTCCTTTGCTAAAAAATAGGCACTATTAAAAGTGCCTATTGACAATAAATTAATCGTTTTTATATATATTATTTATTATAATTTGGTCTATCAGTAACATTCAATACTTGAATAAGTGCATCTTGTAACACTTTAGAAACATTAATTCCAGAATGTTCTGCTTCATAATTTAACCAACTAGGTAATGCAACATTTCTTCTTACAGATTTTGTATCAATTTTTCTTCGATATTCTGTTGAATCAATATCAACCAATGAAATAATAGTTTCTCCTTCATCAAAAAATGTGCTTTTCGCAATATCGATATCTGTAATATTTGTTGGTTTAGGAATTTCCACCTCTCTATCTTCCATAGAAACACAAGTTAATTCCATTGCGTCTCGTGCCATTTTAATAGCATCCGACATATCTTTTCCTTCCGTTAATACATTTAAATCTGGTGCCTCAATTAAATATTTTCCGTCATCGGTTTTTGTAAATAGTACAGGATATACTGCTTTCATATTTTCACCTCTATTCTTATATATGATTGCAAACAAGATTTTCCAAGGGCAGGCTGTATTATAACAGCCCGTTCCTTCTTAGAATCTCTTTAGCAAGTCTTTCATCAACTTCCTTGTGCCGTGGAACTGATTCAACTTTGTTTCCTTTGATGTAGATATCATGGTTACCGCCATGTCTGTCAAAGACAAATCCGCCTGCTTTGAGCTTCTTGATTAAATCTTTCTGCTTCATTGTATTGTCTCCTTTACTTACTTATATTATACACAATATCTACACACTGTCAATAATATTTTACACACTTTTTACACAATATTATTTTAATAAAATTGACATTCTATTAATTAATAGATCCATCTGCATTGACCAATCTATTTTCCATATCTGCGTTGTTATCTGCAATATTCTGCAATACATAAAACAGAGAATCATCCGCTTTAGACAATTTTCCTATTGCCTTAGATAAATTTCCAATGCTTTCAGTTAACATTTTCATATCTTCTTTACAATCATCTACGAACGTGTCATAGTCCATTCCCAAAGACATATTGAATAAGATGTTTGCAATTCTTTTTACTTCGTTATTTTCCATAACTAATCACTCTCCTATTCCCTAATCTCATTTGCAATGTCATTTCTTGTACCTCTAATAGAGCATCCTTCTGTATCATGTCGCATCATGATCTCGTAAATCTGTTCTTCTTCTTCCTCTGTTAGAGAAAATCCTCCCCAGTATCCATAATCATTCTCTCCGTGACACATAACGATTCCGATAATTTCCTGTTTTGTTTCTGTATTCATAATCTCTCACTCCTATTCCTGTACGATATCAGTTCCATATGCCAATCCAATGCCTAGATCGTAATTATCCGTGACACCCCATCCATTAAAATATCCATCTTCATCAAGAAATGATCCGTCGTTAATATCGCTTAAAATATCTTCCTTTGTTGGAATATTCGTTTCGTCAGCCGTGTCTTTTCCTGCGTCAAGAATCTCTTTTCGTTTTGCTTCACATTCTTTAATGAAATACTCGACTTGTTCTTCGCCAGCCTTTGTTAATTTCCATTCTTTATCATTCATAATTTCCGCTCCTATTCTGTGATAAAACTTTTCTTTTAACTTAAAAGCGGCACCGATGTAGATGCCGCTTTACACTAATTTATTCCATTGACTGCTTTAAAGTTTTGATGTTTTCTAACACTTCATTAAATTTGTCAATCATGTTAATATTCACTGGAAGAAGTACAATCGTATATCCATTATCAATAATTTTACATGGTGCTTTATCACTCATAACTTCCAGTGTAAACGTATCATTTTGAATAACTTTTAAAGCATCTAATGCAAAGTTCGGATCGAATCCAATCACAAAATTTTCTGATAATTCATTGTTCTTTGTGTCGAGAAAATCCATTGATGACTCATTATGTTTGTTCTCACAATAAGATACTAATTTGTTTTCTTTATTATGTAGAAGCATTGGAAATCTTGAACCTTTAACATGATTTACATTATACTTTGTAATTTCCATTAATTCTTTTGTTACAAGCTCTACTGATCCAGTCGGTTCAATCCCTTTTAAGATTTCATCTACATCAAAATATTTTCCACCTACCATTTCAATAAAGAAAGTAAAATCATTTCCAGTAAACTGTACATAATCTTGATTGGCTTGAATCTCTACGTTACCTTTATTTCCTTTTAAGCAATTTTTAAGCATTATATATGCCCTTAATGGAATGTTAATTTCCGTCAGTGCTGTATCGCCAAACATATACTCAGATAAATCTTTCTGAATAATTCTGTACCCATCAAGTACAGTTATTGTTTTATTCATAATGTTTAAATTAAAGCAATTCATCATCGGTTTATTTTTGTCTAACTCTTTATTAAATAATGAAAGTTTTTCCATCATCTCAAAAAGATCATTCCCTGGAATAATGGCAACGTGTTGTAATTTTTTCAGTCCATTGTAGGTCACATTGACTTCTGATCCTATAATACTCTGCACTTTCTTATCGGCTTTTACGATAAGTTTTCCATCATGTTTGTGAAAATCAAAAGTAAAATCTTTTGCTTTCAATTTTGATATTTGTTTTAATTTAGCAAATGGCACAACGAATTTTCCGACATCATCACAAACACTGTCTTTTACGATAATCATTCGTGCATCTGCTGTATTTGCAATAAATGTCACTACATTTCCACCCATAAATACAATGCAATTATCTGTTACACTATTCTTAATTGTTTTTTCCAGTTTGCTTATCACTTCTTTAAAATCCTTTGTATTTAATGTAAATTTCATATCTATATACCTCATATCTTTCTTTTAAATCTGCATTTTATTATCCGACTAATTCTAAGTATCCAGCCTTTACAAGATCCTCTTTTTGTGATAATGGCTGCGGTACATACTGCATACCCTTTTCTCGATCGTAGTCGTAATACCATACACCGTACTCTTCAATCGGCTCCAGGATATGAATTGCAAGGCTAACTTCCATCACGTTAACTGCATCAACGCAAGCATTTTTCATATCTTCAAGGCTACATAATGTACTGTATTGTGGTTTTAATTTTTCCACAAAGTCCTCAAAATCTAATCTTTCGTACTCTTCTTTACTAACTTTCATTCGCTCTTACCTCGTTTCCTTCCATTAAAAAAGGAAGATACATTTCTGCATCTTCCTAGATTACTTTGTTCTTGTATTAAATTTTCCGTTATTCTATAAACAATAACTAATCAAATATTCTTTTCCATTATATTCTACAAAACTATATCCACTCATCGGTTCTTTAGTTTCAAGCATCTTCTTATATGCTTCAATTCCTTCTTTATCTTCTTGCCAATCTTCCATAAACTGACCAAAATGTTCTGTAAAATCTTTCAATTCATATACTACTGTGTTATTTTTCAAAAATCTTTCCGCTTCTTTTCGGGTGCAATGATCTTCCATTAAAATTTCCACGTTCTTTTCAAATGCTTTTCTTTCATAATCAAACATAATTTACCACCTACATTCCCTTCTTGATCATATTTTCCGCTACTGTTCTAACCAACCATGCGTATTTCCAGTGCATATTAAGGTAGTCATTATAATCATTTCTGATAATCTCATCTGCCCTATCTTTATCATAATTTTCTTGAGTCCATTCAACGTCACACTCTTCTGCATCGGTTGATAATAACCAATCTTCAAAATCCATTGCATGACCACGATTATCTTTAATGTCTGCGACAACTTTTTCTATATCATCATCCATGATTTTTACTATAAGATTTCCGTTGTCGTCAACAATATTCCACCATTCTTCTTCAAATTTTCCGTGATAATCACGTTGTACTAGCATCTTTATCTTGTCGTGTTTTTTCCAATCGTACTTAGTGCTTGTCACACATAAACTTCCGTCAGAACTTTTCCCGTAGTACCAATCACAGTTATATTGATTTAATTTGATTGTATAACCATGATAAGTGATTTTTGTAAATCCATCAGGCATTTCAGGAATCTTATGGATCTCAAAGCACTCAGGATATTTAATATATTCAAATAAAAGTGTTTCGATTATGTTTCCATACTCCATAATATCAAAGTGATCAATTCCACTCATAATATCATCATCAAGATTTTCATAATCATTCTCACTATACCCATACTTCATCATGAGATTACTAAGATAATCAAAATTCTTGAACTCTTCATTCTCATAAAGCACTGTTTTCTTTCCAGTAGATTGTTCTGTCATAATAAGTTCTTTGTACTTCATAATTTCCACCATCCTTTTTAGTGACTGACCGCCTGCGGTCAGATTTTAAGTTAACTGTTCTCTTATATTATACACGATAATTTCCATCGTGTGAAGTAGCGATGGCGGAATTGAACCGCCCGATAAAAGCACTCTTTTATCTACCATACGCCACTATAAATTACTTTTCTTTACATACTCTAATTGTTTTCTGATAAGCTAAGTAATTGTTAGGATTTCCATCATATGATCCATTATTTTCGTATAAATCAATATATGGAATTCCATCCATATTATGTCCGTTTCTAATGGTTTCGCCTTCTGCAATTCCTATAACGGTATGTCTTTCATATTTTCCATACAATTCATTCCAATAATAAACAACGTCACCGACTTTTAAATCCGTGACGTTCATTTCTTCTGAATGTAAGAATTCTTTTCCTAACTGTTCTTTAGTCGGCATATTTTCGTCAATGGTTTCTAAAAATTCCATTAAGTCATATTCCTCATGATCTTCTTTGATAACTATATCAGGATTCATATGGTTAACAATTTTCCAACCTTCAATCTCATAGATTCCATTATCAAGCCATAATTCCTCAACTTGTTTGGGTGTCGGATTATTGTCAACGATCTCAATTCCTACTGAAACATTACCGCCAAAGAAATTTCCAATCACTTGTGCAAGCCTAGCAATTCCGTAGCTATCAGTTTCTGGACTTCTGTATCCTTTTAATTTACAATATGTACAAAAAGCATTTACAGAATCATAACCACCATTCCAATGCACATATACGCCTAACGCCTAGTTCTTTCCTTTAATAATTGCACGATTTCCCATAATTAAGTACCTTCTTTCTTTATTCTTTTGATTTATATTTTCCATAAAGTGACGGGATAGGAATCGAACCTATCACAAATTACCATACGCCACCGTTTTTCCGTTCCAATACGTCACTACCATCAACCAGTAGTACAGTCTTTCCGTTCATATAAAGTAACTATTAGCTTCAATAGTCGAGTCTTTCCGTTATGGTGTAGTCTGCTTCATTACAGACAGTAAAAGCCTTTAATTGGCTATGTAATAAACTATGTACGGCATACAGAGAAGTTGAATAGATTAGCTGGATCTTCTTTTAAAATTTCCGTCATGTCGTTGACTGCTTCTTCTTGCGTTCTGTATTTCCGAAAAATTCCGAACGTGTTCTTGAATAGCAAGAAATATTTATAGCCAAACAAATCATCGTCAATTCCAGCGTTTGGCGGATTTTCCGTAAAGTATAACGTGTTATACTTGCGTTCTACGTGGCACACAAGTGCTGTCATTGTCGTTCTGCGACTCATTTTTTCCACCTACTTTCTATTCTTCTTTATATTTAAAATAAACATCTACATTGTTCTTATCATCGTGGCTCCAACTAGATCCATAATATTTTCCACTTGCTCCGCAATCTTCAAGATCAAACTCACAGCATAAATCATTATATTCATCGGGTGTATCACAAAAAATTTCCGTTCTACCATCGGGATATGTATTTCTTGTTATCATAATTTCCAACTCCCTTCTTATAATCTTTCCATCAGTTCTACCGCTAAGATGTACGCCACATACTTCCATACGTTCACATAGTCCTTTAGATCTTCCAGTCTACATTGCAATGCCGTGTGAATCATTCCATCGCAGAAGCCCTTGCATTTAAGTTCTGCGATAAGATCACGTTTTGCAATCGGTGGCAAGGCAGATACTTTGATTTTTCCAATATCAAAAGTATTTCGTTCTTCCTTCTCAATTGTCTGAATTACTACTGTTTTGCGTTCTGTCATCTTTAAAATTTCCATGATTATTCTCCCTATTCTTCCTCATCTTCTATACATTCGCCACAATCTATTGCTTCATCTTTACAAGCATACAACATACCGCCAAACCCACAGTTATACTCCCAATCCTTAAACAATTCCTGGATAGAATCTCCGTCGTTCATAAAATATCTGTCCATAGATTCCATTAAATCTTTTAATGAAAAACCGTGATCAATCATCCATTGTAACTGATACTGTTCATAAGTTTGTTTCTTTAAAATTTCCATTTGATATACACTCCTTTGTTTTCTTATAAATCATTCTGCGATATTGGTAATCACAATATAATTTCCATTTCCCTTAAGATATAACAATTCATACACCTCCCCATCGTATCCGCCATTATTTTGTTTATAGCCATCTAGCGTATTGTATTTTTCATAGTTAATAATGTAATCACACATATCATATAAACCAGTTTCCATTGCTTCTTTATTTCTATATTCAATTTCATTCTTATCTTTATACTTATGACTATTTACATTGTCGTAGCTACATTTTACAAATGGCACATTAAGATATTTTGCAAGATCATTTTCAATTTCTTTTAGTTCTGCTTCATCTTTTTTCAATTCATATCTATTTCCAATCATATCTATTGTTCCTCCTGGTTATCTTTCTTTGTAATTGTTATGTCGTATCCCATTTCTTTCCAATACCACAGTGTTTCACTTTTAATATGGTCTAATGTACATAATCTCACATGACTTTTTTCAAGATCAGCCATATAAAGTTCCGTATTTGTTTCCATAACTAAAATCATTGGGAAATTACCCGTATACTCTACCTTGTGATGATATGGACTTGCTATTGTATACATATCGTTTATTTTTTCCAATTCTTTTTTATTTTTAATGGTAACATATGTATATTTGTAGTCTGTACTTGCTTCTTGATATACTGGACATTCGCCTTGCTCCATTGGTAAAGAGTTAATCAATTTATTCCAGCGTTCTTGTAGATTTATTCTTCTATTATCTTCTTTGATCCAATTTTCATGCTGGATACAATCCCATTTGTCTGTATAATAAATTCCATCATCTGAAATATAATATGTTTTTGCTTCTTTGATTTCTGTTCTCATGATCTTCCATACCTCCTATTCTATGCCGTTTCCAGTTTTTCTTTCTCATACTCTTCACGATCCTTATAGTACATATCTAACAGTTCTCTATACTTCTTTTCGCTATCTGTCATGTACAGTTCGTTGACACTTGACCATTCATTCAAGCCCTTTTCTAAGATCATCACGTACTTTCTTAGCTTAACTCTGCCCCATCTCATATTGTTATTTCCAATATCAAAGAAATAGTTATCTAACATACAGCCTTCAAAACTATCTTCTAAGTAATCATCTAAAGTCGTGCAAAACATTTCTATTGTATCATTATCAATAATCGTTCTATAATCTTTCATAATTTCCATACCTTCTTTCTAAGCCGTAATCAGTTCATAATCTTCCAGTAACGTCATCAAGTTTGCTTTTTTCCATCTATGTAAGACTCGATCGCCCATTTCATTTCTGATAGGTTTAGCAAGCTGATTCCAATTGTGATCTTTCTTCCATTGCATAAACTGTTTTACTGAGTTGTGATAATATCCATCGTTATGGACTTCTATATATTTGTTCTCGTTTCTTTTGTTTCTGTAAATAGTAACAGTTGTCATAATTTCCAACCTTCTTTTTATCTGATTTTTCCATTATCTGCCACGACTTCTACATCATCACAATAACTATTGCAAGGATTCCATACACAATAGCTTGTTATGTGTTTTCCCTTGCGTACACGTTTGTTATAGGCAATATAGTAGTTTTTTCCATACGTTCCATGTCTACCTCCAGCAGAAACACTTTTGATAATTTCCACATAAATTGTATGTCGTGTGGCACGTTCACGGATCATTTTATCCGTTAGTTTTCCAGTGCTGATATACTTTACCTTATAGGCATTTAAGTCATAATTTCTGCGTATATAATCGTTTACAAGTTGGACATTCTTATTCTTTGCCGTGATCTTTACAATAGAATCATCAAGCTTGTTTCTAGTGCCGTGTGTGTTAAATTTTACAGTGACAACGGTAGTCCCTGGATAGGCATATGATTCCTTGCGAACTTTCCAGCAATAACCATCTGCCGTGTCAATTGTGCCGTCACTGTTATAAATGCCGTTTATCGTTCTGTACGTGCTTCTTTTTGTCTTTGCGTGTACAGTATTTTCCATCATTAAAAAAGCCGTAAACATAAATGCTACGACTAATAAGATCTTGATTGTTTTGTTCTGTTTTGTTCTCATTGTGTGTTTACCTTCTTTCTTAATATTCAAAATTCGGAAATAGTTCGTATAAATCTTCTTCATCTATGTATTTTCCATTAATTGTGATACTAACGGCATAGGATACAAAATATTTTCCATTATCATCTTCTAAACCATCATCATCTTCTTGTTTCCAAAAAGAAAAACAACTACCACAAATACAAATATCTTTTGCTTCTAAATTGTTAATAAAATGCTGATTGATTTCATTAAGAACGAATTGTTCAAAATTGAAATTTTCCGCTTTTGCTAATGTAGATTTTCCCGTTAACCAGTCTGCATCTTTTCCACGTAAAGGATCAATAAGTTCTCCATGTTCATTCTCTTGAAATATGTCAGCAGAAATCCCATGCAATTTAATTGTGTCAAGTTCTCTATATTTTTCAAAATTCATAATCATTTACCTTCTTTCTTATTCTGTATCTGTATCATCATCAAAAAATCCAACGCAAGCAAGCATATAGACAGCGGTAATCATTACCAATAATGCTTCTAAAATGAAGGCTTGCGGTATCTTTATAAACGCAATAATAGCCATTGCAATTCCTACAAGTGCAACGGCTATGTCTATCGGTTGTGGTTTATGTAGTTGTACTTTATTTTCCATTGTTCTTCCTTCTTTCTTTACTCGTCAACTCTTTCTATCATGAAGTTACCACCATGATATAAGTTGAGTCCGTGATTTCCACCAGTAATATATGCATCATCAGTGATCCCATCACGTTCTATATCTTCATCTGTAATGAATACACCCATATTTCCATCAGATTCTAGTTGATCGATCGCAAGATCTAAGATTGCACCATAATCCGTTGTAGGTTCGTCAACTGTTACAAGTTCGCTGAAATAACCAAAAATCACTTTATATTTTGTCATAATATCCTTCCTCCAGCCCTTTACGGGACTTTATTTCCATTTATAGGTTCAACAAAATAGACAAGCCGTGTTTTGACTTGTCTATAATATTCAATCTATAAATACGCTACAAACTCTGAAAAATCAACCGTATCATATAAGTTCTTGATTTTTTCATGATACACATTATCCAGTTCTTCTTCAGTATCTACCCATGCAATACCATCAAAAACTTTTTTTGCTTCTTGCAAGATATACTGTTTTGCTAATGGCTGTAAATCACAAACAACCGTTTCTGCTTCTTTATGTGGACAAAATGGTTCAATAAGATCCATTCTTATGTTATCTTGAATATAACTTTCCAAACTTGAACCGTTCTTTTTATCATCTGATTTATTAAAAAATTCTAACAGTTGTCCAACCGTTAGAATTTTAATCTCATTGTCATCATATTCATCAGCATATAAATATTGTTCCATAATTCAAACACTCCTTTTATTTCTCTAATATGGCTTAACAATAGTTCCATAGATTGCATGGAACAAAGTATTTTCATACTTTTCATTTTCACAACCACTTAATTTTTTTAGCTGATTTCTCATATTTTCATATACTTCCTGGAATTCTGTATATGCTTTTTTAGATACTTCTAACTGTTTTTCTAATGAAACAAGATTGTCTTTTAAATCGTCAATCCTATTATTGATCTTTTCTTTAATCTGATTTACGTCATAAAGGATGGTTGTATATTGTCCATGATCGTATTTTGTTTCATGGCAGAAAATAGTATCATGTTCATATCCGCTGAGTTCAGACCATCCGCAGATTGATAATTCTGCACTATTATCTTTTGCGGTATATGTAGCACCGTCAAAATTCTTTGACATATTTTTGAATGGTGCACCATCTTTTTTGGTTGGATATGTAACTTTCTCCCATTTTTCAATTAAGCACTTTGTTCTTTCGATCTGTCTTTTGATTTCTGTCTGAATTCCATCTAAACTATAATAATTCATGATAATACCTTCTTTCTTTAATAATACATTTCCACATTTCTTTTCATTTCTTCTTGCAAGATCATTTCTTGATTATAAGATAATTCATCCCTGGTTAATCCCAAACTACCCAATGTATCAGTTGGATCTTGCATAATACAAAATTCATGATTGGCAAGTTCTTTTCGGATCATTTTTCTGAATTCATCATCTGTTTTTTTCATTTCTGAAAATGAATCTTCTAAGATCTGTTTATATTTGAATAACTTAGTTACTATGTTCTCATTTTTAAAGTAACAGAAACAAACAGTAGAAAAATACTTATATTCTTTCTTTAGTTTTTCGAATTCAGCTTCTTTCTTTTTGTCAGGTGTAAAACCACAATAATACATTGATAAATGATCATATCTTTGTGAGTAATAATTCAAAAGATAGTTATTCTTACGTTGATATTCATCATATGTTGACACTGGAAACAAAAAGTCACTATCCAAAAATAGTGACTCATTTAAGTGTTCTATGTATCGTTTTCTTAACTCTTGAATGTTGGTTGCTGGATGGTGTAACTGATAATCATTAGCATAATAGATATGCTTTTTATTCTTAAAAATAAGAACTGAATATCCAAAGTATTTTCCTAAATCAACAAAGAAACAATCATGTCCATTGATTGACATATGATCAAGTGCTATGTTTTTTACTTCATCATATGTTAATGATTCAATTTCTTTAATATTCATATTTGAATATCTAACAATTTCTAAAATCTGTTTGCAAGCATTGACGTAGCCACATGGAAGTATTTCATCTTTCATAATGCCACCATTAACACGCCATTTCAAATTATCAATCATCATGTCGGGATCTTTGTAAAATTCTTTCATGAATTCTTCAAATGATTCAATGTCATCATTTTTCACAAGGAAGCCTTCAACAAGATTTCTTACTTTTGTTTCGTTTGTCTTATTCATCATCATAATAATATACCTTCTTTCTTGAAATACCCGACTTACATTAAGTTATAAAAGCGGGATTTTAAATAGTTACAAATAAAAAAGACACAATCTTTTTTAGATCGTGCCTTTGGTTTACTGGTTACAATGGCAAGATACCCAACAATTCGGTTGATTGCAAGGGTGTAAACCTTTACCGCCGTTATTCTCCGGGCAATGTTCACAATTGCCAATGTTATTTTCAGAGTACATAAATTTTATATACTCATTTTGTGTAAAGCTAACACCATACACGTTTCTTGTATATGGGCTGTATGCTTTGTATACTTCCAACATACCGTAGTAGGCTTTTACACCTACTCTACCGATATTTCTTTTTTCTGAAGGACTTAAAAATAAAGATCCTTCATTGTTTAATTTGTTTTCAAACAATCTTACAACTTTTGTGTTTTCACTTTCTTTTTCATGATTCTCAAAATAATCTAATGGCAAAGATTCAAGTGCTGTATACATTTCAATGTCGTATTCATTTGTTTCTTTTCCATATGCTTCTAGTTCCATGGAAATTGTATCATTTAACCAATGACCAGCATTAAGACAATACTCTTTCTCATCATCATTTTCTAAGAAGAAATAAATCGCCACTTGATTGTTTTCCATCAAAGGGATCTCATAGATTTCTGCATTTGATGGGATATTAACCATGTCCATTAATGTTCTACAAAGATTTAACAGTTCTTTACCATCTTCTTCTGTGCGATCTAGTGCTGAAGGTGGTAAAGAACAGATTTTTTCAACGATTGGCATAAAAGTATTTTTATTCATAATTTCCTTCTTTCTACTTATCAGACTTGATAAGATTTTAAAATTTAATAGTTCTATAATGCCGATTAAAGCGGTATGCAAGACAGTGAACAATGTTTGTATAATCTGCATACAAATTACTAACTACTAGGGTACAAGCCGTTGGCGTTCATTTATAAATACAAATGTACTACTAATTGATATACTTGCCATTGTGCTATAATCAGCACTAACAACCATTAAGAATGATTTAAGTTCCAACCATGTCTTTTTTACTCTAAGACAAGAAAAGAGTTGCGACAATTTGTTACAAAAAAACAGAGTATCAAAAAATGATACCCTTAAGTTTAGATCCGTTCAATGTTAAGTTGTTAACTTCACATATAACAAATATATGAAGGTTTGCCAGTCGTACCCTTTACCCGTTATCCTATGATTGCGGTTTATTCCCTACTCTGCCACACGGCGATTACTCATCACGTTTACACCTTTTTATGGTGCTTCTATGTATACCCTGGAAGCTTTACCCTCCGTTATCTAGGGTATACAATCCTATCATGATAAAGGACTGAAATCATTCAATTTTTCGCCGTTCGTGGGAGATTGTCAAAAGAATTATTGACAATAAAGAATAATATCTGATATACTTTAGTTGCGAAGTAAAGGTATATCTTATATCTTTAAAGGCTTGCTGGAATCATCACGACTTTAGCAAGTCTTTTTTCTTTGCCTAAATAACCTATATCGTCATAGGTAATATATTAAATTGTATAATTTTTTATCATCTCCTTTTATTTTTATAAAGCTTAATTTACAAGTTGTAAGTTAATTGAGATTTTAAAACTCTGCGGATCAATCAAGATCGTTTGTTTTGCTACTCTTTTAACTTGTATTTATTATATCATGACTAGTATTGTTATGTCAATACTTTTTTCAATTTTTTTGATTTACTTTTTTGAGTAAATCGTGATATAATAATATCAATCGGATTGGACTTGTATGTCTTATCCTTTTGACAGTTATAATTATACAATACTAGTATTGCTATGTCAATACTTTTTTGAATAAATTTAGGAGTAATTTTATATGTATAATATTGTAAAAAATCAAGATGATCTTATTTTAAGAATCAAACATTATATGTTGGATAATAATTTAAAGCAAAAAGACATAGTAGTTGCAACGGGATTATCTAAACAGACTATAAGCAATCTTTTAAACGGTAGGAGTAAAAACATGACGTTAGACACTCTTTTTATGCTTTTAAATGCTTTAGATTGTAATCTATCTATATCTTTAAATAAGAAAGATACTATAAGCAAAAAAGATCAATAATACTGTTTACTCTGCCGTATGCACCTACAAACCTACAAGCACTTATACAGTCATTTAAATGCTTTAGAATGTAACCATGCAAAGAATGATCTTATAATATAGAAGAAACACGTATATAACAGTATTATTAATATAATATATGAGTATATATGTTATAGTATAGTGTATAACACTTGCCTATGCCGTAGGTGTATTATTATATAGTATTATGTATATGTACTATATCTATATATTATGTCATAGGTATATGTGGTGTATAGTTGTATGTTATACTATTATATGCACTTGTATAGTTATAGTAGTTTGGATCTAATTTTGCGTGATAGTATAAGATATACTATCATGTTATGTTTATTAAGTTGTTTGTTTAGTTTTGATAGCTTGATCTTGTATGATTGCTATATATTTATTTGTTTAGTTTGTATCTTAGTTTGTGTATTTGTCGCAAGTGCTGGAAGTCTGCCAAACATCGAACACTTGTTTGGTTAGTAGTGTAGCATGGTTTTATGGTGTTGTCAAGTGGTATAGATAAAAGTTATGGGTGGATGGTTTGGTATAGAGTTAAGTTATAGGTGGGTGATTGTTAACTTGTATAGAGTTTAGTGGTTAACAATGATAAAATGTGATCTTTTTTGATTGTTTATGATTGTCAACTTGCATCTTTAAATGGTTTACAATAATGGAAATTTGTTTTTTCGTGTTTTGTATTGGTTTGTATTGGTTTGTATTAGGTTAATAATTGTAAACTTTTGTGCGGTAGTTAGTTAACAATAGTCGTTTGCTAGTAGTCCGATATCGGACTATAACGACACGTACAGAATATTGTACAGCTCGTACACTATATCGAACAACCCTATCACGTAGTATCATATACTATATGGAAATAGTTGGAAATTATTTGCACTCCTGATCCTGATCTGTCTATAAATTATTTGCAATCATTTACAAAATCTATTTGATAAAATTATAGTATTTCAAATGAATTTGTACAATTTTAACCATGTAAAAATATGGTTGTAAAAGATCTCAAACCAGCATAACGGGGGTTGGTTTACATTTCAAAAATTGGAAATAACTGTCATTTTAGACAGACGTGTTCAATCACCGTGTCAACAAAAATTTTTCGACCCTGCCCACAAAATCATCACTTTCCAAAGCAATTTCCTACACTTTCTTAGATAAACACTTTCTGCTAATCGAAAACATGTCCTCGGAGGCGTCGTCGAGAGAATCGTTTATTTTACTACTCTTTTTTCAACGCTCTCAGAACCCCTTCTTTCAAAAATCGCACTTTTTCAAAAAATCAGCACCATTTTCCCCTTTATTTTCCACAATTCTCTCGACGACACGTTTTTGTTTTGCGCCATTTCATGCAAGTTTTGCCCTCAAAAACCTAAGTAATTCCTTATATTTTTCACATCAGATTTTACACAGTTTTACACAATTTATCGAAACATGATTTTTAGCATTTCTCGAAGCACGATTTTGACCATCAGCACAATCACAAATCCAAGTAAATCCCTACACAAACTACCTCTCAACCTTTGCACAAAATTACTCCCGAAAAATGCATGAATTCGACCAATCATGCCCGAAACCGATTTTATCTCCACAATTAATCGCACAAAATAAACGGCACTTTCTCTTTATAATCACTACATCTTTAACTATTTTGCCTACGAAATTGATGACACCACATATAGAAGGGTCACAACAAAGATATGCACAAAAATATATGAATTGCACAAACTATATACAAACACTAAAGGAAATAACAACTACCTCTTCTCTCTTATCCCAAATAAACAAGCAATTTATTGCGCAGTTTAGGAGAGACAGGATAAGCGTCAGCGTTCCTTCTCGACATTGCTACCGCAGGTAATATCACTTACACGCTTCCATTTCTTAGCAGGTCATGTTATACTTCCATTGAGAGATTAGGCAACCCTCGGCATCTATGCCAAAACAGACACAACAAAAGATATTAATGGGTTCAAGTTGGTACCCCAGATAATGTATCTGCAAATGCATTATCAGAATTTATGCTCAGTGAAATTTCTCTGGGCATATTTTTTACAACTAACAATCTCTCATTGCAATAAAATATCTTACATGATATAATCATATATATGGCATTGAACAAGAACATTCAATGTATTCCATGTATCAATAAAAACAATCCCTCGCAAGGCAAAACATTTTATAAGATGGAATCCCTTGAGCTATCAACCAGATTTGTGACAGATAGTGAACACAAGCAATCTATCAATCAGACACTCAGCCTTGCAAGCAGGGATTATTTTTATGCAAAAAATTATCTTTCATACAGTCCTATAAAAAATCGCACTCTACAGATCATAAATCCATTTTACCTATCTACTCTAACAACTCTCCACGACATACCACAAAATCCATATTTGACGAATATACTCTTCTAAACATTGAGAATCACATATAATCAACACCTACCATCATGCAGCAGATTCCCAAATCAGATATCTGCCACAACACATCTTAGATCTAAGACAAAAATATCTCTTCATTATACCCTTAAAAAATGTACTCTGAGAGAGCAAATTTTAATTCTACTATCGTACCCTAACAAGTTATCGCCAAAACATATAAAATGGAAATTAGTACCAGATTTCTCATCTAAACATTGAAAATGTACACTAAGTAATTGCACACATGACCTATATCGCACACTCATACCGCATAGGGGGTACACTTTACATTGAAAAGACCATTATCTGCGCCAGCATATATTGTACGTGAAAAAGTACAATGGTATTTCCTATGAAAAAATACACCTGAGAGATCATAAATCAATTTTATACCTTTCCACTACCAACAATACCAATTTACCAATAGAATGGAAATTCCCCCACGAAAAGCTCTTCTAAATGTACAGAATCCAGTATAAAGAAAATTACATTCTACCCAGATAAAAATATGACTAACTTCCCTCATTGCACCCGTTGACAAGGTGCAAAAAGTATGTTAAAATACCAATATGCTTAAAAAGAAAATGAAGAAAGAAAGGATATATACCGTGAAGAATACAAATGATTTTATACATAATTGCAATGAAGAGACAAAACTCTCTTTCAATTTGCCACCAGATATCACACCAGATATGATATGCCAGATAATCAATTATGGTAATCTGTGTAAATATTCTTTTAAAGAATATATGTTGGCAGATACCAGAAAAGAAATTGCAATGAAGATTCATAGTTATTGGAAAGATAATTCTGAGATATTATATCCAAGATCTTCAAGATTATATATGTGGTTGTACTACAATGAGATAACCAGAAAAAGATTACGGACATTGCAGGAAGAAAATATAAAACAATTATCATATATGATCTACATGATGAAAAACAAAGAAAGGAGAAATTAAAAGATGATCAATACAATTGTCAAGACAGATGAAAGATCAAAAGAGAAAAGAGATGAGCGTCAGCGAACACGGAATTTTTTTGTTGAGTAAGCGTCAGCGACCGAAACAAAAAATAGGTAGGGAATATTTATATTCCCGTGTTTTGTATAGGTAATATGTCCTATATAGATAACACGTCTCTTATAGTTAATATTGTCGGTTGAGCGATTAAAAATTATTTGTCTAGCTATTTAGACGTGTCTATCAAATCAACACCTGTTGTACTTATGCTGAGATTTTGTCTACACACAAGTTAATAACCAAGATAGCAAAGGAGAATTATTTATGAAACAAATTAAACCCGAAGGAAAACGACAGAACTTTCATGTTATTCCACATTTTCTAATCTACAATCCAGAGTTTGGAGAAAAAAGAATATTATTTCAAATGGCGTTAGCAAACAATATGATGTTAAAATGGAATCCAGAAAAACCACCGATTCTTTATAATACAAATTTACTCGTGCGCCAAATGAGCTTTTCACAGAATTACAACTCATCAGGCATCAATGAACAAGTTAAAAAATTTATGAAATTAATTGAAGACAAAGGCTATGTTAAAAAAGTTGCATCACCAATCAAGCAGCTTACATTATATAATGTTCCGAATGAAAACACTGAAGAAAATTTATTCCTACAAAAGAAACATTACGGTATAATTTATAACTTCGAGTTCTTATACCTGCTCCGATTACATAAGACGAATTCAATGCCATATAATACCAGAATATGGAATGTATTACTCGTGTTAGCATATCTAAGATACAATATTATCATGCGAGTTTCAGAAGATTTTAATTCGAAAAAAAATAGAAAGAAAAGACCAGAAACATATGTGAAAACATATGATGATATCGGAAAGGAACTTGGATTACATCGAACTACTATTGAAAAATGTGTTAAGGTTCTTGATGAGGCAGGGATTATCTATCATGAGCAATTATTCAAAACTCTTCCTGGCACTGATAGAGTTGTATATAGTCGAATTGCTTTTACAAATAAATATAAATATGACGGAACTCAAGAATATCGCTTGGATTCCAATTACGATTATAAAAAAGAAATCGAAGAAATTAAATTACAGTTAAAACCTTACGGAGAATTCGGGAAAGCAACTAATGCTTCTTCTGATTTAGAAAACCTTGATTAATCGCTTTGTTGGCAGCATTGTGAGTAATCAAGTAAACACAAATTAAAAATTAACTAAACAATAATATACATAACGAAAGGATCTAACAAATTTTCATGACAAAACAATTAAATACAGAACTCAAAGACTTATTGGCTACTTCTGATCGTATCTCATTTGAGAACATGACACAAGAACAGTTCGCAGTCAAACTTGCAGCACAGAGACTACGCACTACTCCTTCTTCAAAGAAAAGATTAAAAAGAAATGATGGTATTCGAGCAAGAGATAGTACAACAGATTCTGTAGTCTATAAGCCAACGCATGACCAGTATTATCGTATTTTCATCAACGATATTTTAAGCAATATTCAATCAGGTGGCACTGATTATTGTTTTAAATGGTATCAAGTAAAAGAATTGCTGCGGTTTCACAAGCACACGTTGATATGCAAAATGGTCAAAGAAAGCACGAGTGCCCGTGGCATTTATTTCAAGGTATCTCTTCCCAACGATTGGCGAAAGATTGAGAAGAATATTATACCAGAACAGTAAGCATGAATTACTGAAATACATAATAAACACAAATTAATAATTAAACTAAACAAATACATAAATAAGGAGACTTTTCAATGAAATCCAGAAAATTTAATAAAGAAAAATACACAGAACAGAAGGCAATGAAGAAAAAGAATCGTCCACAGCGCAGTTATAAAAGCCGTGGGACAACCATTGAGATTCCGATCAATCACAGAAAGCATAAAATTTTAGCTACTGCCCGACATAATGATGAAAACGGCAAAGAGGATGAAACATTTACAGTGACACTTTCAATTGCCAAAGAGACAGGAGATTTCCCAATCTGGCATCAGTTTGAAGATGATTTACAAATCACGGCAAAGAGATATTCTCTTAGAACTGCTCTGATGGCTCAGGTAGTTGAGCTTGAAACAGCTGGCGATCTTGATATACATATTGAATCTGCTGATACTATCTACAAGCTTCTTGAATGTGCAGGCGATTACCTAAGCGGTAAATCAAATACAGTGGAGGTGCAGTAGAATGATAGTTTTATCTACGATTCTGATTGGCGGTGCCGTACTGTTTTGTGCAGGAATGTGTCGTTCTGCTGCTACCAGAGAAATGATTACGGAAGATATTTATTGCCAGATCAAAGCAGAAAGTTTACATAAGGACGCTTTCAGAAAACCAAGAACTGAAATGGAACGTATGACAGACATGATTTTTGAAGAAAGTGAGGATGATGAGTAGAATGGCGTTAGACAAACAGATTCATGTACATTCTATAGACACAGGACATTTTTACACAGAAAAAGAAAAGGCTTTACAAGATAAATACATAGAGCTTAGAAAAAAGAAAAGTGAAATTTATCATAATCATTTAAAGAAGATTGAGAAAGATTTTGAAAAATGGGTAAGAAATTGTGTCATTGAAAAAAGTGATACGGAATACAAAAAATATTTAGAAAAAAAATCTGGTAAAAAACATTTAGAAAAAGGAGAATTTCTTGAATCATATTTCAATAAAGAATTGTATAAATCTCAAAACCAATATACCGTGAATCATTCTAAGTTTACAACAAAAGATATAATTTTAGATGACTTTGATCAGGTTGCTATCGAATATGGAATTAACGATTTATTGTTGTCTGAAAATATTGACGATCAATATCATTACTGGTTTACGTTAAGAAGTTATTTCTCTGCGTATGCTAATCTGTACAAACAAGAATTGTTAAATCTGCTTAATAAAACGGTAGAGGATAATATTCGATATACAGAAAATGGACAATTAGACAAGGTAAAGGTTCGTTGTTTTTATGAGAAAGATTTAAATGCAACAAATACAGTTTCTTTATTTGAATCATTTTTAAGTAGAACAATTGGCGCAAAAACCAATGAATTCTGTGATGACTTACTTATTTTACAAGTATATTATTTTGACATTTTTAAAGACCTGTGTTTCCACGGGATGGATTATTGTGATAATGACGGAGTAGTTACTAGATATAGATATTTTACCTCTTCTGCTGGGCAAATTCGCACAAAGAAAGCTGTTTTTATCAAAGAAGATACTTGGAATAAATATGAAAAAACATTAATGTGTGGTCTAACAATTGACAAAATTAATGAAAATGGTGGCAATAATATCAACAAGCATTTAGCATATATGGCTTTGACAAATTCTGCGACAGATTTATGGGTAGATTTTGACATTGATAAAACCATTGTTGTAGACGATTTTGAAACAATGGTTACTGGAGAATTTGATAGTATTGATGATATTTCATATGAAATTGAACAAACAACTGATTCTGTTCCAATTCCACATATGGATGGATGTGGAATGGTTCTTCCTAGTTTGTTGAAAATTAATTCCATGATTAGAATCCCATGGATTAAGGGGTTAATATCTCCATTTAATTATGCTGAACTCATAAAAGAGCAAGGATGGTCTTCAAAAATAAAAGATATTTATGGACAAGAGCATGATGTTATCGCAGAGGATATTCAAATTATTTTTACTAAAAGTCAATTCAAGATGAATGGGTTTTATGACGATTGGGATAGTTACAAAGAATATTTTAAAAAATATAATTGCACAGCGGGACTTTGCAATCAAGAAGAAAAATACATAAAAAATGCTACAATCAATTACCAGATGCTTCAAACATTAACAGATATATCGGACGATGAAATAAAATTGCTTGCAAGTAAATCAAATGAAAAATTGCAAACATTATGTGATTCTGTAGATAATGTTCAGAAAGTTTTTGGAATCACACCATATAACACAAATTTGACGCCATTTCAGGCAAGTTTAAAATTGTATCCAAGTCTTTTAAGAGATCCATATTCAAGAGATACTCTTAGGGATTTAAAAAACAGTATGCTAAAGAAATATCGTAGTGGCAAACTTGATATATATGGGAAATATACGTTTATTGTGCCTGATTTATATGCGGCTTGTGAGTATTATTTTGGAGGAATTGAGAATCCAACTGGCTTATTACAAGACCATGAAGTTTATTGTAGACTATTTAAAAAAACAGATAAATTAGATTGTTTACGAAGCCCTCATTTATACAAAGAACATGCCGTTCGAAATAATCTTGCTTGTATTGAAAAATACGGAGATCGACAAAAAGAAATTTCAAAGTGGTTTGACACAAATGCCTTATACACGAGCACACACGATTTAATATCTCGTATTTTACAATTTGATGTAGACGGAGATAAAAGTCTGGTTATTGCAGATAAAACTTTTGTCGAGATTGCAGAAAGAAATATGACCACAATTGTTCCATTGTATTATGAAATGAAAAAAGCACAAAAGCAACAAATTACAAAAGAGTCAATTTATGATGGATTAGTTCATGCATTTACAGGAAGTAATATTGGAATTTACAGCAATAATATTTCTGTTATTTGGAATGACAATGTTTTTTCTTCAGACGAAAAAGAGCAAAAAATTGCAAAAGATGAAGGTAAAACTACGCAAGATGCAATGAATGTGGTTAAGTTGCTTTGTATGGAAAACAATTTTGTAATCGATTATGCAAAAACATTATACAAACCAATTAGACCAAAACATATTGCGAAGTTGATTTCAAAATATACTCAGCATAAGCTACCGCATTTTTTCGTTTACGCTAAAGACAAAACAGAAGATCAAGTTGAATCTTCCAACAATACATTTGTTAATAAGTTACATTCTACTATTACTGATGTAAGTATTAATTTAAAAAATCTTAAATTACCAAGATTGGATTACACACAATTAATGTTTAATCCTGATACTGATATTACATCTCAAAGTGCGTTGGAGATTATCGAATTATACGATCAGTTAAATAAAGAATATAAATATCAATTCAATATTGTCGATAATAAAGTAGCAAATATTGGTGCAGTCAAAAAGAAGTTATTGAAACAGTTTGAAGATAAAAATTCTTTATTATTTTACGTTACTGATGTTCTTGTTAAATTTTTATATAGTAACAAAAGAAAACGTAAACAGCTTTTATGGTTTTTATTTGGAGAATATATCGAAAATAATATTAGAAGACATCAAGATCAACCTTTAATGAAATATGTTGAATGTGAAGATTGCGGTGAATTATTCGAAGTTCCTAAAAATAACAAAAGAACAGTAAGATGTAATAAATGTCAAAAAATAAGAAATGACGAGCGGAACAGACAAAGAGTAAAAAAATATCGAGAAAAAGTAACTATGTAATGGTTTTAAATTTTAAAAAAAGTTCCGAAAAATTCAGTTCATTTTTAAGGTTAAAAAATGCAATGTTCTGTTTTTTTCGGAACAAAAAAAGTCACTATATGGAAAGGTACCCCCTTAAAAATAAGGAACCTACCACTATATGAAAGGATTCAAAGTGAATAAAACAGATTTATATACATTGGTTTCATATAAAACTGGAGTCCCAAAAGATGAAATCAGTGAAATTTTTCAAGAGGCAAGTAAATTAATTTTTGAATATTTGGGCAATGTATCAGCTGGCGAAATACGAAAAGTATACATTATGAATGGCATCCATATTGAATCAAAATTTGCATCATATGATAATAAAATTATGCCAGATGGCACAAGAATAAAGACTAAGACAAAAATTAAATTGTTGCCAAAAATATCCAAAAGATATAAAGATGAGATTAATCAGAACAGATAAACTCTCAAAATACCAATTTGTACTTTGTACAAATGCTCACGCTGCTTGCAGCTAAAGAAATTTCACACCGTGAGTTCCGAGGTCTATGTCATCAAAAACAAAAAATCAGAGATGGTATCCGAGACTTGCAACTGTTCTATTAATATAGTAGACCTCCAGAGGAAACTGAAAAGCAACCAAAGGAGAAAACATGAAAAAGAAAATTTCAATTATCACATTAGTTATGGCAATGCTATTGGCAGTTGGAGGGTTCACTACTTCTACTGCTGTCTCTGCGAAAAATAAAAAAGTTAAATGTTTGGGAACATACAAGATTACTGCATACTGCGGTTGTCGGTCATGTTCTGGTGGTTGGGGAACCCGAACTGCTTCAGGTCGCAGAGCAAAACAAGGCAGAACCATTTCTGTTGATAGGAGAAAAATTAAATTAGGTACTAAGGTCAGAATCAATGGACATCTGTATACAGCTGAAGACATTGGTGGAAGCGTGAAAGGAAAACATATTGACATGTACTTCTCTTCTCACTCACGGGTCAAGAGATTCGGCAAAAAGTACCGTAAAGTATATGTGGTAAAGTAACAAAAAGCTAATTTTATCACACGTAAGAAATATCGCCTATAGAGCATTAATGAAGATATTTTGGTGAGCATGGGACGCCATGCAAAACACAGAGGTATAAAGCTCGTATGTTTGGGGCTTGCGTATAGACATTTACCATAGAATTTACAGGAGCAATATAACTCTGATTTCAAATGTGTTGGACGCCTTTTAGTGCATACGCAAATTATTTGTCGGTAACTCATGTACACATCAAGTAGTGTACACCGACTAATGGATATTTTCTCGGATAAATACCGAGCCTCCATTTATTATTCTGGCAGGTGGCGAAATGTCATCTGTACATTATATTAAAGGAGAAAATAATTATGAATACAACAGCAATTACAACATTCAATAACGAAGAATTTGGTAATGTGAGAACTCTTACAATTGATGGAGATCCTTGGTTTGTTGGCAAGGATATTGCAGAATGTCTTGGATATTCTAAGGCACGAAATGCTATTTCTTCCCATGTTGATAACGAAGATAAAAAGGACGCCCCAATTCAGGGCACCCTTGGCGGAACACAGACGATGAAGGTTGTTAACGAATCTGGCGTTTACAATTAATAGTGCGAAAAGCCCACTCCTTTAGGTGTGGGATGGACAGCACATTTATTTTATATTTTAATGTGTATGTTTCCATTGATTTTATACACATATGATAGTATATGTATGGAAAATAATTATAGACATACAAACACAACAGTATCTTTGATAAATTATCATTTTATATTTTGTCCAAGATACAGACGAAAAATTTTTCTAATATCAAATGTAGAAAGACGCTTTAAAGAACTGGTCAAAATAAAATGTAAGGAGTTAGAAATTGAAATTATTGCAATCGAATGTGATAAAGACCACACTCATATGTTCTTAAATTGTCTACCTACGTTAAGTCCATCAGACATTATGAGACAAATAAAAGGATATACAAGTAAAATTCTTAGAGAAGAGTTTGTAGAACTATCAAAAATGCCTAGTTTATGGACAAGAAGTTATTTTGTTTCTACGGCAGGTAATGTATGTAGCGAAACAATTAAAAAGTATGTAGAAAATCAAAAGAAGAGATATTAGAAAAAGAGAATATTATATTAGAAAGTGAGGTGAATATTATGGCAAACTTTATTGTTGAATTTCCATTAAAAACGGAAAAATATCAAGAAGATATTTTAAATAAGCGTTTTGAGATTGGAAGAAAAATCTATAATTCTTTAGTTAATGTAACACAGAAACGTTATAAGGAAATGATTAAAACTAAGAGATATCGTACTCTTCTATCTTCGTTGTCTGAGAATAAAAAGTCTGATAAAGAAATTTGGAAACAAATAAACGATATGCGAAAACAATATAACATGTCAGAATATTCATTTCATGAAGACGTAAAGAAAATGCAAAAACATTTTAAAAATAATATTGATTCTTTTACTTCTCAAAAGATTGCAACAGCATTATGGAAATCTTATGATAAATTATTCTATGGAAATGGCAAGAAAGTTTATTATAAGAAATATGGTGAATTAAATTCACTTGAAGGAAAATCTAACAAAACAGGAATCAGAATAATTAATGATACTCTTGTTTGGAATGGGTTAAAAATTCCAATTTTAATTGATTATAACAATCATTATGAATATCAGGCTATGCAATGCGATATTTGCTACAACAGAATTATTAGGAAATATGTAAGAAATAAATATAAATTCTATGTTCAAGTAGTCTTTAAAGGAAATCCACCTGTCAAAGTGGATACTGAAACTGGTGAAATTAAACATTGTATTGGTAATGGTGATGTTGGTTTGGATATTGGAACTAGAACTATTGCTATTTCAAGCCAATCCGATGTAAAAATATTAGAACTTGCTGATAGAGTCCAGAATATTGAAAACCAGAAACAGAAAATTCTGAGAAAGATGGATAGGTCAAGACGAGCTACTAATCAAGATAATTATAATGAAGATGGAACTATTAAAAAACAAGGAAATAAGAAAGTCAGATGGAACAAATCAAATCACTATATTAAATATCAAAATGAATTAAAGGAATTATATAGAAAGCAAGCAGATATAAGAAAGTATCAGCATGAGTGTTTAGCAAACTATATTATATCTCTTGGAAATAAAGTATATGTTGAGAAAATGAATTTTGCAGGACTTCAGAAACGTGCTAAAAATACTAAAAAGAATGATAAAGGAAAGTACAAGAAAAAGAAACGTTTCGGTAAATCATTAGCAAACAAAGCGCCATCTATGTTATTAACAATAACAGATAGAAAACTAAATTATTTTGGCGAGAAATTAATAGAAATAAACATATTTGAAGCGAAAGCAAGTCAGTTTAATCATTTTGATAAAACATATACAAAGAAAACTTTATCACAAAGATGGAATGATTTCGATGGTATAAAAATTCAAAGGGATATGTACAGCGCTTTCTTAATAATGAATATAAGTGATGACTTTAAAAGTTTTGATATTGATAAGTGTAATGATAGATTTGAAAATTTCTATCGACTTCATAATTTAGAAGTAGACAGACTAACTGGTAAGAAGAATTTAAGTAGTATCGCAATTTGAAAAAGAAAATATACAAATAGGTTTTGACATGAGCCTTATGCTATTGCTAATGGATACAATGGTATCTTTGGTAGTGAAAGTCTTATAGAAGTTCATTAGTCTCATATGCTTTCGAGTATATTTGGAAGTGAATGTATATAAGAACCCAACGTGCTTTAGCTGTTGGAGTGTCAGACAATTAAGTGTATGGCATATTCTGGAAATGTTATATTTCGCTTATTGTATGGATAAGTATGCCAAAAGTGAGGAGGAATCACTCACTAAAATTTGTGTTAGTTTTGTTGAAATTAATACAGATACAGAATGTACGGGTGGCAGAGCTGGTTTAATGCGCAGGATTGCTAATCCTGTATACGTACGAATATGCGTATCCTGGGGTCGTAGCCCAGTCCGTACGCTAAATCGCACCATCGTCTAAATGGTTTTAGGACACATCCCTTTCACGGATGCAATACGAGTTCGACTCTCGTTGGTGTGATGTTTGTCCTACAATGTTCTTCGGACTTGTGGGCTAATATCCCTGTTTATACTGCTAAGGAGACAGGCAAAACTGTAAATTTTGCGGCTTCGGTCACGAGTGGGTTCGATTCCCTCAACAGGGATGATTAGGTTAGTAACTATACGATAGATTAACCAAAAAATATGCGAACACCCTGATAGTTGGTGGATATTGGAATGTATACCTCTTCTGATATTCTGATGGAGTTCATCACTTCAGTTCGCCCTAGAAAAGCAATACTTACACACTGTTGCTTTTTAGAAATATGTATTGTCTCGCCAGTGTGTACGTATGAGAGGCAAATACATATTCGTTATTGACATGTAGCTCAATTGGACAGAGCACAACGCTACGGACGTTGGTGTTGCAGGTTCGATTCCTGTCGTGTCAGTTTTCCTATATACCTCAGTTGGCAGAGGGTCATCACAGCAAGGATAACATTAGATGAAAGTCGCTGGTTCGAATCCAGCTGTAGGAATTATATTCTCGTATAGCTCAACTGGTAGAGCGGATGGCTGTTAACCATCATGTCGGAGGTTCAAATCCTTCTACGAGAGTTTGTATTTTAAACATAAGCAACTCGGTTATAAAACTCAATGCCATGAGTCCGAGAGATATTCTAGGCACATATGTCGAATTGGAGAGATACATTGTACGGATACGTTCTTTGTGTCTCTTTTTATGTCGGAGTGATCTGATATGGACAAGAGAGAAACTCTCAAGCAAATGGATATTGTGCAGCATTTTGGTCTGGTTAACGCACAGAACTTTTCGCTACAATAATAGACGCTCCTGTGGAGAATAATCCACTTCAATGCGTACTCTGGCAGGTACGTAAAAGGTGGAAAAGCCAAATAATGTAGTTTGATGTGAATCTGTTCAAAAGACAGTGTATAAGAAAAGTCGCTGGTATGTCGCTCAAGTCAGTTAAGGGTAAGTTCAAATTTATAAAAACATTCTAAAACTTAATTCTGAACGGTGGGTTGACATTGCATGTATTGATCATGTCATAGAACTGGTTTTTTAGACTTAGGTAAGAAGTTAGAGGTCGCTCCTCGAAGCTCAGACTTATCTACTATGTTGCAGAATAAACTGTTCCACAAATGACTGTAAGGTGAAGACCTGCTTTAAAATTAAAATACATTTAAGGGGTATCGCCAAGTGGTAAGGCACAGCACTTTGACTGCTGTATTCACTGGTTCAAATCCAGTTATCCCTGTCGCAGAATGGAGAAGTTTGGTTATCTCGTCAGGTTCATGCCCTGAAGATCGGTGGTTCAAATCCACCTTCTGCTATTTTTCATATAGTATCCTTTATTGGTAGGGACATTTATGTCCTTACCAATATTGCACAGTGGAAAAGTTGGTAAATTCGCTCGTTCCATTTGGTTCTGGAGACGTAGGTTCAAATCCTACCTGTGCAATCAAAGAGCTGTTTGGTGGTCAGTTCTTTTTCAACAAAGATTTTTCTCATTGTTAGTATCTAGTGGATGAATTAATATCCATCCACTACTCCTTTCTGCTACCTTAGCTCAATTGGTAGAGCAGCTGATTTGTAATCAGCAGGTTATGTGTTCGAGTCACATAGGTAGCTTTTTTCAAATCCAGTAAATATGTACGACGACTGCTATATGCAGCGTCAAGCATCACTGGAAATGTTTTAAGAATGGAGGGATCTTCTATAATTAAGATCACCAAAAATGAAGCTTTTTATCTTCGCTCAAAAGGATTCAAGGACAAATCTGATATTCATCAGACGTATTCTGGACATCCTACTTACTATGCAAGTGAGAAAAGAAGCGTAATGAAAGCTCTAAAGAAATATAGAGAAAGATAGGTGTTCTCTATGAAGAAAAAACAAAACAATATTAGAGTATCATTTGTAGATGAACCTGCTGCCATGGATGTTACTGGTTCTATGGTTTATGTAAAAACAGATACTCACAACATTTTGATTGACGCTGGCTTACATCAGTCAAATAGTAAATACGATGATTTTCTTGTAAATAAGAGAAGATTCAAAGAATTTAAGCCAAAAGACATTGATTATATCTTTGTAGATCACAGCCACCAAGATCATTTGGGGATAATTCCCAGATTGTATAAAGAGGGTTGTTCTGCAAAAATTATTGTTGCCGAAAACAATAAACAGATTATGTATAGAATGCTTCAAGATTCTGCGTTTATTATAGATAGAGATGTTGAATTAATCAATAACCAACATGGTAAAAATTATGAACCTCTGTATACGATTGATGACGTAGAAACATCTATAAGACATATGTCCGAATATCCAGTTATGAAAAAGGTTGTTGTTGATGAGACTTTAGCATTTAAACTTATTCCAAACGGACATCTACCTGGCAGTGTACAAGTTCTGCTTTATTTAAAGCAAAACAATGTAGAAAAAACACTTCTTGTTACAGGAGATATTGGAAATTCTAAAATACATAATTATTATGTCAATAAGTTTACTCCTATTGATCATGCAGATCTTGTTATCGGGGAATCAACTTATGGCGATCGCCCAGATTTAAAAACTGGACAAAAAGAAAGAAATAATGATATCGAAAAATTATTTTCTATTATCACACAACAGGTATGCGAAATGCATGGACAAGTCATTATCCCAACATTCGCAAATCATAGGCTTCAATTTCTCACAACGATGATTTATCAGGTCATGAAAGATTATGATTTCCCTTATAAAGTATATATTGATACACCGTTAGGAATTGATATTTTCAACGAATATCGTAAAATCTTATCTGGCGATGAATTAAAATTGTTTGATAAAGTCCTAAATTGGGACAACTTGGTATTTGTGCGTGATGCAGAATCTAGTAAAGCATTAGTACATAGTAATGAACCATGCGTGATATTATCTACGTCTGGAATGTGTAATAATGGTAGAATTAGACATCATTTAAAGAAAGCAGTTCCAAATCCTAATGCCACTGTTTTATTTGTAGGATTCAGTACACCAGGAAGTTTGGCTGCATTACTTAAAGACAAAAATGTTAAATCTATCTCTATAGATAATAAGCAATATACTTGCAGATGTGCAAGTTTCTCACTCAAATCTCTTAGTGGACATGCTCCATTCTATCAGCTTCTTGACTACTACTCTTCCATTAATACAAATCGAATTGTACTACATCACGGATCAGAAAAAGCAAAGTTGACACTAAAAGAAAAATTAACTTCTGAACTTGAAGAGAAATGCAAAAGCACACGGGTTATTATTGCAAATTCAAGTTTGAAAATTTCATTATAGAGATGAGATGCCTCGTCTTGGAATTGTAGACGAAATTATTTAATTTTTATTTGTAAAAATGTTTAAAATTCCTTTATATACACTATACCACATTTTATGTCAAGTGTGTAGAGGTTTTTCAAAAAAATAATTGTAAACCATAAAAATAATTTAACAGAGCAAAGGAGAATGAATATGGCAAAAGCTTTATCATATAAAAAGTCTACTACTATCACAGTTAAAGCGGCAGGTTATGTAGACATCGAAAAAGGAGTTATTGAAACAGAAGAAGGAAATGTATCTTTCAAAGATTTATTAAAAGACTTTGATGGAAAATATGGTGAATTTCAGATGAAAGGAAAGACTGATGAAGATCTGGAATTAAACGTACCTTCTGATGAAGAATAGATTGGAGTGAAGATTTATCAGTATTAATTTTGAACAAGAATTAGCAAAAATCGGATTAACTCCAGAAACATATGAGGCTGTCTGTGCAGATATTGATTCAAAACTTGACGGTGTAGTTGATATCGACTGGCAGGAAATTAAAGAAAAATATCATGTACAATGTGCAAGCGATACAATTCGCAAGTCCTCTTCTACTCCATTTGGTGGTAGATTCAGAGATGCTTATTTTCGCAGCAAGCAAAAATCTGGTAACGATGAAAAATCTGAAGATCAGTTATTATATGAAAAAATTCGTAAGGAACGACAGAAATTACAGACAGTTAATTTAGAAAGAAATCGTATTTCTCGCCAAGAAAGTCGTTTTGAGCTGTTCAATGAATATGTGGCTGAAGCAATTCAGATGCTACCAAACCCAGACTTCAAACCTCTGAGAGTTGAAGATAAATCTAAAGGATATGTGCTTTCTATTGCAGATATTCATTATAATGCAGTATTTAAGAGTGTTAACAACGAATACTCTCCAGAAATTTGCATTGAAAGATTTCAAAAATTATTATCTAAGACCATTGTGCTGATACATAGACTTGGCATTTCTAAACTCAAAGTCGTCACATTAGGTGATGATATTCAAGGTATCTTACGTCTTACTGACGTTAAGCTCAATGACTCTGCCGTTGTTAAGGCAGTTGTTGATATCTCAAAAATCATTTCACATTTCTTAAATGAATTATCCAAATATGTTGAAATTGAATATTATTGCGTAGGTCGAAGCAACCATAGCCAAACACGACCTATAGGAACAAGAGCTTCTGAATTATGTGCGGAAGACTTTGAATATATTATTGGAAATTATATCAATGAATGTTTGGCAAATAATGATCGTGTTGAAGTACATCTTGATCTAGAATCTGATTGTATTCATATTCCTATCGCTGGCTTTAATATGGTTGCAATGCATGGACACACATTAAGAGGAACTGATAGTGCCATTCAAAATATGGAATCTATATATAACGAAGATATTGATTTCTTATTGGTTGGTCATTACCACGGAATGCTTGAAAAATCTCTAAGTGAAGGTATTACATGCGATAAAGAAATTTTAGTATGTCCAAGCTTTGTAGGTAGTGATCCTTATGCAGACAGTATTTTTAAAGGGTCAAAGAGTGCTTGCAAGTTATTTGAGTTCACAGAACGTGAAGGGCATACAGCATCATTCAAGATACAGTTAAATTAGCAATTCGGCAGTCATTTTTTTAGGATCAATCTCTCAAAACAGGTCGGACAGACTGCCTATTATGAGCAGAGGATATTACTTCTTCTGCTCCACTTCTATAAATATACGGCTTTCAATTGTACTTTGATTTGTCGTTATCAAGTAGGCTGTTTTCCTACTTCTTCTATTGTAAGGAGGAATTCTTGGCAAAATATTTTACTAAGAAAGAACTGCAACGCTTAGGTTGTACTGATGACGAAATTAAATTGGTAATGAAATACCAAAAGAAACTTCCAGTTTTAATTGAAAATATGGAAGTTAAAGGATTCTGTGTTGACGCACGAACATTACACGAACAACTAGAAGTTAAAGCAAATTATTCTAAATGGATAAAACGTCGTATCAATACATATAAATTTCAAGAAAATACTGACTTTGTTACGGCTTGTCAAAAACGGAAAGCCGTAAATAATGGGTATTTTTATACAACGGAGTATATATTGACGATATACATGGCAGAATCTCTTGCTATGGTAGAGCGTACAGAAACAGGTGAAATTGTTCGTCGTTATTTCATGTTGATGAGAGATATTGTTGCAAATAATAAAGAATGGTGGGAAATACGTATTTCTGAACGATCAAATTATAAACCACTATGTGAAGCATTATCTAAAAATATTTTTAGGAAATGCGGTCGTTATGGTGATAAATATGATTTTGCTAGAGAAGCAAATTTCCTAAATGTTATTGCAACTGGTGCAAAAGCACAGGATATTAGGAATTATCTTATGATCCAAACAAATGAATTAACTAGAGATAGTTTGGAAAAAGATTATAATGAGCGTCTGGAATTTTTACAAGAACAAGATATTTTGTATTTAGGAACAGATATGCCATTAAGACAACGGTTAGAATTTTTGATAACTGTATTTGATATTAAATATCCAACTTGTACTCCGCTTATGTCTTATATGAGCAGAGATGGCATGTTGGCAGAAAGAACAAAAATGTTAAACGAATTAACATTTTAATTATCAACAATTTACGGCTACTCTCTTTAGAGAAATCGTAGAAAATAGTCAAAAACAAAACATTAATTATAAAAAGGAGAATTAAACTATGACAACATCAAAAGATTTAATTAAAAGTATTGCAACAAAGAAAACAGCAACAGAAGGACGCAAAGTAACTCAGATCGAGGCAAAAGAAGAATTAGATAGAGTTGTTGAATGTATCGTTGATGCCATTGTGTCTGGAGAAGGTGTTCGCTTAATGGGGCTTGGAACATTTACTGTTGAAGATAAACCAGCTCATGTTGCAAGAAATCCAAGAACAGGTGAAACAATCAATGTTCCTGCTAAGAAAGCTCCAAAATTCAAAATTTCTGCTTCATTAAAAGATGCGGTAAACAAATAAGATTGGAGTGATTGTTATTTCTTATAAAGATAAATATAACAAATATGAGGATCTGAATATTACAGATTTCGAAGACCAAATTGAGCTTTTATTTACAGTCAATGATCAGTTAGTAGATGGAGATAGTTGTGTAGATATCATTGCAAACGCTGAGACAATTCGTTATATGTTATCCATTGCAATGTCAGAACTTGACTATGCTCCACATAAAATTAATATGGAAAAAGACGATGCCACATATTGTCTTGAAATGTTTGATGATGGAAGTTTGAGAGTTTTCTTATATGATAGATATAATGATTCTTTACAGGGAACTTCAATTTATTTATATCAAGAAGAGGTTACTCAGGATATTGTAGATTTTGTGTTGAACTTCTACTCTGATTCTGATATCTGGCTTTTTGGATATGAAGACGAGGACGATATTTCTATCAGCAAGGAAGATGTATCTGATTTAGATATCGTTGCCAGAATTATGGAAGATAAACATTTTGAAGTTTTGCCAACTATGTCGCCTTTCGAGTATCTGTTAAAGGATCTTTGGAGATTTTAATGCTATGAATTATATGCAGTAGGTGACTAATATCATCTACTGCTTTTCTATTATATAAGGAAAGGAGGGACATATGGCAAGAGAATTAACACCAGAAGAATTGGCAAAAGCCCCAATGTACATCAATAGAGAAGTACAGTTTGAGATGCCAAGACGGTCTACTAAGGTAGATAAAAAATACAAATGCACATGTTGCGGTAAGAGTTGGGATAATCAGAGAAACCATTTTGCTAAATCTCCTTCTCCTTTATATCAGAGTAATGATGGATATATCAATATTTGTAATGATTGTATGGACTTATATTTACAGAAGTTAATTAATTATTACAATGGAAATGAAGTCCACGCAATTAAACATGTGTGTCAGCAATTTGATGTAGTATTTCATATTGATGCATACAAAAATGCAAAGGTTGAAAATCAGCCAATTACATTTTCACAATATCTTTCAAGACGTAATCTTGGGCAGACTACAAAAGTTGGTAATACATATCTTGATGGAATGAAGACGAAATTTTATGAAGATGGATATGATCAAGTTATGAGTGCAGAGCAAGCAATCAACGACGATAACATATCTATTTCTGGTTCAGCAACTAAAAGATGGGGTGCTGGATTTTCACAGGCGGATTATAAGAATCTGGATGAACATTATAATATGCTAAAAGACAATAATCCAAACATTGATCAGAACCAAGAAATCTTCGTAAAATCATTATGCAATTTATATATGTTGCAAATACGTGCTCTACAGGCAGGTGATTCAAAAAAATATATTGACCTTAGTAGTCAGTATTCTAAAACATTTAACGATGCAGGTCTAAAAACAGTTGAAGAAAAAGATGAAAGCCAGAACACCACTCTTGGAGTAACATTGGCTACTATATCAAAATATACGCCTGAAGAATTTTATAAAGATAAACCATTATATGAAGATTATGATGATTTGGCAGACTATGTGGACAGATTTATGCTACGTCCATTAAGAAATTTACAATATGGATCTTCTGATCGAGATAAGGAATTTTATGTTCCAGATGAAGAGGATCTTGATGATGAATAAAAAAATAAGTAAGAAAACTGCTGCCAAACGTCTTAGTAAAATGATTGAACAATTCCCTGCCGATAAATATCAGCAAGAATTGTATAAAACATTCCCATCTACTCATTATCTAAGTAATCCTACAAATGTTATGCATACATTGGCATGGTGTACGTTTTTTAGAAAAAATTTACACAGATTTGTGCAAGATTACTTAGGAATTGACATACATCCATATCAACAGTTATCGCTATATTATATGGGTGTTTCTAACTCAATTTGTATTGTTGCAGCACGTAATGATGCAAAATCATTCTTAATTGCCCTATATGCATGTTGTAGAGCAATTCTTTATCCAGGATCAAAAGTTGTTATTGGTTCTGCTACTCGTGGGCAGAGTAAATTGATTATCACTGAAAAAATTCAAGGTGAATTAATGGAAATGTCACCTGTATTGAGAGAAGAAATTGAATACGTCAAGACAAATGGACAAGACGTTGTCGTTAAATTCCGTAGCGGATCTACGATTAAAGTGTTTACAGCGAACGATAACGCTCGTGGTATTCGTTCTACAGTCGCTATTCGAGAAGAGTTTAGACAGATCAAGAAAAACATTGAAGACAATGTCATTTCACCTTTCCAGATGGTACGTCAACCAGGTTATATTAAGCTTGCACAATATAAGAATGATCCAGCTATAGCAAAAGCTTTGCAAGAAGATCCTGTTGATATTTACATCAGTTCATCTTGGCAAGATCCTAGTCACTGGATGTGGACTATTGTGGACATGAACTATGAATCAATGTTAAATCATGGAAAAGGTATGCTCTTAGCATTTGATGAAAGTATATGTCTAAAACATGGATTTAAAACAAGACAACAGTTGATCAAAGAAAAGAAAAAGCAAGATCCTACCAGTTGGAAGGTAGAGTTCTTAAATCTTAGAATCAAGGAATCTGATTCTGCATATTTTACATATTCTATGCTGATGAATCGGCAAATTTCAAAACAAGTCTTTTATCCAAGAAATAATTTGGATGTTCAAATCAATAAGAAAAACCGCTATGCAATCCCTAAACGTGACAATGAGGTAAGAATTATCGCAGGCGATATTGCATTCGTGGCAGGTTCTCAGAACGACAATTCAGTTTATTCTTGTATTCGTGCTATCCCAGAAACAATGACGTATGGAGATAAGCAAATGGAACAAGGATATCGTAGACAATTCCCTTATATAGAATCTAACCAGATAGGTGACACAACGAAACAGGCAATTAGAATACGTCAGTTATATGAAGATTTTAACGCTGATTATATAGTAATTGATGCGAGAAATGGTGGTTTACAAATTTTGTATTCTTTACAAAAAGTTTTATACGATGAAGATCGCAGTGTTGAATACGCACCATTAAAATGTATGAACAATGATGAATACGGTAGATTATGCCAAGATCCAGACGCAAAACCATGCATCTATGCTATCAATGGTACACAAAACCTGAACAGTGATATTGCTATGAACTTCAGAAAGAATCTGGTTGAAGGAAAGATTGATTTTCTTGTTAATTTTGAAACCGCCAAAGAAGAAATTCTTTCTAAAAACAAGGAATATAGACAAGCCATCGAAGTCGATGATGTATTCGATTTTGAGCGACCATTCTTAGAAACTCAGGCGCTTGTTAGTGAATGTGCAGAATTACAATATGAAAAATTAACCACAGGTGGTATCCGAATTAAGGAACGTGGAAATAACCGAAAAGATAGATATTCTTCATGTAGTTACGGATCATATTTTATAGACCAGTTGGAATTAGATATGACAACTACAGATGAAGAATACGGATACACAACATTTGTAAACTAATGGAAGGAGGGAAAATGGAAGAAAATGTAAAGCAAGACGCTACATATGAATACAACAGTTATCAATATACAACAACAGATATATTTAACGCTATCTTTCAATGTGGTGTTTATGATTATTTTAATAAAGAAGAAATACGCAGTGTTTTAAGAAATCCAATTGAAAACCACGAAACCGCCATTAGATTGTCAAATTTTGTGTATACAAAAAACGGAGTTGTTACAAATTCTGTTGACTATATGGTTGCATTGCCATGTCTTGATAGTATATTAATCAATAAATCGAAAGCAAAAAAGAAAAATAACAACAAGGCAAAAAATAACAAACGCTTAATGCGCTCTACTCTTGAGACAATCGACGACAAACATTTCATTAGAGATGCATTACATACCGAGATGTTAGACGGAATTGCGTTTTATTACTTCGAAACCAAAGTAAGACCATCCGATATTGATAATACAAAATACATGAATGATTTTGATGTTGAGCGTATTATGGAGATAAATGACATCGGTGTCAATGTCTCTATTATTTCTTTGCCTTGGCAGTATTGTAAAATTGTTGGTAAGAAAAATGGGCGATTTGTTGTTGGTTTTGACTTGAGATATTTTGATGATTTCACAGACGATACACGAGAAAGAAAACTTAAAAAGTATCCAGAAGAAATCAGGAAAGGGTATTACGATCGCAAGAAAAGTAATGGCGTAAATGGCAATTGGTTAATATTAAATTCGGATAAAACAATGTGTAGAAAAATCAAATGCAAAGACTCAGAACCTTGGGGAAGATCATTGGTTATTGCTGCCCTTGAGGATGTATTATACAAAGACTATTTTACAGACACAAAACGAAATGTTTTGGATGATATGAATAATAAAGTTGTCTATCAGACATTTCCAGAAGGGAAAGAAAAAGGACTTTGTGCTTTAACCAAAAAGCAACAGGAAGCCCAACATAACGATGTTAAAACCGCTGTAGTTAACAAAAACAACAAAGGTGGATTAAGTTTCATTAGTGTTGCCGCAGGAACAAAGATTAATTCTTTAGATGTTTCTACAGATATTTTTAATGATAAAAATGAATCAAATCTTAGCAATCAAATCTCTTTGGATTTAGGTATTTGCGCTTCTTTACTTGGTGCAATGGAATCAGGTAATTTTGGAGCTGGAGCGAATAACCTCGAAATGATCACAGCCCAAGTATATACATGGGTTTATGAATGGCAGAAAGAATTAAATTACGTCATTAACAAAAATGTCATTAAAGATCAAAACAACCCAGTGGAAGTTTACTACTTCCCTACTTCTTTTGTAAACCGCAAAGCATTCTTTGATATGTGTAAAACATTATATTCAGAGGCAAGTGGTTCTTTATCTTATCTTGTCGCTAGCGCAGGAATAAATCCAGAAGCATATTTTAATGTATTAGATGAAGAAATCGAAGATGGTATATATGAACGCTACTTACCTCACTTAACCTCAAGCAATATTTCCAAAGATGACCAAGTTGGCGGTCGTCCAACTACGGACAACCCTACCGAAAATACAATTCGAAGTAGAAATAATGATGGGAACAACATCCCGAGTCCAAGCGACTCTAAATAAATATCAATAATGAAAGGTCGATTTTGTTTAATCGGCTTTTTTGTTATACAAAACTTTTTAAAGGAGGATACAACATGGCAATCGTAGAGTTATCTGAAAAGAAATACAAAAATGGGCGCAGACCATTTAAAGCCGTATTGTACGAATTACAGCCTCCTGAATCAGTAGAAAATGGTATCGGAACAAAATACAACAAAAATGGAATTACCTTTTTAGAGGAATATTGTGCGCCACAACTCGGCAGTATCACAGACATGAGCGTTCGTGTTGAATTTTTAGATGAAAACAGAACAATAATCTGCGGTCACGGAGAAACTGGTGTCAACGAAGATGGCTTAATAACATTTAGAAATGCAAGTGTTGTTGGACATTTTACAAGAGGCTATATTGACGACATTGATTACGAAGGTGAAACAAAGAGATGTGTATGCGGTGAAGGATATCTTGATGAAATGTGTTATCCAGAATTCGTTGCAAATCTTGAAGAAGATCTTAACAATGGCGTTGCCGTAGAAGGTAGCGTAGAAATTTTCAAAGCAAAAGGTAATACAGGAATTGTTTATATGAATGGATGGAGAGAAACAGGGAGAATTCCTGTTGAATTCATTCACTCTGGTTGGGATATGGTAATGAACCCAGCTGATACCTCTTCTATTGTATTGGAATTAAACGAAAATCAAAACAAGGAGGACAAACAGAAAATGGACGGAACAATTGATATGAAAGAAATCACTTCTGCTATCAAAGAAACAATTTCTGAAATCAATTCTAAAGAATCTGCATTAGAAGAGAAAATTTCTGAGCAGAATTCCGTGATTGAGCAGAAAGATTCTGTTATCGCAGAAAAGGATGTAAAGATTTCCGAACTTAATGCAAGTGTCGAAAAATTACAGAAAGCTCTTGAAGACACAAAGACAGAGAATGAGACAGCATGGGAACAGATCGAAATTCTTAGAAAAGAAATTGCAAAAGCTAAAGTTGCAGAAAAATTAGGTGAAGTTGACGAAGCTTTAAGCGAGTTCAATGAAGACGAAAAAGCTGTCGCAAAAGAAGATATCGACAAATTAAAATCTGATATTAACTCTTGCGAAAATATTGACGAGTTAAACGAAATTGCTTCTGAAGTTAACTCTATCAAATCTAAGATTTGCATGAATATTGTAGCGCAGCAGAAAGCAGCTGAGAAACAGGCATCTGCCACAGAGCCTACAGCAGAAACAAATTCAGAAAAAGTTGAAGACATCTTTTCTGAGGTATGTGAATCTATCGAAGTTGATGATAATGACGAAGATGTAAGTATTTTTTAATAAGGAGGATAGATAAAAATGATTAAATTCCGCAATATTTCTGAAATCGAGAAATTATACCCATATGTAAAAGCTGTTGCAGGAACAGATGTTTATAATGGCGATTTTGGAACAGTAACAGAAGGTACATTTGCTTTAGCCGCTAACGCTAAACAGGTAGTAATGAATATTGAAGTTGGTGATGACGAAGGTTTAGACAAATACTTTATCGCAAAAGGATCAGATTTAAGAGTTTTAGATCTTGATAAATTAGATGGAAAAGAACTTGAAATTTATGGAAAACAGATTCCTACTGGGGTGGCTAAAGGTGACAAGTTAAAATCTACAGCAACAGGGGATCTTGTTAAAGGAGCTACTGCCGCACCATATGTAGAAGTAACTGAAATTATTGGAAATCACAAAGGCATTGTTGTAGGAGTTGTTGCTTCTGCTCCAGCTACACAGTCAGTATCAAAATAGTTAATTGAAAAAGGAGGATAGTATAAATGTATACATTTGAATTAAACAACGAACGTAAGGATGTGAACTTTGCAAGCGGTCGTGTGTCTACAAAATCTCCTGTAGTAGAAATTTTCTCTGCAATGAGAGACGGAAAAGACTTAGCACCTTTCGGAAGAAAAGCAGATCAGGCTGCTAATTATATTAAAGAATTAAATAGTAAAGCTTCTGCTGGTGATTTATCAGCAGTTTCTGAATTAAATGAAATCAGACGTTTCTCAATGGAACCTCAGATTCTTCAAGAAGCTAAATTATTAAGCATCTATGGAAATTATAAAGCAATCGGATATAACGATTCTTGCGAAGTTGAAATCCCAGAATTTGTTGGAAACCCAGCAAACAAACAGGCTTTAGGTCAGGATGTTAACTTCCCAGTAATCAGAAAGAAAAGAACACCTATCGCTACAGTAGCTATTTCTGCTGGTTATGCAGTAGATTATAGAAAAGCTGCTATTGGTGACATGAGCGATGAAAACGAGTTAAAGAATCAGATCGCTATTCAAATCAGAAACAAAGCTGCTGCTTATGTTGTAGAAACAATCTACAAAGCAATCAAACATGCAGATGGAGTTAAATACTTCTTCGAGGGAGACGGATTAACAAAAACTGGTGTTGATGGAGTTATCACACCTGTAAGACGTTTTGGAAAACCAACTATCACTGGTGATTATGCTTTAGTTTCTCAGCTTAATGCATTCGCAGGATATCAGGGAACAACACCTGCTGTTACAGGTATCTCTGAAGCCGTTATGAAAGAAATCCACGATACAGGATTAATGGGAATGTACAATGGTGCAGTTGTTTCTGAATTACCAAACCCATATGATACTTCTCTGATGAATGCAGCTGGAACAGACTTCCAGACAGTATTACCACAGGGACTCGGATATGTAATTCCTGCTGGTGGACAGTCTCCAATCTATACAGTAACAAGAGGCGGATTAACATCTATTTCTGGAACAGACGTATCAACAGGTCAGTTAATCACAAGATATGACCTTGAAGTTGGTGCTTTAGTTGCTCCAGGAAGAGAATATATGATTGGTTTACTTGGAGACAAGAAACTGTCAACAGAACTTGGTACTTACTAGAATTCGTAAATAGTTGAAGAAATGTAGACCTTATGGGTCTTTTTTATTTGCAAAGATATATGGTAATTCTGTATATCTTTGCAATTAATTAGTTAAATATAGGACATAGACCATGAACGATATTTACTTTTGCTATTCCAAAAAACTACACTATTTTTTAATGGGGTTAGGCGAAAGTTATATTTCTTCTAACATCAACAAAAATACTGGTGTACGTTATTGGACATTCCAAAAGTCGAAAGATTTAGATGAAAAGATTGAATTGTATAATTCTGTAAAATACAAATTCAAGTAAACGATAATTAGTTGTGAAAGGATAAATAATTGAAAGAGATGAAAAATACGGAAGTTGTAAAAGAGTTAAGCATGGAAACAAAAATTACAGTACGCAGCCTTGCCAATTGGACAACAGGATTTCAGCGAATTGAATCCACAGGAGATGTAACAATCACACCAAATGGTACTACCCGTTTATCTCGTGGAGAAGTAATCTCACAGGTGCAGAACGGGAATATGCTTTTTACTGGAATTGATGGTGTTGGCTCTCATGCAACATTATATATTGAAGACGCTGATACTCGTGAAGAGTTAGACTTTGACAATAAAAAAGAAAAGAAAGTTCAGAAAATTTTAACGCCTGAATTAGTAGCAAAATTATTTGCCTATAAAGGGATGTCAAAAACATTTAAGGACAAAGTTTCTGAGTATATTGTCACAAGTGCTGAAAAATCAGCTGTCATGATGATGATTAAAAAAGGTAATTATAACGATTACGAAAAAATTCGATTCATTGAAAACTATACAGGACACAAAATGAAATAGGATGTAGGTGATTATAATGACAACCGCAGATGATGTAATTCAAAGTTTTGAATCTACATTTGCAGATAAAACGCCTCTGCCAGACTCTTTAGTTTTTCAATGGCTAAAAAAGGCAATTGCAAGATATTCTATGGAAATTGATGATCTTACATTCGATGTAGAAACAAAAGAATTTTCAGAAGATCTTGATCAATATGTCATAGATACAATGGCAGAATATATGCATCAATATTATCAGGAGCGTTACTACTCTCTTGTAAATAAACGAGTGAGTATTGTAACAAAAGAATTAAGTATTGATGGAAATAATGGGTCAAAAACTTCAGCAAAGAATGAGCTTGATGCTATTAAATATAATGCTGAAAAAATGACAAACAATCAGAAACCTACCGCTTATACATAGGAGATGCGATAAATGCAAGATTGGTATTTAATAACACCTAATACACGACCTAACTTAACGGGCGGTTATGAAAATGATGCATATAACGATTATAAAGATGATGAATTTGCAGAGATCTTAGATACAGACATTGCTTCTACGGTTGAATTATGTAACTCTGATTTATCAGAAAGAACGACTATCCGATGTGTGGTTCAAGATAATGATTCTGATACCGCATTAAAAACTATGCAGAGAACTGTACTATTCCCATGTAATACTTCCAAAGCAGGAATGTATGTATATTTTGAGAATAATTACTGGATCATAGACGGAAGACCTGGACAATGTGGTGTATTTGAAAAAACAACAATGAAGTTGTGTCAGTCTACTGTAAAATGGCAAGATGCAGACGGTAATATCCATGAAAGATGGGCTTATTATCAATCGGCATCTAAATATGATGTTGGTAAAACAGGTAACAATATTATATTTGTTGGGTCAAATAACTATACGGTAATTGTACCGCAAGACGATGATACTCTTTGGCTTGATGGAAAAAGAGTATTTCTTGATATTCGTGAAGTTCCAAATGACGTATTTACATTCACTCGTGATGATAATGTTTTATATCATTTTGGTACTGAACATGGTGGTATATTATCTTTTATCGTTGATAAAGATGAATTTAACCCAGCGAAAGACAGAAAAGACTTGCGATTATGTGATTACTTTGAGCCTAAAAAAGATCCTGAACCAACGCAGCCAGAGAAACCAGAACAGCCAGATGTTCCAACTGTAGAACAGACATGTACTGCTACTATTAAGTATAGATACAAGAAAGTTTTTGTAGGAAAGAAATCTACATTTACCGCTTCTTTTAAAGACTTAGATGGAAACATAGTTACAAAAGATCCTCAATGGGATCTTGAATGTGAATTAAAAGACTCCATTAATATAGAAGAAACTGGTTCAAACATTGGAATCTCTGTGTCAAATTCTGCATTAGTTGGTCAGAAAATCATCTTGAAATTATCTGCAAAAGATAGAACTTCTTCTACTGCTTCTATTGAAATAACTATAGAAAGTCTTACATAGGTGAAATTCAATGACGAAAACAGAAAAAATGATGGAAAATCCTCTGGTTTCGCTTGGATTGATCAAAGAAGCCGTAGGAAATATTTTAATGACAAATGATGATGTTAACACTCTTGCCATGCCATATCTTGATGATGAGGATTATTCTTTCGAGGATAATTGGTTTGGATGCAAAATTGGCGAAAATATACATGGGCAAGTGAAAGACAATCGTTTATTAGGACATTGTAAAGATGTCCCATATATGGATGAAACCATTACAGATACACGATCTATTATCTTAATGGAAACATATCCTTGTACATCAACATCTATTATTGATTACACATTGGTTATCAATGTCATATGTCATAGAGATGTTATCAAACTAGATGATGGTGAAAAGTCAGAATGGCGTGAAAAAGGATACGCTGGCAATCGTTTAGATATGATTTGTCAAGCAATCAATCTTGCCTTAACTGACGAATCAATAAAAGACTCATTTGGTATCGGGGCTATGAGATTAGATACTCGTACAAGCCAATTACAGTCTTTTAAGCCGAACACTAACTTTTATGGCAGGACAATGGTGTATCGGATTGATGATATAAATATGGAGTTGCTTTATAAGTGAGTGACGTAAAACTTACTTATTCACAGCTACTGTCAAGCGAACCAATACCTGTTGGAATCGGGCATATTCAGCCACCTAAAATCAGTGATCGTAGGAGAATTGGTGAAGGGCTATGGATGCAATATGCTAGTTATATGACATTGACAGTAGATAGCTACTACTCTGCTCTCCTGCCAGATAAATATGATGCTTTTTTGGCATTACCTTATGAAGAACGAACAGATGTTAAATTATTTGATTTGGTATCAGAAAACACAGATGTTATACGGATTTATGTGAGAGCATTTTGTTTTTATTTTGTTGAAGATGTTGTGTATAGATTAAGAGAAAAAAGATTTGAGATCTTAAAAACACATGAGGACGAAGAAACTGGAGAAATCGAATCACAGGTTGTCGGGGTTATTGATCGAGAAATCTTTGATGATGTATTACATATTCTGATGCAAATTTCAAATATCAACAATGAACGCACAGTGTCCGAAGAATTATCAAAACAAAAAGATCCTGTTGTTATCCAAATGCAGCGTAGACGTGATAAGGCAAAAGCCAAACGTACTCGTGGAAAAAACTTAGATAAGCAAGATCCTAAATATGATATAGGAAATATTATCTCTGTTGTATGTGCGTACCACCCAAGTATTAATTTTACTAACGTAGGGCAATTAACAATTCCTCAATTATATGATAATTTTCAAAGAATATTAATTGATAGAAATTATCAAATTATGGCTCTCAATGCCAGTGTCTGGGGAACTGAAGGTAGTGACTTTAAAGAAGATTCATATTTGAAAAACCTGAAAGAGGAAAAATAAGACCTATCTTTATGGGTCTTTTTTTAATACTAAAATTTAAAAATTCTAATGAAAGGATGTGACAAAATGGCAGCTAGTAAGAAATATGCAAGCCGTGACTGCGGTGTATTTGAGTTAACTAACTTAGCTACAAGCAAAAAGGCTTTAAGAGTTGATTATGCAAATACAGTAACATTAAATATTACAGCAGATTCTGTAAAAGCTAAAAAGAGAGGTAGAGATGCTGTAACATTTGCTAACCCAATGGAAGGAACACTTGAATCAGAAATCCAGGTATATCCATTTGAGTTATTCTCTATCTTTGGTAACGGTACAATTACAGAAGGTGGAGATCGTGCAGAAATGAAGACGATCACTGCTACAGAAGCAGGAAAACTTACATTACCAGATCAGCCAAAAGACGGAACATTATTCGTTTACGGAAAAGGTGACGTTGGTGGAACACAGATTGAAGGAAGCGTAGCAGAAAAAGTATTTACAGCTACAACAGATAGCGAAATTGCTGTTGGTAAGAAATACGATGTATCTTATATCGTAAACGACTCTACACTTCAGTTAGTTAAGATTAACGATAATCAGGAATTAGCTGATTTCAGAGTTGACGCAGAAATCAATCAGAAATCTGAGCAGGGAGTTGTAACACCATTACATATCACTTGCTACAAAGCTACTCCTCAGAGAAATATCGAATTAGCTTTCGCAGCTGAGGGAGATCCTATTACACTGAAGATCACATTTGACCTGATGACAGATGCAGATGATGAATTTGTAGATATTTATCAGATCAAGTCTTTAGCTTAATTTAAGGATATTATTTATCACTACTGGTTAGTTTATACTAATCAGTAGTGTATTAACTTGGAATATTGAACATGAAAAAATATTGCAGTAATCATATTATAGTTTTACATTTTAGTTAGAAGATAGGGAAGAGAACAAAACTTTAATATGGTTCACAAATTGGATTATATGATTTTTTGTTTTCTTCCCTATTTTTTACGATTTTAAAAGAAAGGGTGTATTTATTGAATTCAGAAATTACAACGCCTGAGCAGTTGCAGGAAGCCTATAAAGATACAAAACTCATTCCTGTTACAAGTTTGGCACAGGTTAAGTTCTATGTGGAACATGGCGTACAACCACTTTTGGTCTATCCATCCGAACGTGCAGATATTATGGCGTTCTGGTATCCAAAAAAAGATACATACAGACTATATGTTGATTATAGAAAATATATTAACGATAAATATCAGGTAGGTGAATAGGTTGGCAAAGAATGTTGGTAAGAGATTTGAAGAAAATTGGAAAGCCAGTATTCCTTCAGACGTATTCTACTATCGTTTAAAAGATCAAGCACAATCTTTTGGTGGTTGTAGTAATTTAAGATTTTCAAGTAAGAATCCTTGCGATTGTTTCTTATTTTCCTCTCCTTATATGTATGCATTGGAATTGAAAAGTGTTGGCACTTCTTCTATTTCTTTTGAACGTACCAAAGAAGAGAAAGGTGTAATCCATTATCATCAGATTAAAGGTTTAAGAGAATTTGTTGGTTACAAAAATATGATCGCAGGGTTTTTATTTAATTTTAGAAAGAAAGATAACACAGAAACTACATATTTTCAGCATATCAATGATTTTGACAGAATGATTGCTTCTATAGATAAAAAATCATTCAACGAAAAGGATTTGGTAAAATTTAATCCAATCATTGTTAATAGTCGAAAATTAAAAGTCAATTACAGATATCATGTATCTGAATTGCTTGAGAAGTTAAATAGAGAAATGGAGAGATAATTTTATGGGTAAAATTGATTTTGAAACAAGACATTATGCAGATGAGTCTTTAAATAGATTTGAGGCAAATGATTTCGTTGAAGCCGTTGTAGCCTCTGCTTTTCCTGTAACTCAGGACGAAAACGGAATATCTAGTATGGACTATGATCCACTGAGCAAACTTATGGGAATCAAGATGAATATTATCAAATTTTATGGAAACGTGGATTTAGAAAGCATTGGTATTGATGAATTATATACACTTGCTTCAGATATTGATGTTGACGAATTTGTTGATGAATATGATATTAACAAAGTACAGTTTAAAGATATGTTAACTGCAATTGATGAAAAATGTGACTACATCAAACAGCAGTTAATTGCAAGTGCAATTGATATTAAACTTGACAGCAAAGATGTGAATTTCAAGGTCGAAGGTGTTGACGATTTAGTAGAATCTGTCGTGGCTTTAGCACCTGCTCTTGAATATATTAATGAAGTATTTGCCAAAGCTGATCCAGAGGTAACTCAGAAGATGATGCAGTATTTTGCAGAACATGGTTTTGATTTTACTGCCGAAGACATTACAAAAGCTGTTGTTGAATCTGATGATTTCCAGAAAAATAGAATTGATGCACTTGAAGCAATTAAACAGGGTGCCGCTGATGCAGTCAATAATAATGTAGTTTCTATTGACAGAAAGTAAGGTGATCTCATGGGGAACATGGGCGCAATGGCTGGGTTATGGAGACAAATCCAGAATGAAATGCGTGATGCTGTAAGCGAAGCTGAGAGTAAAACGTTCTTAACAGCCAATCAAGAGCTTACTGCTTCTTATGCAGGTGGAGAACCAAAGGAATATAAGAGAACGAATCAGATGAAAAACTCTGCAAGAACAACTGGCGTTGTTGGTGGCGGAGATTCTGTTAGTGCCACTGTGTATCTTGATCAGGGATACAATTATAATACTGGAACTTATTCTACTCCTTACGTCTTTTCAGAAGCGGAATCTGGGGGATCTGGGATTGTATTAACTTCTGGATTCTGGCAACGTACAGAGCAAAAAGCTCAACAATATGCTGAACAGGCATTTGCAAAAAGATTTAAACAATAATTTCTTTTCACATCAAATCTGATGTAAATTTCACAAAATAAAACCAAGATTTTATATGCTTATCAACCACAATATATATGATTCATTTTTACGAATACCACTATATATTGTGGTTGTATTTATTTTACACATAGGAGGTTTTACCGTTGGCTAGATTTACGGTATATAACAAGATTACATCTCCAGAAAAACTAGCATTGGTCAATAAAGATAACAAAGATTTAGGCAATGAGTGGTTAGATTACCTTGCTTCTGTTGATCGTGCGCAGAGTACGATCAAAGGTTATCGCAATGACTTAGATATTTTCTGGTGTTGGAATCTGGAACATAATAAAAATAAGGACTTTGCTAAATTAACCAAACGTGACATTGCTAAATTTCAAAATCATGCAATTAACGTATGGGGGTGGAGTCCTAAACGAACAAGACGTGTTAAATCATGTCTTTCTTCTTTATCTGATTATATCGAAAATATGTTAGATGAGGAAGAAGAATTTGAAGGATTCAGAAAAATTGTAAATAAGATTGAGAATCCTGCAAATGAGGCAGTGCGTGAGAAAACGATTCTGCCAGATGAAAAAGTTGATGACTTATTAAAAACTCTTGTCGAACAAGAGAAATATGAAAAAGCGTGTGCTATCGCTATTGCTGCTTATTCTGGAATGAGAAAATCTGAAATCATTCAGATGAAGATGTCTTATTTTACTGAAGATGCTCTTGAATTTGATGGTGCTTTATATAAAACACCAAAGATTCGTACCAAGGGTCGTGGTAAATTAGGAAAGCAGTTAAATAAATTTATCCTTGTTGATGTTAAAAAATATATTGATCTATGGGATAAACAACGTAAAGAACTTGGCGTTGATATTGACGATATCTTTGTAACGAAAGATAAAAATGGTTGGCATCGTAGATCCAATCTTGACAAATGGACAGCTGAATTTTCAAAGATGTTGGACGTAGACTTCTACTACCATTGTATGAGACATTATACTTGTACTGCTTTCGCAAAGAAGAATATTCCGATTGATGTTATCAAAGAATTCTTTGGATGGTCTTCTACGGAATTGGTTGGTATTTACAACGATTCATCCGCAGAAGATGACTTCGGAAAATACTTTACAAAAGACGGTATTAAAGAAGGAAAACAAGGTTCTTTGTCTGATTTGTAATATTGGAAAAAGATACCTGTATACATACAATATATTACTATGATATACTCAAACTCGCAATGATCAATTACACAACAAAATCTATGACGTAACACCACTTATATAGTAGGAGATGATGTTATGATGATAGAGAATAGAAAAAATTACTATACACTTATTTGTGCTGAATGGAGTATGTATGGCGGAGGAATAGTTATACATACAGAGGTAAATGTTGGTTCAGTCATCGAAGCACATGAATATGTTTTATCACATCTTTATGACTTCCCTACTGGTACATGGGTACTGAAGCCATGTTTGACAGCAATTAGTTAAACAATAAGTAACAAGTAATTGATCGTTGCCTTAATCGGACGGTTGGTATAATGGAATTATACTGGTCTCCAAAACCAGAGATCGGGGTTCGATTCCCTGACCGTCTGCTAATTATATACTGAAACGTAAAGAGTCTATTTTTTAGGCTCTTTTTTGTTATGCACAAAATTATGAAAGAGGTGAGTAAATGGATTTTCAAGCCGTCATTAAAGCAATACTTAATAAAGGTGATGTTGAATCTCAATTGGCTGATCTTGTAAAAGACAGGGATGTTCATATTAATCCTACTGTCGGGACAAGCGGATCAACAAATACAACACTTAATAACCAAATTAAAAGACAGGCAAATGCTCAGGCAAAATCATATGTACAATATAGTAAATCTGCAATTCAAAAACAGATGAAACATGCTTCTGGGACGTTTTATTCTAGTGGTGAAACTAATATTGATAAGGGGCTTATCAGTCGTCAGAAGAAACAAGCCGAGGAAATGGCATCTGTAATTACTGACATTGCAAAAAATGAAGGTATTTCAGATAAAGACGCTAAAAAATATGCAAAAAATGTTTCAAAAATACAAGAAAAAGCGCAGGATCAAGCACTCAAGGAACAAGAGAAAAACAACGCTAAATTTCAAGCAAAGCAAAAAGCTTTAAACGAAAAAGCTGCCAAAATTGAATCCGACATTCAAGCCAAGAAATTTGCATCAAAATCAAGCAAATATCAAAAACAATTTTCTGGGTATGTTGACAATAACAGCAAAGAATACAATGAGTTTGGAATGAACGTCATTGATTACGATAAACAGCGAAAAGAACTAAACAGAATGTATGGCAACTTTCAGAAGAATCGAAGCGCTGAGAATCGTGATCTGTTAATTGAGGCACACGCCAAACTTGAACAATATGATAAAAACACCGCAAGTAGTTTATCTTTATTAAATGCTTCTCCTAATAAAGTTCTTCAGAGCGATGTTCAAAAACAAGTTGAAAAACAACACAAAGAACAAGAAAAACAATATAGTAACTGGTTTAATCAAGCACTCAAGGAACAAGAGAAAAAAGACTCTTACGTAGAAAATGTTTCTAGGAATCTTGGAAATAAATCGTATGATGCTAATTTAGCCGCACAGCAGAATAAATTAAATAGCTATTACGCAGGTACTCAAGAATATAAAAATGCAAGTAAATCTTTTAAGGAATATGAAAAGAATGTACAAGATTTACAAAAGTTACATACTCAGTATCAGGCAAAACCAACTACTGCAAATCAAGATGCAATCATTCAGCAGAATGAGAAAGTAATTCAATCATATGAAAAACTAAATAATGAGATGAAGATTCTCAATTCAACTCAAACAAAAGCACTTAATCCTGGCGAAGGTAGTATCCAAGCAAATAAGATCAGAACTTATTTAGAGAACAATACAAAAGCTGCAAAGGATTACGGCGATGTCTTAGAAGATATTGCAAAGAAGTCTGAGTCTGCAACAACCAAAGGTGAATTACAAGGAGCAAATCAAGACTTTAAGAAAATACAGTCTGAAATTTCTGCAAGGGGATTGACTGGAAATTCAATGTTTTCAGAAGTTAAGCGTGGATTTAGTCAGATTTCTCAGTTCGTAGGAACATATGGCATCTTGCAATCTGGTATGAACAAAGCACAAGAAATGGTGCAAAATACATATGATGTAGATAGTGCAATGACTCAGCTTCAGATGGCTACTGGTGTATCCAATGATAAAGCCAAAGATTTGATGAAAACATATTCAAATATGGGGCATCAATTAAAGGCTACTGGTACAGATGTTGCTGCTTCTTCTACTGAGTGGATGAAACAGGGGCAAAGTGTTGAAAAGTCTAATAAGCTTGCCGAAAGTTCTATTAAACTGAGCAAGGTTGGCGGACTATCATCTGAAGATGCTACAAAGTATTTAACTTCTGCGAGAAAAGGTTATGGTGTTACAAGTGCCGAAGATACCTTGAAAATCGTAGATAAATTAAGTTCTGTAGATATGGCTTCTGCTACTGATGTTGGTGGTTTGGCAGAAGGTATGTCAGAAGTTGCAAATACAGCAAAAATTGCTGGAATCTCAATGGATAAATTGCTTGGGTATTTAGCCACAATCGGTGAAGTAACTCAGGAAGGTATGGGTTCCGTTGGTACTGGATTAAATGCCGTTTTTGCACGTATGGGTAATATTAAATTATCAAGATTAAAAGATTACCAGAATAACGGAGAGGATCTTAGTAACGTGGAAACTGTTTTACGTGGAGAAGGTATTAATCTGCGAGACAAAACAGATCAGTTCCGTAATTTTGGTGATGTTCTTGATGAAGTTGCTGGCAATTGGAATAATTATAGTGACGTGTCTCAACGTGCAATCGCACAGTCTTTCGCTGGCACACATCATATGAATGAATTCATTACACTTATGACCAATTACGGTAAAGCTCAAGAATACGAGAAAGTATCCGAAAATTCTGCTGGATCTACAGACAAAAAGTACAAAGTTTATGAGAATAGTTTGGAAGGACGAACAGAAGATCTTAAAAACTCATTCCAATCTATCTCAACAACATTTGCTGATAAAAACCTTCTTGGTGGAGGAATTACTTTACTATCAAATGTTCTTAATGTAGTTAATAAATTAGTAAGTAGTTTTGGATTATTGCAAACTGCTGCCGCTGGCTTTGCCGGCATTAAACTTTTTAAAAACCTAGGTTGACCCTATCTCAAAATCATTAGGGTGACAGTGAGCCTACTATATATAAGGAAGAAACAGAAATGGTGTTTTGGACAAATATATAGGATACGGGGTTTTAAAATACACGTATCAGGAGTAATTGCTGGAACGAAAAAGGATATCAAAACTGAAACGGAATTGGCAACAATAGACGGAATAGTTTAAGAATTTGATATTCATATCGTATTATACGATTGTATCTAATCAGCCGCACACATTCTTACCGTATAGGAAGATATCGGTAAACTACCGCATAAGAAACGTGCTTCGGGATAAGGCACAGTAGCTAAGATGTTTCAATAAGAATGGATGTTCAGAGACTACCGATCCTGACAGATAATGACGACCTTATGATCATTGTCTGGTAATGTATAGCCCAAAAGTGTAAATTAATGTCGATGTTTTACCTGCTATCATCGTTTGCGTACAGAGATATTTCATCTCTAAGCAGGGAATTCAAATTCAAATTTTATGTAAAAAATGACCATCAAAAAGTCCTTATTTTATAAGGTTTTTTGAAGATTGGTAATTTGGCGAATTGTACTTCTATTAGTATATATGAGCCAAAGTTATTTTTAACTTGGTATAAATATTGTGGAATAGCTTAATATATTAATACAATACAAAAAGGCACCCACACGGATGCCCTTTTGTATCACTTCTATTGATGTTTTGTAATTAAGCTACCACCCTTAATTACTGTTTGTTGGTACAAATGCTTTTTGTATCATTTCTTATTACACTTGTATTATAGAATATTTTCTAATAAAATGCAAGTATTTTTAATATGTAGCCCAATCATACAATGATACTTTTTACTTAAACGGTTATCTTTTGTGGTAGATAGATAATACGATATTTTTACACATTAAAATACTGTTTGCATTGTTGATTCAAGTCTTATCTAAATATTGCAAGCAATAACTGAATAATCAAACTTGCAATATTGAATGTTTTAGAAACACTCTGCCAGTCAATATTCTGTAATAAGTGAATGACACTTTGGAACATTTGTCACCTCCGTTCCGCATCTGCCGTAAGGCACTGAATGATGTGCAAATCATAAAGCATGATCATTCAGCAACAAAATTATATCATACAATGGAATAAATATCCATAACAAAAAAAACAGTCTATTGGAAATCACTTATGGTAACCAATAGACTGCAAATCCTTTGGAAATGCAATGACGAACTTGGAAGATAACTCGTTGCATTTCTTGTAAACTTAACCGTATAACTTGATGATAAATAAGTTATATGGGATATTTTTATATTAATACAGAGATATTATTTTGTCAATAATTTGTTGTAATAAGCTGATTTGTTGCATAAATAGAATTAAGAGAGATAACTCAACGGTTACCTCTCTTTTGTTATACTCTTTTTTAATTTAGAAATTTGTTGTATAATAAATTATAACTATTAATTTATATATACAAAGGAGAGTATAATTATGAGTAGACAAGTAACAGACAAAGACGGAAATGTACATATTATTGAAACAAATAGTCAACAGATAAATAGTATGACAAACCAAGAACGAATGTTGGATAAAATTATTCAACACCAACAAACTCAGAATAACAATAAGTCAAAGGAGTGATAATTTATCAAAGAACTTAGTTTAATAATTGAAGCTGTGCCAAATATATTACAATATTACATACCAGGTGCATGTTTCTTATTTATATTTCAGCTAACAATTTCTAAGAAACTTTCAGGATTTGCATTTAATGTTGGAAGCTGCATTATTAGTTATGTGTCGTTAACAACAATCGCATTATTACGATTAAATATCTTGAAACATTTAAAAGATACATCTTGGATCAATAATGGAATTTCTATTATTTTATGTATTATAGTAGCATTATTATTATCCCTTATCCTATCAAACAAAAAAGTCAAGAACTGGATCGCTGATCAATTTCATATCACAACGAACAACAATGTTCTTGATGATGTGTTTGATTACACGAATGGTAGCTGTGTAATTGCTCGTCTAAAAGATAAAGATTATTTCTTTATGGGCAACTTACGGTTAACAGATGAAGGAAAAGACAAACAATATATTGTGTTAAATGCTTTCACAAAATTTTCGCAAAACGGTAGTGTGCTGGCTACTTATGCAAAAGCTGAAGGGAAGGAAAATGCGAATATCGTTTTGAAGATTAGTGATATTGATTATCTTGAAGTATATAATAACGGCTTTGAAGATATTGTAACCGTGTTAAAGAGAGAGGATTGATAGTCCTCTCTTTCTTACCACTTGTACTTGCAATTATTGCATATGTACATGTTTTATCAATACACTAAGGATTACATACAGAACAAGGACTTAATCCTCTCTGCTCTGCTTCTGACTTAGATATTGTAATATCACTTTTCTTTAAATATTTACATCCTGCTGCATGATACTTGCTTCCATAATCAGTAATATGTACAATCACATCGGCAGACGTTGATGAGTCGTCGTCTGATGATGAGTTGGATGAACTGCTAGATGATGAACTTGAAGATTTTGCCTTGGCAGATACCGCTTTAGGTTTGGCGGTTTTCTTCTTATACTTCTCTTTGAGGGAGTCGTATTTGTCTTGAAGATCGTCATAGTCTTCTTGAAGAGAATCATACTCATCACTTTTGTCATTATACAGTGACACATTCGCATCATTTTCAGATGATAAATCTTTATACTTTGTTTTCAAATCTTGGTATTTAGTATACAACTCGTTATATTGTGTTGTTAATCTGTCTTTACTATTTGATAGTCCAACATTTCCACACAAACTAGCTGCAAAGCAAATCGCCAAGATCCATATCAATACTTTGTTACTTCCATTGTTTTTCATATTTATACTCCTTTTTCTATAATATTAACATTATAAACTATATCGCATAAAATGACAATCATACTCATGGAATATTCTTCCATTTTGTAGAAATGTGTTGTATAATGGGTTATAACTATTAATTCACATATACAAAGGAGAGTATAATTATGGCAGAAAATAAAGGGAACAAGAAACAGCAAGAAGCAAAGATTTTTGAATTTAATAGTAAAGTAATTACAGGAACTTCCAACACTTCTATTAAATATATTCAAAAAGGAAATAAAGTTAAACAACAGAATAAAAATAACAATCAAGGGAAGTGATAAAAATTAAAGAATTAACAGAAATTATAAATAATATTCCAAATTTACTACAATATTATGTACCTGGTGTCATATTTATTTACATAGTTAAGACTGGATTTTCGAAGAAATTATCAACATGGGCTTTGAATGTATCTGGGTGCGTAATTAGCTATGTTTTTTTATGTATTTCAACACTAATTCGAGTAAAATTAAGTTTGCTACAGAGTATTAACCAAATATATGCAAATTCAATTTTGTCGATTTGTTTAGCACTCGTGCTAGGATTTGTGGTTTTATATTTGATTACAAAACAATCATTTACGGAGTTTATGGAACAATATTTTAATATGACATTAAATGACGACATCTTTTATGACGTAATTGACTTTAAAGGTGGGAGTAAATGTAAGATTACATTAAAAGAAAAAGACTTTTACATTATTGGAGATATGGATTATCTGGGAGACAGAATTAACAATGATCAACAGATTGTTTTGAGAGCATATTCTCAATACAAGATTGGAAACGATGAGGATGCATTTATTTCATATGATGGAAATCCTTATGCCAAAATTGTTATTCGATATAGTGATGTTGACATGATTGAAATATTCAATAGTGAGCCAGACGAAAATAATTTAAGCAATCTTGCGGATAATATAAATTCTTCTGATGAAATTTCTTCTACTTCAATTGATAAGACAATATCTTAATGAGAGAGGACATTTAGTCCTCTCTTCTACTATATACTTCTACTCTACCATTTATATCCACAATTCTTACATCTGTAGCTATTTCTTGTGCCAATTAACATAATTTATTATTATATCATATATTACTATTAAAATCAATATTGTTTTTCTCGTACTATTTGTTATAATATAAGTAAGAAAACAAAGTGTTTTCTATATGAGGTTACGAAGCCTACCAAAATCGTATTAATAGAGGTTACGAAGCCTACCAAAATCGTATTAATAGAGGTTACGAAGCCTACCAAAATCGTATTAATAAAAGGAGCAAGTAAACGCTTGTTCCTTTTTATAGTTATGGAGATTTTACAAATGAAGTGGATAAATGTTAATGAAAAGTATTTAGATTTTTTGAGAGAATTTGAACATCGTATACCAATGACTGATTATGGTACGGATAAGTACAAACCATTCTTTGGTATTCTGTTTGAAACTGACGATTATTATTATATTACTCAAGTATCTCATGCACAGAAACGACATTTGCGTATGAGAAAGCAACCAGATTTCTTTAAAATTTATGATCCTAAGAATTCATCAAGGTTGATTGCAGTCGTAAATTTAAACTATATGTTCCCTATACCAAAGAATGAAGTAACATCATTTGTTAAGAAAGATATTGATACATATAGGACATTCAAGTCTGATGAAGAAAAAAGTAAATATATCAATTTGTTAAACAGCGAAATGAAAATGATAAATACTTTAAATTTAGCCGATGCTGCCACTTCTTTATACGAAAAGAAATATAAATTTCCAGATTCAAAATTGGCACAGAGATGTTTGGACTATAAGTCATTAGAAGAATACGCTATTAAATGGATTAGTGAGAAAAGTGAATAAGTAAATTAAAGAGAGAATGTTGTAATCTACATTCTCTCTTATTGTTATACTTCTCTTCTACCATTTATAGCTACAATTGTTACACTTGTAAATATTTCTTGCATTACGGATTACATTCCGAACATGCAGAATATCCTTTCTGTATTGCTTCCGATTTAGAAATTGCTATTGAACTTTTCTTTAAATATTTGCAACCAGCCGCATGATACTTTTGTCCATAATCTGTTATGTAAACTGTATAACTTGCGGATGAAGAATTATCGGAGTCTGAAGAAGACGAATTATTTGATGATGAACTGGTATTGTTTGAGCTAGATGATTTCTTTGATGTAGATTTTTTCGGTTTTGCTACCTTTTTATATTTTGCTTTTAACTTATCGTATTTGTCAATTAGTGTCGTATATTTATACCATAGATCATTATATTCTCCACTAGAACGACTCAAATCTTCTTGTATTTTATCATTCTCTTTGGAAAGATCATAATAACGTGAATAAATATCATCATAAGAACCTTTTACATCTTCGTATTTTGACCTTATTTTTTTATGTTCTTCGCTAGTTTTGATATTAGTTCCAACACTAAATGATAAACAAATTGATAGAACAGCAATCAAGGCATGTCCTTTGTTTAAATTCATTTGCGTACTCCTACCATTTATATTTGCATTTATTACATTGGTATGTTTTACCAATGTTTGAACTCAATATTCCTAGCATCATACTACCAATCACTCGTGAAGTTGCACTAATTCTTTTAATGTTGGTGCTTTGGCAATTAGGGCAATGTAATTGTTGAGATTTTCTTAATTCAATTCTTTGCTGAATTTCTTTTTCTTCTTTCTTCTTTTTATCATATTTTTTATAAAATTCAATCGGAATTGTACTAGGAATTGTATGATATTTTTTGCAATATTGTTTTATAGACCATCTATCTTTTTTCTTTGACGCCTTACACTCATTTTTAATTTTATGTTTGATAATATTGTCATAATCAAACCAAGTATCATCTTGTTCGTACTGTTGTAAAACAGTTTGCAGTTCGTTTTTTAAATTAATTTTGACCCCATAAACATTACAGAAACCATCAGTAGATTCTTCTGTTTTTTGCACAATCTTATTACCGCATAAAGGGCAAACTTGTCTGCTTAAATCTTCTGTTGTATATTTACATTTTTTACATTTATAAATCATGGCAGCAAATCCTTTCTTACATATTTTTAATTATATAACAATTATATATAAGAACGCAACTTATATTATAAATATCGCACACTTTTGTCATTTAAAAATTTAGGCGATGAACTTAAAAATATAAAAGAACTTAAGGATTTGTTTGCCAATGGTGAAACTTTAAAATCTATTAAGAAGAATAGTCCAGAGCAATACAAAAAGCTACTTAGTTACGCTAATGGAAAGAATTTGGACGATTATTTAGAAACATTAAATGAATTTGGCTTATCAAATAAAGATAAAAAGAAGCTTGTACAACAAGCGAGAAAGAGTGGCAATTTAGATGTAAGTAAAAAAGATATTAAAAAAGCATTTAAACAAGGAGATCTCGCCAAAGTTTCTTCAGAGGCTCAAACTACCAAAGAAGTTCTTTCAGATCTTGGACAGGTCAACCTTGATAATGTAAATTCAAGTGCATCTAAACTTGGAGAAACATTTAGAACTGGTGTAACAAACGGTGTTGAAAAAGCAAAATCTGGCATTAAATCATTAGGATCAAGCATAAAATCCGTATTATCTGGTCTTGGTGCAACACTTAAATCCTATCTTCCTCTTCTAGCTGTGCTTGCTGCATTTGAAGGAATTAAAGCAATTCACTCCAATATACAGAGCCAGCGTAAAGATGAATTAAATGCAGGTCAGAAAAATCTTGATAAATACAATAAGAAAATTGATAAAAATAATAACAAGGTTAAGCAGGCTAAGAAATTACAGGAAGAATTCAATACTTTATCTTCTGGCGTTGACTCTAATACGAATGAAAATATCGGATTGTCAACAAGCCAATATGAAAGATATTTAGCAATCAAAAAAGAATTAGTGAATCTAAATGGCGATCTTGTTACTGGATATAATTCAGAGGGCGAAGCCTTAATCAATAACAATACTGCTATTCAAGATACGATTGACAAATATCAAAAATTAGCAGATCAAAGCAAGAAAGATATTGCCAGTAAAAAGAATGTAAGTATCCAGAATGATTCTATGGCATTAAAGGCACAGAAATCATTATACGGAAGTACATTCGCTGATGAAAGTCTTGGCACAAACTTAAAACGTTCTTTACCATATACTTTTAGATCTGCAAAAAATCTTGCTAAAGACGGATTAACCGTAAACGAAGCGTCTGTTAGACAATCTCTGTATTCTAATGCAGATTTTCAGAAACAGGCTGCTAAAATTCTTGGCAAAGATAAGATTGACGTAAGTAAATTAACGTCTAAACAAATTCAAGAGCTTGCTAATAATTCAGACACTTTTAATTCTGAAGGATTTATCGGAAAGAATGACACAAAGAATCTCAAGAAATTATTGGAAGCCTCAAAGACAAATTACGATCAATTACAGAAATACTCTGATAGCTTTAGGAAAAACACTTTATCTAATATCTCTCAGGCAGTTGATGGTTATGATAAATTGGATCAAACAACAAAAACATTTGCGTCTAATTTTATTTCAAATATGGATATTGATCCATCTAAAATGTTAGACACAAATTATCTTGATAAACAAGAAAAGACTGTTGAAAATCTTACTAAAAAGCTTACTCAGAATAAAGACGTACAAGACCAAATCAAAGACTTCCAAAAAACACAAGCCAATGGGAAAATGAATGCCAATAAATGGCAACAAAATGTAAATGATCAGTTTACTGCATTACAGAAATCTACTGGTATTGATAAAGACACATTGGCATTAACTCTCGGTATCAAACTTGATGACAAAGATAACGTCTTATCATCTACTGGTAAAGATATTGCCAAAATGCAGGAAACATTAAATGACACATTCAAGAATCAAGATATCTCCAAGTTTACAAATTCTTTGAACTTAAATGACTTGTCAAATGCATTTGATATTGTTACGGATAAGACAAATATATTTACTGGTTCTGTAGATCAGTTAAAAGAACGTCTGAAAATGTTAAATAGTTCTGCCGCTTCTGCTTCTTATACTGTAGAAGGATATAAAGCAGCACTTAATACAGATGATGATGATTCTGCTTATAATACTCTTGTTTCTGGAATGAAGCAAACTAAAGAAGAGTATGATCAAGGTAAAGTTGGTACGGATCAGTTCAAAACATTTGCAGGAATGATGTCACCAACTGGCAAAACGGATGCAAAGAACTTTAAAGAGAATTATGATAATCTGAAGAAATATTTCACAGAAGATAATTCTGGTGTATACACTTTCTTTGATGATCTGAAAACAAAAACAAATGACTCTGGTAAAGCTCTGGCTGACTTTGATAAGAAAACTCAGAAATGGAAAATCAATATTGATTCTACTGCTTCTGCTGCCAAGAAATTTGGTATGGGCGTGGAACCATTTGAAGCTTTACTTAATAATCTGAAAACATATGGATTTGATGTCAATTTCAGCTCTCTTACAAAACAGTATGAAGAAGCTCAAAACAAACTTGATGGTTGGGCTGAAACATGGCAGAAAAATGGTGGAACCGCAGGGGACAAAGAAGGACAGCGTATTGAGGCTTGGCGACAACAAATTGATCAAGCAAAAGAAGCTGGTAAGGAAATTCCTGATACGTGGACAAAGGTTATTGATTTTGAGGTCAATATTTCTTCTCTGCAATCACAAATCAAAGAAGCAAAAGACCAGTACAAGGCTGCTGATTTAAATGGAGATACCGAAGCAAAACAAAAAGCTGTTAAGACACAGTTAGAAGCTTCTGCTGAAATCCAAGCTAAACTTACTGGTGGTAAAGATATTGGTCAGCAAGGATTAACCAAAGGAATTAAAATTCCTGTTAGTATTGAAACGCAAGCAAATGGGATTCAGAATGAAATCCAAAATCTTGTAAAGCAATATAACTCTGCTTCTGGTGAAGAAAAGATCAAAATTGGTTTACAGATTGAACAAAAACGTGAAGATTTATTGGATATGCTTCAAGATTATCTTGATCCTGAGACACTTAAAATTCTTGGTGATAATTCTGACGCTAAAAAGAAAGCGAAAGAAACTAAATCTGAGGCAGATAAAGTTCCAAAAGAAAAGAAGACTACATATACAGCTGATGCTTCTGGCGCTAAAAAAGGTGCAGAGGAAGCACAAAAAGCAGTGAATAGTGTCGAAGATGAGCATGTAACGCAAATTAAGACACAATATGGTATTGGTAAAAACGGTAAAGTTTCTCAAAAATCTACAAGCAATATGGTCAAGAATAATTACCTTGGTAATGCGATTGATCAAACTGGACGAGGAGCATATACCGCCCCTAAACAAACAAGTGCTTCAAGTGGTAAAACTAGCAAACAAAGCAAGTCTGACACCACTTCAAGTAAATCAGATACTACTACTGTTAAAGTAAATGTTAAAGGTAATGCTAAAAAGACCATTGACTCTATCAAGAAATCTTTATCTAGCATGAAATCCAAAAGCATTTCTATTAAGGTTAAGGGAAATGCAAAGAAAACCATTTCTTCTATCTCTAAATCTCTCAAGAAATTAAAATCTAAGAGTATTTCTATTAAAGCAAAAGGTAATGCGTCTTCTGTTATTAAAAAGATTGCTAGTGCTTTAAAGAAACTGAAAAACAAGAAAATTACTGTCAAAGTAAAAGATAGTGCTTCATCTAAAATTAGTAGCATTAAAGGAAAACTAAATGCATTAGGTAAGATGCATCCAACTCCAAAAGTTACTATCAATACAAGTGGATTACCAGCCGTTGAAGCTGCAAAATCAGCGATCAATGGCTTGCATGATAAATCTGTTAATGTATCTGTAAATTATAGTCAGAGTGGCAAACCAAGTGGTGTAAATGGCGCACATGGTATTGGTTTAGCACATGGATCAATGGCTTGGTCAAAAGCATTTTCTCAAGGAACGATTTCAAATCTGACAGATTTTGATGATTGGAACGGGAATGCGTTTGCGCATGGTTCAGTAAGAAAATTGTCATCTCGTGCATTAGCAAGTGGCAATCTTGGAGCAGATTATTCTGGAACAACACTTACATCCGAATTGGGACCTGAGCTACTTGTCCGTGGAAACCGCTGGACTTTACTTGGCGAAAATGGCGCACAGTTTACAAACATTAAACGTGGAGATATAGTTTTTAATCATCAGCAGACAGCGGATTTACTTTCAAAAGGATCTACAAATAGTCGTGCCTCTATTAAAGGCGGTATGTCAGCATTTGCTCATGGTACTGCTTTTGCTTCTGGACATCGTGTTACTGGTAGTGGTGCGTTCCAAGGTGGTGCTGCTTCTGGATATAAAAAACATTCATCAGGTTCTTCTTCTACCAAAAAGCATACAGAATCTACTAAAAAGAATACGGAAGCAACGAAAAAAAATACGGATTCTAAGAAAAAAGACAGCAAAGCTACAGATAAGAGTGCAAAGAAAAAGTCAAAATTTGCCACATTGCTTGATAATATGGGTAAACAATTTGACTTCATTGCAATCGCTATTGATCGAGCTGCTACTGTTACAGAAAAATTTGCTAATATGATCAATGATTACGTGAAGCCAGAGGTTAAGCAAAGCGCACTTTGGAATCAATATAAATCAACAGGCAAAGAAATTTCTGTAAATCAGCAAGCAGCAAGCAAATATAAATCTGAGGCAAGTTCTTTTGCAAGCAAGGCAATTAAGACAGTTCCTAAGACAAAGAACAGTTCTAAGAAAAAGAATCAGAAACGATTACGGACATACTTTGAACGTGTGCGTAACGGTAGTATGAATATCAATACTATCAAGAATGATAACATGCGTTCTGCTGTGGAGTCCTATCAGAATTTATGGGAGAATTACATTAAATGCAATTCTGCTGCTCAACAGTTAAAGAATACTCAACGTGATTTATTCAATCAATGGTTGAATATGCCTACTGAAAAGGCACAGAAAGCAATTGAAAACCTACAAAACTCCTATGATACATTATCTAATCGTTCTTCTGCTGCATCTACGGGAGAGTCTGGTGTTGCACGATTAGTTCAAACTTCAAACGATCAGTTATCCGAAGCACAATCTAATGTTTCTTCTGCAAAATCTACTCAGAGTCGTGCTTCTTCTGCTAATAAAACAGCACAAAAGAAGGTTTCAAAAGCGACAAAGAGTCAGAAATCTAAGGCGAAATCTGTTACAAAAGCAGTTAGTAAGTCTGGATTATCTAAGAAAAAGAAAGCATCTCTTAACAAGAGTATTAAAGCAGGTAAGACAATCTCTACTAAGGGACTCAAAGGGTCTGCGAAGAAAAAAGCTACTGCTTATAATAAAGCGGTTAAGAGTACAAAGTCTGCAAAATCTTCTGCTGCTAAGACAAGTGCAAATCTATCAAGTGCTAACAGTGCATTATATGATGCACAGGTATATCTGAAAAATGTGCAAGATTCTCAAGCAATTGCGAGTAATTATGCAGGTCAACCTGCTTACACATATCAGAATGATGTGTTGGACAGTCAAGTCAAAAATAAGAAGAAACAGTATGAAAATAGTCAGACTGCTGTAAGAGAAGCTAGTAAGAACCAAGCTAAATATCAGAAAGAACGTGAAAATGCACAGGCTAATAAGAATAAAGCTGATAGTGCAGTTAAGACCAAGGGTAATAATATTCTTAAGACCAAACGGGCTAAGAAATTATCTAATTCCCAGAAAAACGCAATTAAGTCTGGAAAAGAGGTTTCTTTAAAAGGAATCAAAGATAAGACTTTATTAAAACAGCTTAAAGCATATAATGAACAAGTCAAAAAAGCAAAAGACGCTTCTAATAAATTAGCACAGGCTAAAGAAAAAGAGGCGGATGCTACAAATGCTTTAGCAACTGCAAATAAAAATGCGAATGATGCTGCTGCGGATTGGGCTGCTGAACAGACAAATGCTGCTGTACAATCTCAGGCTAATATTAAAGCATATTATGATGCGAAAGCTAATATGGAAGCCACAAATAGTAGCAATGCTTCTTCTGCTGCCAAGTTGAAACAAGCAAAAGGTCAAGACCTTGATAGTGCTGATTACCAGAATCAGATCGATGCCAATGAAAGACAAGCACAGATCATTGATGAAGAAGCTGCAAAAATGCAAGAGAATCTGAACAATAAACTGAACGATGGTTCTATTAAATATGGTTCTCAAGAATGGATGCAGATGCAAAACGAAATCAACGCTTGTAAAGGTAGCGCAGATGATTTAAGAACTTCTAACGAAGAACTTAAAAATAGTATGCGTGACGATATTTATTATCGTGGCTTTGAACGTGCTATTAAAGCGGCTCAGAATTTACAAAATTCACTTACAACGATATCTTCTTTGATCGATGAAGATGCAATGTTTGATGATGACGGAAATCTGACTGATTATGGTACTGCTGCCATTGCAACAAATATTGCTAATGTCAAATCTGAAAAAGAAGAATTGAATCAATTGATGCAAGAACGTGCCAAAATGGCTGAGCATCGTGATGAATATTCTGACACAGAATGGGCTGACGCAATTCAAAAGAGCGATCAAGATATTGCGGACGCAGTTAAGAGTATTAAGTCTGCCGAAGATAGTGTGACAACTATTCTGAAGAATAACGCAAAGCAGAAATTGGATGCGATTAACAAAACTATAGATGCTTATAAAACTAGCCTATCCACAGAGAAATCCTACTATGAATATGACAAGCAGTTAAAATCTTCAAACAAAGAAATTCAAATTCTTGAAAGCAAACGGAAAGCCTTGGAAGGAGTCAATACGGCAGAAGCTAAGGCTCAAAAAGCACGTTTGGATGCAGAAATTCAAGAAAAGAAAGATGCTCGTGATGATACAGTAAAAGATCATATTTATAATCTTCAGATTGACGGACTTGATAAATTAAGCACACAGCTGAATGATGATTATGAGAAATACTGTAAAGAGTTATCTTCTTCTGTCGATAAGATTGAAGAGACGTTTACTTCTTTATCTGGAACAATCAGTTCAGAGGGTGCAAAAATTGATAGTACGATTACTACTATCTTAGGTCATTATGGTGTTAAACCAAGTGATCTTGGACTAACAGATAGCAAAGTCACAGGTTATGCCAAAGGTGGATTAGTCAAATCTGTACATAAGAACGGAGATGATGGTCTTGCTTCTCTCGCAGTAGGTGAGGAAGTTGCTACTGTCGATGTTGTTAATCTAGCAAATAAAGTAAGACAAGACAAGGTATTAAATGCCTTAGCAAATGGACATATGCTGAACGGAATGACTATGGATGGAATTGGAACAACGGAAATCAATGTCAATTTTGGCGAAGCTATTGGTGCAATTAATGTTCCTTCTGGAGTATCTGACGAAGAACTTCAAAGAATCGTTAATGAATCTTATAAATATACTTCTCAAAAAGTTACTCGTGACATGGCTAAAATCGTTGGTCGCAAACGTCCAGTTTAAACCTTATATAATAAGGAAGAAACAGGTTGAGCGGTGCGTAGAAATACGCACTCCTGCCTGTTATTTTTTGTGCAAAAATTTATACAGAAAGGAGATACATATATGTTGTCATTTGAATATAATGGACAATCTACAAAAACAATCTTAGATACGCCACTGATGGTCGTGCAGTTTGATGTGACAAATGACATCACAGGATTTTCACGAGAGATTGTTAAAGGTGAAAAAACAATGTTACGTCAGGAGACAAATCATTATGGTGCAATGTATTCTGATGAGAGCACATATGAATTTTACCTCGTAAAAGAAAACGGACATGGGTTCACAAATTCAGAGCAGAGAAAAATCAATAAGTGGCTGACTTCTCCTACTCTTGTAAAACCATTGACAGGAATTGCAGATGATAAAGAAACTGTAATTTACAAGGGGATCTTCCAGAACATCGGATGGAAAATGATCACATGCAAACTTGGTCAGCTTGATGCGGTTCAATGCAGTTTCGTTTGTGACACCCCATTTATATGGAAACACTATGAGATTTCTGGCGAAGTTGCAACAAGTAATAAATTCTCAACAAACATTTTTGTAGATAGTGACGATACGGAGTATGAGATTTATCCAAAGGTAACGATCACTTCCCAAACAAGTCAAACGGTAACAATCGAAGTGCGTGATGAAAACTCTATGTCGGTACTGTGCAGACCTACTTTACCAGTGTGTATTGATTGTAAGCATTGCATGGTGACAGACGGTACAGTAACGGGACTAACTAATTTTGAAGATATTGGATGGGCTGATGTTGGAAATATTTCATGGCTTAAACTTCATGATGGATACAATGTTGTAAGTATTACAGGTGCGTGTACTTATAAAATTGAGTTTGATGTGCCACAGAAACGGATCGGTGATCTGTTATGATTAAACACAATGCAAAAATTTATTTATGTCGTCCTGACAGAACTGTTATTTGCGCTTTAAATGGAGTACAGATTAAAAGCGTTGAATATGAACAGCAATTAAAAGATTTTAACCATCTTACATTTAATGTAGACAGATATATAGATATTGATGGTGAATACGTTGAATCTGCTGGTTATGAGAAACTAAAAGATCATATGACGATTTATCTTGAAGGACTTGACTATTTTCAGCTTCAAGAACATTCTCTGCAAAATGATAATGGTAGATATGAATACAAGGCATGTGAAGCGTATTCTGATGAGAAAACTTTTGAAGATAAAGATATGAAAGGTTTGTCTTTTAACAAAGGTACAACAGACTCTATGGAAATGTTGGCTACAAATAACGTAGACGATATGGGTTATGCGAAAGAATACATCACGTTTTGCAACGATAGGAACCATGAATTATCATTGATGCATTTAGTATTAGACAGAGTACCAGGATGGAGTGTCGGTTACATCGATCCTGCAATAAAGAACGAAAAATATTCGTTTGAGGCAGATAATACCAATGCCTATGCGTTCCTTAATACGACTGTTGCCAATGTTGTAAAATGCGTATTTTATTTCGATACAATCAATAGAACCGTAAGTGCATATGCTAAAGAAAACATAGGAAAAGACACGAATATCTTCATTGGATGGCGTAATGCACTTAATATGCTCAAAATGACTCCACAGGCAGATACCATGTATAATGCTCTGACAATTCAAGGCGACGAAGAGTTAGATATTACGAGAGTCAATTATGGTCGAAGTTATATCTATAATCTTGACTACTATTTAACTACAAACTACTTTCCTCAAGAAACTATAGATAAGGTCAAAATATGGCAAAAGTGGCAAATTGATAACCACGCTAAATATATTGAGAACGGAAAGAAGTCTGCGGAATATCAAGCAAAGATAGATGAAATTTACTATCGTGTACCAGATGATGGTATTCAGATTGATCAATATAAAACAATGGATCAAGAAACTCTTGAAAAAACATTGAAAATGTATGAACAGATGCTGATAACTATTCAGGTTAGTGTTGATACAAGAGATGACCATGAGAAAGATTCAAACGGAAATTATACAAAATGGGATAAACCAGATGACATTCAGAATCGTGTCTATAAACCTTGGGCTACTCCTTCTGGCGAAGTTGATCATGAAAAATATCTTGCACTTTTGAAAGAAAACAACAAAGGATATTATACATATCAAGAATTAAGAGATTATATTATTCCAAACATTAAGGTTGCAATTCAAAACTTGCATTTACCAGATGATAAGAAGATTGATTATAATGATGAATTTGAATCAAACTGGGATTTATATGGAATCAAAGAACTTGAAGGTATGCGTGATGAATATAAGAAACAGATTATGGATATTCTTGCTGCATATCAAAAAGAATGGAAAGACCTTACAGATGAAGAGATTGATAAAGCTGGTGTAAAAGATGAAAAAACCTATAATGTATTCCATAAGAATTTTATTAAGTACAAAAATTGGCTTGGTGATGAAAATACAGAAGGTTCACTTTTACATAAATTAAAAGAGTTAAATGCACAGGTTGACGAACTTGAAACTCAGAAGAAACCATATGACGATGTAATGACAGATATGAATACTCATTCTGAACTCAATGATCCGCAATTTGGATTGACAGATAAAGAATATACTGCTGTCATGAATATTGTTCGTATGGGAGATTATACAAACAATAATATCTTTACTACTTCTCTTGATGACGCAATCACATCTTACGAACATTGCGAAGAATTATATCAAGATGGATTAAAACGTATCTCTGAAACTTCTCAACCACAATATCAGATTGAAACATCTCTCGATAACATTCTTTCATTAAATGAATATGCAGACGTAAATTCAGATAATAAACAAGGTTGGCATAATCAGTTTACGGTCGGTAACTTTATTCGAGTTGGTGTGCGTGATGATTATGCAGTTAAGTTAAGATTATTGACAATTGCATATAATCCTTGCACAAAAAGTTCGGAAATTAGTGTGACATATACTAACATGATCACGAGTCTAACAGGTAGGGATGATTTCTCTTATCTGTTTGACGATACTGCTGCTTCGCAGAAAAATAGTATTTCTGTCGGGACAGGCGACTCCAAAGATTCTGTTGAGTATATGACTAATATGCTTCAGAGAATGACGAACAGTTCTTTGTTTGGAAATGCAGTGAACAATAGCGTACAAAATGTATTAAGCGATCAAGGAACGATAAATAAATTATTTGGTGATTACTTGAGTTATAAAGTAATTAATGTCGGGAACATCACAGGTGATAAGGCTGAGTTTAATGAGTTGTTTAGCAAATATATTAACTCAGAATATATTGCTGCTAATTCGGCTGATATTAAAAAGTTGAATACAGACGTTGCCAATATTAACTCTGCAATCATTGGCACTTCTTCTACAGAAACAGGTATCGTATTTAACCTTTCCTCAGCAAATGCTAAGTTTGACAGTGCATGGATTATCAATGGTATTGCAGGGAAAATGACGATCGGTGACTTAGCCGCAGGCGATATTACAATCTCTGATACAATGCGTATCCTGTCTGAGAATGGTAACTTTATCATGAACGGCTCAGCTATGCAGTTTTTAGATACTGAAGGCAATGTTGGAATCCAAATTGGTTATGATACAAACAAGAATCCAAGCATTATCATCAAAGACAATAAAGGCGTAACAGTTATGACAAGTCAAGGTATCACTAAGGATGCGATTGCTGATGGATTGATTGTGAATAATATGCTTGGCGATAAATCTATATCTAAGGATAAGCTAAACTTCCCTATTATTGAGGCGAATGACCAAGGTGGAGTTGATATTACACAAATTTATGATGGTAAAGGCAATTTATGGGGAGTTGAGTATACGAAAACTATGACATCTGTTAATAATAGTTTAGACCAACTAACGCAAGATATTGCAAACCTTAACACTGCAATTGATTCTGTATCTCTTACAGGACAACAAGTCTTTACCGAAACCGACACAGGAATCTCTCCTGCTTCTATTACTTTAACTGCGACAGTTAATAACGGTGCAGAAATCAGTAAATGGTATGTTGATGGAATAGAAAACACTTCTTACATTTCTTCAGATAAATCACAAATTACAATCCCAAGTTCTTATATGACAAACAGAAAAACAGTGGTTGTCAAAGTGGAATGTACTGATACATCTAAATATGATGTTATGACTTTATATAAAGTTACAGATGGAGCTTCTGCTTACACTGTTGTCGCAAATAGTAGCAACGGAACTACTTTTGAATACAACAATACTGTTTATACGGAAACGATTTGTACTTGCAAAGTTCTGAAAGGAAGTAAGGAAGTTACTGCCAAAAGCTACGTTTGGTACAAGCAATCAAGCGGATCAACAGAATGGAAACAAATTGGAACTGGTGCAAGGTTAACAGTTTCATTAAAAAGCAAACAAAATCAAAAAATTAAATGCTCAGTAGAAATCTGAGTTAGATAAAGAAAACAAAATACATAACAACTAATATTGGAGGTGAAACTATAAATGGTATTAGAAAGTAATACGTTAGATGTCTTATTTGTAAAAGATGGGCAACAAGGAGAAGACGGTAAGGTTCTCTACACTTGGATTAAATATGCCAAAGATGCAAATGGTACAGGAATGACCGATGATCCTAATGGGGCGATTTATATTGGTATTTCTTACAATAATGAAAGCTCTATAGAATCTAACGATCCTACACAATATGCATGGACTAAAATACAAGGTGCGGATGGTAAAAAAGGCGAAGATGCCTATACTATCTTCTTAGAGAATGAAAATATTTCTTTTGCTACAGATAAGAATAGAAACCCACTTTCTGAACAGGCATACACCTCTGGAATTACTATTATGAAAGGGGCAAAACCTGTTACAGATTTTACAATTGGGGATATAGTAAAAACACAAGGAATCGCAGTGGCTAAAACAGATACAGCTATTGCGATTTCTGTTGTTAATGGGAATCCTTTACCAAATGATAGCGGAGAAATTGAGATTCCTATTACTGTTGGCGGCACTGTTTTTAAAAAGATTCTTACTTGGACTTGCGCAAAGAAAGGTGAACAAGGTGAAAAGGGAGAGCAAGGTATTCAGGGACCTCAAGGTGAACAAGGAATTGCAGGTAAAGATGGTACTTCTGTTACAATCACAAATAAAAGTATCACATATCAATTATCTACAAGTGGTACTACTATCCCAACAGGTACTTGGCAGACAACTCCTCAGGCAATTCCAGAAGGTCAGTATCAATGGACGAAAACGTCTGTAACTTATAGTGATGGAAACAAAACAGAATCTTACTCTATTTCTTATCATGGTAAAAATGGTAGTGATGGTACTTCTGTGAAAACAACTAGCACTTCTGTTAAATATCAAGTTGGAGACAGTGGAACAACAAAACCTACTGGAACATGGCAAAGTAATGTGCCAACTGTTGCACAAGGAAAATATCTATGGACACAGACGATCGTTAATTATTCAGATGGAAATTCAACTGAATCATACAGTGTATCTTATAAAGGGATTGATGGTAGCAATGGAGTAAACGGAATGAACGCTGCAACGATTTATTTATATCAAAGAGCAACTTCTACTCCTAGCAAACCTAGTAATACATTGACATATACGTTCTCTACAACAAAAATCTCTGGTACTTTAAATAATGGTTGGTCTACAGCTATTCCAACAGGTACCGATGCAGTATATGTTACTGTTGCTTCTGTTTCTAGTAAAAACGATACGGCTACTATTGCTACTTCTGCTTGGTCTGCACCTGTAGTATTGGCACAGAATGGTAAGACTGGTAGCGATGGTAAAGCAGGGTTAAATGTTGCAACGATTTATTTATATCAAAGAAACACAAGTAAACCAAGCAAGCCTTCTGCGAGTGTAACCTATACATTTAGTACAGGCGTGGCAAGTGGACTTAATAATGGGTGGAGTCAGAAGATTCCAGATGGTACTAATCCATTATATGTTACTTTAGCAACTGCATCTTCTAATACAGCAACAGATACCATTTTAAGTTCTGAGTGGAGTGATGTTGTTGTGATGGCACAGAATGGTGAAGACGGTCAAGACGGTATCTCTCCAAAAGTATCTCTTTCAAAATCAGGTGATACAACAACAATCTCTATTGTAGATGCAACAGGAACTCATACGCAGACTGTCAAAGATGGAACAAACGGAACACCTGGCGCAGCTGGTAAAGATGGTAAAACAAGTTACTTCCATGTGAAATATAGTAATGATGGTGGAAAAACATTTACTGCTAATTCTGGTGAAGATACTGGAATTTACATGGGAAGTTACACCGATTATACTGAAGCTGACTCTACTGATGTTAAGAAATATAACTGGGTAAAAGTTAAAGGTGATAAAGGTGACACTGGGCAAAAAGGTAAAGATGGTACATCTATAAAAATCACATCTAAATCAGTTACATATCAAACGTCAACTTCTGGCACAACAGCACCTACAGGAACGTGGTCAACTACTGTTCCTACGGTTAACAATGGGCAATATCTCTGGACTAAAACTACAGTACAATACTCAGATGGTAATAAAACTGAAGCATACAGTGTTTCCTATAAAGGCACAAACGGTACGAACGGAACTTCTGTAACTGTAAGTAAGACGGAAGTTACATATCAAGTTAGTACAAGTGGAACTAATGCTCCTACAGGTACATGGAGTACAACAATGCCAAGTTGTGATCAAGGGCAGTATTTATGGACTAAGACTTATGTTAAGTATTCTGATGGGAAAGATACTACTTCTTATAGTGTGAGTTATAAGGGAGTTGATGGTGAGAAGTTCGCATTTAATATGCTGAGAGAAACTAATCAAGGTAGTAAACATTGGGTTAATATTGGAGCATCTGGAAAATATTCTGTAGAATCTATTACTACGGAGGACAGTATAAATGCTGTAAAATTAATATGTACAGAACCAATTGCATCTAATGAATGGCAATTTTGCGATTTTTCAGATTATGAGATGCTTAAGAGTTTAAAAGCATCAACTACTTATACTTTATCTTACGATATTAAAGCAAATAGATCAGGGAAAATTTTACACAATATCAAAACTGGCGGTGGACAAAAAGTGTTCTTTGCGAATGATATTGCTTGTAAAGTTTTAGGGAATGAAACATGGGAGCACGTTTCATTAAAAATGACAAGCGGTACAACATTGCCAAACTTAGATGGACAGGTAATATATATGTTTGGTGACGCCCTTTCAAAAGTTGGTTATTCAATCATCAAAAATCTCAAACTCACAGAAGGTATAGTAGACACACCTTGGGCACCTCATCCAGAAGATCTCGAAGGTCGTGGAGTTTCTGAAACAGTTCAATACTACCTAGCAACATCTCAAGCTTCTGGAGTAACTTCTTCTACTTCTGGTTGGAGTACAGACATTACAACTCAAAAACTCACTGCGGATAAAAAATATTTATGGAATTGTTATCAGACTAAATATTCAGATGGCACGAGTGAACCTATCAGCACACCTAAAGTTATTGGTGTATATGGAGATAAAGGAACGAGCACAAAGATTATTAGAACTTCGTATGAATATACCCAAACAAATATAGATAAGTTTTCTACTTCTGGTTATTCAGGAGTTTGGGGAGTAAATGATGCTACAACAGGACTGAAAGTTGGAGACAGTGTGTTATTAAAAGTTAAGAACACTACAAAAGGTTCTGATTGTTTAATCTTTGCAAATATTACTGCTATTCCAAGTAATTATAGTCTGACTTGTACAAGCTACGGGGTTATTGATAATGGGTCTGATGGTCAAGACGGTGCAGGATTCCATTGGAATTTATTAAAGTATTCTGGTGATTTGTCAAAACAAGTTCTTGGTGGTGCAGGAACCTACACTGCTACAGTAGAATCAATTGAAGACAAGACAACTCCTAGCGGACAAGCAGAAAAAATCACTTATACTGTTCAAGGTACTGGTGGTAAATTTATTCAAACAGGTAAATATATTAAAGAGGGTGACATCAAACAAGGTAAAACTTACACTGTTTCTGTATGGTGCAAATGTAGCTCAATTAAAAGCACTGGTGTTATTAATGCTGAGTTCTTAGATAATAAAACATATGTAAACCCTACATTATCTACTGAATGGCAACAGTATGTAGTTACAGGTGTGGCAAATAAAGATGTTACTTCTACTTCTTCAGCTTCTGCTATTTCTTTCTACTATAACGATAATATGTCAGTTGGAGATATTTTCTATATTTCTTCTCCTAAAGTTGAAGAAGGTGACAAAGCTTCGCCTTGGTGTACAACTTATGAAGAAACTCTTGCCAAAAACCTCACTATCACACCTTCATCTCAATACTTTAAGTCTACAGACGGTGGTAAGACATTCGCACCAAACACAATTACAATCAAACCTACTATTCAAGGAGAAATCAGCTTTGGTAAATGGCAGTATTCTATTGATGGTGGAGTTAGCTTCGCTGATGTTGTGAGTGGACAGAAAGGCTTGGCGGTCAGTAATAATGTGTTGACTGTTAGCAAAGATAGTAGTTTATACAGTGATGCTGTAACTATGATTACTTTCAGAGCGGTTGCCGATGATAGTAGTTTTTATGATACTTGTAGTATTGCTAAGATTTATGATGTGAGTGATATTGGTGATGGTAGGAATTTGCTTTGGAATAGTAATTTTGCTAAGACTGATGAAGCCATTACTGGAACAACGAATAGTTGGGGGTTACATACTAGAGGAACGAATCTTGTTGCTTCAATTGACACTTCAACAAAGCATAATGGGTTCAACACGTTAAAGACTGTTAGTGCCGCCAATGGCGATAAGAATTCAAGTAATGACCTCGAATGGTTTGCATGGGGTATTTCTGAAAGGACTTCTGACAATCTTCATTCCAAAAATCAAAATTATACATTATCATTTTACGCAAAGGCGAGTGTTACGACTGATTTTATTGTTAGATGGGGATATGATGCCTATGGTGCGGATACTACAAGAACACTTACAACCAATTGGCAAAAGTATGAAATCAAATTACATCAAGCAACAAGTGCATATAGTATAACCATTATCTTTAAGCTTTTAACAGCTGGAACTGTTTGGTTTTCTGAATTTAAACTTGAAAAAGGCTCTTCTGCAACAGGTTATTCTACTGCTCCAGAGGATCTTCAAACAGCGATTTTATCTACCAAATCAGAGATATCTGACGTAAGTTTAAAGGTGGACAACAACAAGCAAGCTATTGAGCAAAGAGTGGAAAAGACCACTTATGAGCAAGATTTGAAGTTGGTCAAAGGTGATATTAGCAAAGCGAATGAAGGATTGAATAAATGGAGATATGAGATTTATCCTAAAAGTTTGTTTGCAAGCGAATACCAAGGCAAGAGTACAATGGATGTATTCGCTAAGAATACAAATCTTACACCTAGTCAGAGTGTATTAATTAATGATACGGATTTAAGTATTGCTTGGAATTATGATAATAACTATATCGGCTATGCTCTTACTTTCGCAAAATTCTCTGCTGCTAAAAGTGTTGCAATTACATTTGCACATGATGATGGAGCACATATTTATTTGAATGGTAAATTAATCGGTGGCAGTGATGCTTATAGTCAAACAGGTGAATCTTTGACATTGGGTTTTGTAAAAGGATGGAACTGTATTGAAGTTATTGTAAATGAAGGCGCTTCTACAGAAGGATTTAAATTAGGTACTACTATTTCTGCTATCTCAGAATGCCAACTCATGAACTGTTACTATGGTACTCCTGTTGCTAGACAATCACATATTACGAATCAGCTGGTGGAAAACACGACTAATATCAAGGGTATTAGTACGAAAGTCAGTAAGGTCACAAGCGTAATTGGCGAAAATGGTGAGAACTTCACAAGTTTTAAGAATGACTACAGTGATTTTAAGCAGACAATGAATGGATTTAAAACGACTGTTGGTCAAACTTATACGACCAAGGATGATTTTAATGGACTTGAGATTGGTGGGAGAAATTTAGTAAGGTTAGGCGGGCTATCAGGTAATGGTGCAACTTCTTTTTCTTACGATAAAACAACAGACACATACACCATAGTATCACCCGTTGTCTCAACAGTATGGGGAACTGGAGCTGCCGTAAAATATGACGATAACCATAAAGTATTAATACCATATGGGAAAACATACATATTATCTTTTGAAGTTAAAGTGCCACAGGCGTTATCTATCAACATTGATATAAACAACTATGCTGTTTCTGGAAGTTCCTGGGCAGGGAATGATAATGATGATGGTTCTACGAGAGGTCAGTCCTCTTATAGTATTCCTGCAAACACATGGACAAAAGTATGGGTTAGATGGGCAAACACTAATACTAAGAACACAAATAAGGTTGATTTATATGATAATTCTAGTATTAGATTAGTAACTAAAGATTGTACTTCTGCTGTTACATGGCAAATCAGACATGTAAAAGGTGAATTGGGTAATAAACCTACAGACTGGACACCAGCACCTGAAGACGTTAATGGAAAGATCGTAAATGTAGAGACTATTGCTAATCAGACTGCTAAGAAGTTTGAGTGGATTGTTAAGGGTGGAGATAGTTCTAGTAATTTTACTTTAACTGATCGTGTTGCTGATCTTGTTGCTGAAAGGATTAACTTCAAGGGGTTGGTTACTTTTAGTGGTACGACTAACTTGATTGAAAATAGTAACATGATGAATGGTCTAGCCAATATTACAAGTGAATGTAAAGCAATAAAAGTAATTGACGATTCCACATATAGAAAAGCTTTAGTAATTACTCCGATTGCTGGTGGAAGAATTTTTTGGGGTGTAGCAAATGTTTGGAAAGCAAATATTACATATACTGTTTCATTTGTTGCAAAATCATCTGTTGCTGGTCAAAAAATTAAACCAAGTAGATCAGTCGCAGATTGGGGTGATGAAATTACTTTAACGACCTCTTATGTAAAATATACGACGAGGATTAAAAGTACGGCAACAGCAGATGGTGGTACATTAAGTTTTTCATTTTCTAATGCTATTGGTGATGTAACTTTAACAAATGTTAAATTAGAAACAGGAATGAATCCTACTGACTGGGCACCTGCCCCTGGTGATTATATAACGCAAGCGTCTTTAGTGCGAAATTGGACAACTAATACTACTTGGATTAATGGTGGCAAGATTTACACTGGTTCTATTACAGCAGACAAAATCGCAACAGATGCCATTAAATCTCGCAACTACATCTCTTCTGGTGGTACGCAGGGATCATTTTTGAATCTGAGCGATGGTAGTTTTACAAGCCCTAATTTGAGTTGGGATGCAAATGGTAATTTGATTGCCAAGAATGCGAACCTGAGTGGGCAGATTACTGCTACGAAAGGTAGTATTGGTGGCTGGAGTGTTGATAATTATTCAATTTACACAACATATGATGCTGATCAGAACATATTCGGATCAGGTATAAGCGGTACAAAAGGGAAATATGTGTTATGGGCAGGAGAAACGAACAATGCCATTGGAGCAAATAGATCTTCAGATACTCCAACAGATGCATCTTTAGTAATCTACAATAATGGTGGGCTAGAAGTTAGAAAAACTATGGTTGGTAATGATAAAAAAAATCACCTATACACAACTATATTACAGTCTGGACAAATTAATTTGAAAATGGATGATAATTATATCGGAACGATTACGGCAACCGATACAATTTCCTCAAACAGCACAGTAACGATGAGTCATGTGTCTATGGCTGCAAAGAAGGGATACGGATGGTCAATTTTACACACTGACGATTCTGGCAACTTGATTTCCGATATACAAAGAGACCCTGGTGATACTAAAATTAAAATTAGGAGTCCTATTACTGTTTCTTCAACAGATATTACTAAATACAACGCCATAGAAACAACAGGTGATGTTGTTGTAAATGGTAAAATCCATGCTAACTATGGACCTAATAGGATTCAGTTTAATCCAGATAACAATGGGTCTATCGAACTTTATGGCGGTATGCCATTTATCGATTTTCATTTTGCGTGTAGCAATGCTGATTATACTTCAAGGATTATATCTCAACACGATTGGGATTGTTTAACCTTTACTGGCTCTATACTGTTAGGTGGCACTATTTACAATTCTTCTGGTGGTCATTATACATGGGATGGGAAAGATGATGCATATATAAGTTGTGGGAATTATTCAGGTGGGAATAATATATACTACTATGCAAATTATCATGCATTCTATGTAAATAATGACTCAGGCTCTGGAATGATGTATATTAACACAAATGGCGTCACTTCTCGTGTAGGCTTTACAAAGACCTCAGACGAACGTATCAAAAAGAATTTTGAATCTTTTGATGATAATATTATTGATGCTTATATGAACATCGAACCAGTAAAATATCAACTCAAACAAAGTTCCAATGACAATTATCACTTTGGTTTTAAGGCACAACATGTTGATAAAGTGTTTAGTGATTATGGAGACATTTATAATGAGTCATTTGATATTTGCACTTCTCGACCTATTGATCCCGACAAGGCAAAGGAACTATATGGTGTAGACGGCATGGTAGAAGAATATGGACTTCGTTACGATGAACTCATTGCACCTACTACTTATATGGTACAGCATATTTATAAAGAACTTGAACAAGTCAGACAAGAAAAAGCAGACCTAGAAGCTCGCTTACAAGCAATCGAAGCAAAACTTGGATTTTAAGAACGGATAAACAACTAAATAAAACATAAATTTGATCGTACATAGAGCAGTTTTCGGACTGCTCTTTTTGTATGCTCAAAAACAGAAAGAAAGGTGAAATACATATGGTATACACAGTTAAATTAGATAGCTCTGACGACAAAGTATTTAATCTTATGCAGTTTAATAGCATGACTTTTGACATGGAATGTAAACTTGTTGTTTGCACAGATGATCTAAAAACAGTTAAATCAGCATTTACAAATTTTAAAACATTAGACATCTTCAGAGATGATGTGCAGATTGCAACTTACACATGCTTTAACAATTATAAAGAAATCTCTTTACAACAGGGATTATATAACAATTCTAACGGAGAATGGGAAGATGCGCTGATCGTATCTCTTACAAGAGCAAATATTGTAGAACAGGTACAGCGACTTGATGAAAAAGTCAATCAGGTTGTTGATATTAATACCTTGACTCTTGACGAGTACAAGAACTATTTACAGGAGAAAAACAAAGCTGCTCTCGCTGAGTTCTTAGCAAGTCAGAGTGTAGAATTCAATGATAAGCCTTATGGAGTATCTGAAGAAGATCAGAATGAAATGGCTCTGAACTTTATGCAATATCAAGCTCTTACTAGTGCTGGTCAGCAAGTAACTCTTGAATGGCATAGTAAGAAGAGTGCGTGTGAAACATTCACTGCTGAGGAATTTGTGCAGTTAACAGCAATGATCAAGGCATTTGTCTATCCTTACTTTCAGCAGATGAATGTCATCAAACAACAGATTTTTAGTTCTGCTAGCAAAGAAGAATTGGACAAGATTGAAATTAAATATGAAGTAATTCCTGTACAGTCGACAGAACCTACTACTCCTTCAGGGGGAAAAGATTCAGTTACGACTGATAAGACAGATGAAATAGGAAAAGATTCAGTTACGACTGAAGAATAATTAGTTTAACAGAGAAAAGGAGAAAATTAATATGGAAATGACAAATATGCAGGCAGATATGATCTTAGGACAGTTAAATACAATTTATGCATTCCTTATGAAAAACAGTGAATTAGTACCATGTACTTTAAGTGCTGGGCTTGCCAAGAATATTAGAAAGATTCAAGAAGAGCTGAAGGAATATTTTGAAGAAAAACGCAAACTCTTACAGAAATATGATATCACTACTGATGCCCAGATCAATAGCACAGAGAACGGACAGAAATTCTTAGCAGAGTTTAATCCTTTAAGCATGGAAAACTCAGGGGTTGAGTTCCATAAGATGAGAATGACTTTTAGCGAAGTTTGTGATGTTATTGAGAATTGTCAAGGAATTCTTGAGGGAGACATCATGATTTTACAGCTTATTTGTAAAGATGAAAGTGAGAACGAAGATCAAAAAGAAGGTGAATAAATGTTGCATGTAAAGAAATCATGTAAATATCTTATCTTATTCCTTATTGGAGCATTTGCTTATTGTGGAATTGAAATCATCTGGCGAGGATATACACATTGGACAATGGGAGTGTTAGGTGGTAGTTGCTTTATTCTTATTGGGCTGATCAATAACAGTCGCTTCTTCTACCATCTTATGCCCTTTCGTAAACAAATGATTCTCGGAGGATTGATTGTTACTGTAATGGAATTCATAGCAGGTTGTATTTTAAATTTATGGTTAGGTTTAGGCATTTGGGATTACTCTCAAATGCCTTTTAATCTGTGTGGGCAGATTTGCTTACCTTATACAATTTTATGGATTTTACTGAGTGCAGTGTGTATTGTTACAGATGATTGGTTGAGATATTTATTATTTGGAGAAGAAAAACCAGAATATGTTTGGTAAAGACTTAAAGGAGTGATTTTTATAAAATAATCGAGGTAATTACATGATAGAAAATTGGAATATTATAATTAATTTTTTATCTCAACATGGGGCTGCATTGACAGTGTTTGTCTTTGCGGTTCTTTTGTTTGCAGATAAAATTTTTGATGTCACTTCCAAATTAAACGCAAAGTTTGGGTTTGAAACACGAGCCTCATTAGAAAAGAAACATCAAAAAGAAGTGATTGAACAACAACGCTTAATGATCGATAAGCATACAGAAACTTTGGAGAAACTAACACAGATTTTGAGCAATCAGAATAAGGATATTCAAGTTATCAAAGACATGATGAGAGAGCAAGCCGCATTATTAACAGACCAAAAGGTAGGCATGGAACGACTATTTGCACATACAGCTGAACTGGCTAAAAAATTAGATGATGCGTGCGTAATAGACGTTGCTTTATCTGAAGGTGTTGCTGCAATGTTAAGAGACAGAATCAAACAAGCCCACAGGTATTACAAGCAAAAAGGTTGTATTTCCCCTACGGGGCTTGAAAACATCAATGCTATTTATAAGGTATACCATGACCAATTACATCAAAATGGCGTTGGAGAAAAAATGTACAAAGAAATTAAAGCATTGCCTATTAAGGATGAAGAGTCATTCTTGTAGGTCTTTTTTATTGCAAAGGAGGATTGCATTATGAACAAATTTAAAGAATTTTTGGCAAGTATTAATTGGAGTGAAGTTAAACCACATACTGTTGTAAGTCTGATTTTACAGGTGTTGGCGTGGATCAATATGGGATTAACTGCGGCAGGCAAACCAGTGATTGACGTACATGAAGATGTAATTAACCAAGTAGTTGGTATTGCTTTTGTAGTTGGAACATCTCTGTATGGAGATTGGAAAAATCATAGTTTTACATGGACAGCTCAGTTTGCAGATGAAATTGCTTACGCTCTGAGAGACGGTAGATTAACTCTTGAAGAGGCTGAGGAAATCAAGAATAAGATTGGTCAAAAAGATGTGATCGTAAAAGTTGATAAGGATTTATTTGAAAAAGAATTAGATGATGTTACTGAAGGCAAAGAATCTGATGACATTGTTGGATAATTTGCTAAGTGAGTAATTAGTAATTGAATAATTAGTTATTGAGCAGTTGCTGTTATGGTGACTGCTCTTTTTAGATAAAAGAAAGGAAGTTTGATATTTATGGCATTAAAATTCAAAACTTTAAAATGCAACTCTGACAACTATGGTGCCAAGAGAAGCTTAAAAAATATTAAATGGATTGTAATTCATTACACAGGAAACAAAGGAGATACTAGTGAGGCAAATTGTAAATACTTCCAGTCTCCAAACAGAAATGCAAGCGCACATGTATTTGTTGATGGCGGTAAATATGTATATAAATCTGTTCCATTATCTAATGTGGCATGGAGCGTTGGTAAATTATATGAAAGAAAATATGCTGTTGATTGGGGCAAATGCACAAATGCAAACAGTTTAAATATTGAGATGTGTAATTCTGTTGGTAAAGTGCCTGATGATGTGTATAAGCAAACAGTTGAATTGACAAAATATTATATGAAGAAATACGGAGTCCCTGTTTCTCATATTACCACGCATTTTCGGACTTGTGGGAAAATTTGTCCTGAACCTTGGGCTTCTCCAAATAGCAAAGGGTTTGCTAAATTCAAAGCAGACATTTCTGGTTCTACAGTAGTAAAACCAAAAGCATCTTCTAAGTTCAAATCATACAAAGTGAAAGTAACTGCTTCTGCTCTTAACATCCGTAAGACTGCTTCTACTTCAGGTGCTAGAGTAGGATCATATAAGAAGGGAACAACGGTAACAATCAAAGCCGTCAAAAACGGTTGGGGTAAAACAAGTAAAGGTTGGATTAAACTGTCTTATACAAAGAAATGCTAAGTGGTATGAAAAAATATGAGAAACAGTTATGATTGATCTGGCGATCAGTCGGTATTTTCTTTATTGGTTTTCTTTGTTAGTGATAAAGAAATCGCTCTTAATGATTGTGGCTCAGGGGAGTAATCAAGTTTGTATTTTTTACAACGGGGCAATGCGAGGAAGCAGATTGAGCTGGCAATGAAAATTGTGTTTGTATCCTTTCCTGAATTTAAAAGCAAACATTATAATTTAACAAAGAGACTCTGGATAGGATATTCGGAGTATTATTAAAATTTAAGGGTACACCAGAAATTAATCTGATGTACCCTATTTTTTTACGATTTTAGAACATTGAGCTTTGTTGTTCGAGTGCTACTAATAATGCACCCATTGTCATTGGTTTGATCTTTTCTCCCTCTTGAAGTTCTGATTGGTCTATTGGAGAATCTTCATTAATGAAGTCGTAATTTGTGTAAATTGTTACTCCGTCAATCTCTTTGTACCAAACTGCTACAATATAGTCATTTCCAAATTCTAAAATATCTTGTTCTAGATCTGCTATAAGCTCTAAGCTTTCATAGATAATATGAGTGTCATTTTGATTAATTAATGCCATATTATTTCTCCGTTCCGATACTTTACGCTTGTATGGTGTAACTTCTCTTCCATGTAGGAACTTTCTCAGATGCATATTGTGCGCCCATAATATAATTCAAATAATCTTCATCAACTTTTGCGATTTTCCTTTTCATATGATCGTCATTATATGAAAATGCATAAAGCATCATTCCGTGTAAAATCTTATCACCAGGGAATACATGCTGTGATGATTCATGTCGCATAAACCTATTAGCTTTTTGATACTCATTCATAACATTTTTGCGAATATTGGTCATGCATGTCATATTTGCATGTTGTTCGATAGATGTTAGAATCATAGGATATGGTTTCTTTAAGCGTGTGCTGATTAATTGAAAAGCACAATTCAAAAAACCGAGAGACCATAATACTTTCTCTCGGTCTGTTGCTTCTGGTTCCTCATCAATCTTACCGCCCAACTTCATGTGTTCGTAAAATTCATCTCTTTCTTTTTTATCTGAATAAAACATTGTATAACTCCTTTTCTGTGTGAATTGACAGTTATACGCCTTGCGTTACGGTTTAAATTAAGAAATAAACTAATTTCATTTCTTTTATAGGTTTCAAAACATCCTATGTTACGGTTTAATTAAAGAAAAGTAATATTACCTCTTCTTATATAAATTTCAAAACACTATGTGTTGTGGTTGATAAAATTGTAGTTTTATGTGCAAAAACAACCCATATGAAAATGTCATTTTTTGTTTATTTTACTCATAAAATTAACATTCCACTATTACCATAAAAATATTATTAATATACTTTAGATTCCAATATGGATCAATTAAATATGTGGGTTGCTTTCTTTATAATCATATTAACACCAGAAATAATACATGTCAATATAATTTATTCTACTCTACACATATCATCTATTTCATGTTCAGACAAATATAAAGGCATTCCACATTTCTCATTGAAGAATGAAAGGACGTATTCTGTAGAATCAATTCTAGCCCCATATAGAGTTGTTTTTATAGGCGTCTGAGAGTCGATCTCTGTAAGTTGTACTGTGTCACCTATATGGAATAATCCGCACTCTGTGTTAAGTGTCTGAGTGCTTTCGTTGTATTCGTATATTCTCATTGTGTATCTCCTTATCTGTTCAAGTAACTCTGTGATCGTAATAAGTCTGCATATTCTCCGCAGATATACCATGTGCCAGATGATGGAATGTATTTTAGTATCTTTGTCTTAGTAGAAATGTTGAATCGTTCTAACACTTCTATTCTGCTTTTATAGTATTCTACTTCACGTTCTTGTCTTGCTGAGTTGGTTTCTTTTCTAGTACCCTGTAGGAGTAGTTCTCTGATGTGGAATTTTTGAAGCTTACCATAAGAATCTAACATAGACATCCAGATGTCAGGAGGTGTGTCTCCTGAGATGTTTACTCTCTTAGTAGCTTTTGGAATGTTTGTTGTATTGTACATTTTATTTCACCTCTCGAATATTATAACACGAACATGTGTTTGGTGTAAAGGTTATAAAAGAAAAACCACAGATTATAATAAACCTGTGGTTAAGAGAATCTATAGCATTAAAACTCCATAATTAATTTGTTATTTGTTCCAATTATATTCTTAAATGCTTATTTTTATAATTTGGTGTAAATTTGGTGTAACTAAGTGTTTTGTCTAAAATTATAATTTTACTTTATTGCAGTTTTCCTTTATTTTATGCGGGTTTCCATCATTTAAAAATCAAGGAAATATTTGAACTTTGCATTTGCATACAAAATTCTATGTTTTACTTCAGATTTTCTTAAGATTCTGAAATAATTTACAATTCTGGCTTTTATATTCTA